GACTTAGATATTTAAATCGTAAAATTTTAAAAAATAACAAATACCTAATTAGCAATTTTTTACATATGCTTATAAAAATGAACATTAAAAAATTAATACAGTATTCTAAATCATCTTTATTGGCAAGAAAATACAAACATATTAGCTAGATATTAGTAGATACTGCAGATATCAGCGGTGTAGTTGCAAAGGGCTCTTCTAGAAGACTGCTAGCTTCTGGAGTAGACATACTCATTGCAAGAGGTCGCTGTTTGGGAGGTAACTTTGGCTTCATATCATTATATTGTGACCTCAAAACATCTACTATACACTCGTCATCAGTTACTGGAACTGCCGGTACAATATTGCCAGGTTGATGTACTTGAGCAACAGTTTTACCAATAAAAGCATTGTGGTTGATAACTGAGGTTAGATTGTCATTGTCCTTATATGTTTCTACATACTCATAATCATCATAATCTTTATCATCATCAATGTATCTATTTCTACAATACCAATATATCAAAAGACACAAGCCTAAGCTAATGATAGTTACAACAAGAGCAATTCCAAATGCTATAAGGGGTGTAATTATGTTCGACGCTGTTTCATCATCATTGTGCATTGTACATCCAAGAACTTCGTCATCACAGCAATTTGAAACGTTAAAACATCTACCAGAAGCGTCACATTGGATGCCGTGGTACGTACTACAACCTGAAAGATAAATATTACATTAAAGTCATATTTATATGTATGTAGCAATACCTAAAAAAGTCATATTTGCATGTGTGTATGTATATATACTTACAAGAAACTTCATCATTGGCGCAGTCGTTAATTCCATCACATACATAAGTATCTCTAATGCAATGGTGGTCAGAGCATAAAAACCCAGTGCTACAATGGCTGCAAAATATCTCATCACTATGGTCATCGCAGTTTAATATGCCGTCACATTTATTTATTAACTTGATGCACTGCATATTTAAACATCGATACTCATCTTCTTTGCATTTTCCTGTAAAAAAACACCCATAATTTAGATAATTATGTCAAGCTTTAGTATAGTCATCAACATTTCTTCATTAGATACCCATATACCATTATATTTACCTTCGTGATGATTAGCAGTAATATTGATATTTGGCTTGGGTGGACTGGTATCAAACCTCTCATTTAGCAAATTTACAGAGCCAGTCGTAATATTCACCAGATGAGTGCCATTTCCATTAATAAGTGAAATAGCATCTACGTTACCGCTCAACATGATAATGCAAACTACACAATGCATAAAAGACCATTTTGAAACCCCCCTACCACCTCGTGGTTGATGTTGTGGGTATATGCTATTGTATGTGGGTGGATTCTCATCATCCTTTACAGACGGATCTATATTTACAGACTGATACTCTGTGGTATGCACCATAAGCCTACAGAGTAGTATAAACATTACAATGATAAGTAATATAATAATGATGGTTGCAACCACAAAAATAACATTCTTTTCAACTACTCCATCATTTCGTAATTGTTCTAGCCGATTATCTTCCGTTGTTGTGGTTATCACATTCCTATTTATTAAGGCAACATGCGGTCCTATGGTAACTTTATAGTTGTCACTTTCAAGATCAAAATCTTTAATCACCAACACTGAACGCCCAAGGATAAATAAATCCGAATTACTTTTCAGTATTCCTACGTTATCGAATCTCAATACTCCATTTTCAATGTGGAAGTAGTTTACGTTATCAATTACAACATCAGTTAAGAAATAATTGCAAAATACCACAGAATATGAATGTAAATTGATAATATGCGACTGGAAAACATAGACTCTAACCACACTCTTTTCCAAATTCATAATAACTACCTTTACATCCTTTACAAACAAACCAACGGTCTTTACGGGAAGTGTATTGATCGTAGATCTTTCAACTACTAATTCCATGGAACTATTTCTCCATGCATAAGTATTTGGAAGCGCAGGAGTAACTACAATATAGTCAATATTGTTAAGTATCAAGATGTCTAGATTTATATACTTGGAGATAAACACTCTACTGGCAAATGATATGTGTAATTTGCTGACATTTCTCGGTACACTCATGACGAATACAACCTGAAACATAAAAAATATACATTAATTAATCAAACATACAAATAATCATTTATCAAGGTCAACGCATCTTAGATCCATATACTTACATCATGTTTCCTCATTGTACAGTTCAGAACATCATCCACTACGGTGCAAAAGCGTTCAAATTCATTATAATTTGAACCCATGCTCCACACTGCATGGCTAGTAGTATTCACAGTAGAAAATAGCTCAGCAGCACACAGGTCGAGTCGTTCATCGGCCCCATCTACAGTATCACGTATGGTGTCGCACTGTTTGGCTATAGGAGGGGGAGAATCAGATTGGCCCACTGCAGACCCGATAAAGGCTAGCAGTACAAGACAGCTAAGGTACTTCATAATTAAGGTGATAGCTTGCTGGCTGGCTGGCTTGCTGGCCGTAGTGTCTTCCTTCTCGTATCGATGCGCTTATATACACCTCAAGATATCACTAGCCACGCCTACATACAGAGAAGGTCAAAACACCACTATAGATAACGCAGCGATATATATACACAACCAGCAGTTACTAGTTCTACCTAGAGCAGCAATCGACGTAAGTATATAGAATACTATATATTGCTTCAAATATTCAATTATAGCGAATATTATTCATTGACTAACTATCGCATATATTTCAGTATGAATATTGCCACTGAATCTATTACTCAACAGACGAATGGTGTAAAGGGTGATCATATCTACGCAATTCCCATAATTGATGGAGATGGATATCCAGCTATTGCGCTCAATGGTAAAGTTACTCGACACACCTGCTGTCTGGTGTAACAACTAGCAATTTATCTATGATGATGATTGTATTCTTACTTATGATATTTTACCACCAATAAAAAGATTGTAATTGTATGGTCTTTTTTTAAAAAATTAATTTAAACATCTTCGCTGCTATATTTATAAGCCAACTTATTGAGCATGTGAAAGTACTGTCTAGAAGTATTAAAGTGGGTACATACTTTATGTCTCTTACACTTGACATCCATCCTCTTACATACTTTGCAATTTATACACTGCTTACAGATGAGATTGTCTGTCTTTTCGGATAATAAATCCTCTAGAGTCTTGAGTACTTTACCGCGGTCGTTACTTATATATTTTTTATAATCTATGAATTTTGCAAACTTGCTACATTTTTCGTTTATGCAGTAAGCTTCTTCCTGAAATGTGATCTGGCTACACTCTGAACATTTGATATTGTTTGCATTCGGCAAGAAGGTTAACACTATTTCTTTACATAAGTATACATTGAAGTCTAACTCTATATTAGTAAGTTCATCCGGGTCTGTGTAGTACTTTTTCCATATATTTCTTAGCGATTTAATCTTTGGCGATGGCAGTACCTTGAAGATTGTCATGAGTTTTCGAGTTTTCTTATTGCGTATAATGTCATAGGTAAATGCCAGAATGACGTTGTTCATGCAGAGTGAATGTAGTAACTTCTTGTTGATTGATGGTTCTAAGTTGGGGATGTCCAATTTATAAGACTTCCAACTATCCCATAGGGCAGTATTTATGATGGAGTCTGAAAATAAAAATGATACTAATACTAATACAAAATTACGTATTACAATAAACGAGTATATCACTATAATGATATTGAACATACTTACCAGGCATATAATCCTTTATGTAGTGTATTGGAGATAGTCCACCATCGCATACTTCTACAGTGTGGACCACGTAATCTATCTTTGGTACGATGAACTGCGGCATCTTTCCCTATGCAAATAGTATTTCCAATAAAAACGCTCTCAAACAAAATACAACGAGTGCTACAGAAAAGGCACTTTTAGATAATTTAGCCACGTTATCTCCTATTATGTTTTCCCTAGATTTTATCAATACTCTATTGAAACTCTACAGCACTGATGAATTTACCATTTCTAACGCTTCTTTGTTTAGCGAACTTACAAAATGCAATCTATTTGTAGACTTTGCAGCCTCTACTGATGATGAAAAGGCAAAGGATTTTGAGAAGGTACTGAATATCTATTTTGGGGCACTCGCCGGTACGAGACCAAATATAAATGCAATCGTTCTAAAGAATAAAGTATGCAGTCTATTAAAAATGGTAATTAAAATCCCTACCTATAAAAATGGCATTAGTATGAAGTATATAAACGTAAACGTATCGAGTACTTACAAACCGTCTGAATACAACAACATTACTGCAGCATGCGACATTGTCAACGTAGTTAAGGATTTCTTTGTGAATAGCACGGAAAAAGCTTCCGTTGAAAACTTTACATTTTCGCCTCATATGAGCTCTGTCGTCATGCACGGACCAATTCTGAAGAACGTGATTGCTTCGATGATGAATATGCAGAGTCAGATGCTACAAAGTGGACTATCTTTTGGTGTTCAGGTCCAACCATTTCTAGAGAATGTAAATCAAAAATTGTATTAAGGCAATAAGTTATAAAAATAATTGCAATGCTAGTATAATTAGACAGATACAATGGATTGCTCTGATAAATTGAGATTCGAGCATGAGAGGCTAAAAACTTTTAAGAATTGGCCAGCTTTATATGTGAGCCCGAAAGAATTGGCAAAGAATGGATTTTACTATACAGGAGTCGAGGATGTTGTCATGTGTTTCTATTGTGGAATTGGACTCCATCACTGGTTCAAAGAAGTACCCGCAATTGAACATCGCTATAATAATAGCGAGTGCGATCTATTGAATAATAAACACAGCACACCAAATATAGAAATCGTTGAGACTCTGTATGAAGTGGTCGAAAATGATGACGATATTAAGTAATTCAATCTGAGTGGATTAATATTTTTCATAACATAGTCACGGACTCTTTTGTCCCAGGATGTAAGAAGATCTCCGCGTCTTCGAATCCGCTCGATGTTATGAAAATTACTAATTCCTATCTTAATTATAAAATGTAAAACTCTTAATGTTAGGGAGTTTTTCATTAAAATTTGGTTGTAGGTAGTTTTTAATTAAAAATCATGACTCAGCACTTTTTGACAATGACTCAGCACTTTTTGCTGAAAAAGTTGGTTTGGGATTCAGGGCGGGATGTCCCGAATATCATAATAACAAATAATCAATATATGTGTAAATTAATAGATAGACAGGTGCTTGGTTTCATATAAATATTTTTATTATACTCCCCCCCCTTATAATATAAATATTTTTATTATACTCCCCCCGTTAAACACTATATATAATAATAAAAGCCAAACTCTTAAGATTATAAAAACATAAACTATAAAATCACAGAATAGGTAATAAAAGTTTAAGAAAGGTTAGAAAGTAGACTCATGGAAAGTAAAAAGTTAGATATTAAACAACTACAAAAGGAGCTAAATACTTATAAGTGTCTCCGTTGTCTATCGGTAGGTATATATTATCAGGAGATTGTGGCCGCACTTATCACGGATAACTAGATGCCAGTCAGCAGCCACCCCCCCCCTACTGAGTTATCTATAAAACCAGTCCGATCTAGTTCTTATCACCCGATCCAGTTTACTGGTCCGATCTAGTTCTTATCATTCGATTCAGTTCGAGTTGGCCAGCGTCAAGTGTATGTAAACAGATAAGATATTTGTATATATAGTCCAAGCTCTGAGCGATACAGGCACATACTTACTTTCTCTCTCCTAGCCACCACTACCAGCAAACAAACAAACAAGCATGCCTAGAGGCACGAAGCACCTAAACCAACTCTTTGGTGATGAAATACCAAGAGAAGAGGAGGAGAATCAGCAGAATAAGTCGGTTCTGGATTATGGTAACTATCGTTACTACATTGCCAACGGTAAGAGGAAATATGACGAAGACGATAGCACCAGCGAGTCCTCTGCTGCTTCCGAATTACGTCAGCACGCTCAATCGAGCAACAAGAAGAATTGTGTAGAATACGACACTTCATCGGACGAAGACGATGAAGAAACGGAGGAAAGAGGAACTAACCAACCAAGAAGTAAGTTATTTTTATCATATCCCTCGGTTTCTATAAGGCAACAGCAAGCATCGAGTAGTGCTGCTGCCGAATTGCCAGATCATACCAAAGAAGAACTGCATCTTGCTAGGTTTATGTCTAGGCAATCTCGAAAGAATCGAGCCTACTGGGATATTATAAAGAGTGCAACAACGACGCAGAGTGATGAAGTGCCAAGAGAGAGTGCTCTTACTATCTATAATAAAGAACCTACTGCAGGAGTAATAAGATCTGACGAAGTGGCATTGGATGTCGCTAATAATACTACTACAACAACAACAACTACCACTATTGCTGCTACAGTTGGATTTGAATCAAATGCCAACATGGAATCTACTATTGGTTATAATAATAATAATGAAGTTATAAATGGTCAACAATATAATGTTAATACCAATATTCATGAATTTAATCAAGTATATGATCCTACAGAAGGAATTGACTCGTCAAGACAGATTCCTCCATATACTCCATCTCCAAAACGACGGTTTTCCAATAGTAGGCAGCAGGAAGAAGCGATAGTATATCCAAACAAAATCCCTTTGACGAGTCAGAGTCAGTACATGATACCCTATAATCAAAACAATTATAATTATGCCGAAGAAAGAAGGGGTATCCAATATGAAGAAAAAAGAGACGATCGGTATGCTGCTCTGAATAACAACTATAATCATCACCAACACAATCAACATACGGCAGGGTGTATAGAGTGTGATCGATTGAATACAAGATTCTACGAAATGGATACAACCAAGACGGTAATGATTGCCACTACTTTAGATTACGCATCTCGGTGCAGGGATCCTGACGACAAATGGAATGACCGCATTAACATACTAAGAGATAATTTGCTAAGCATCTACGAGAAATTTGAAGATTTTATTGGTGTAAAGTTTGGATTGACTGGAATGAAGATTGAGAGTGGTGAATATATGAGATACGGAGATCAGTACAATATTGAAATGGATGTAGCCACCCACTCTTCATATATGGAAATTCCATTTATGGGAGGCATTTATGGATATGCTTTTCTGGAATTTAATTTTAGATGTGAACCAATGGCTATTATCTATAACAAGAAAATCGACATTGTCAAGGTAATAAGGGAAGTGATCTTCAAGAGTCGAGATTTTTGGAAGTTCAAGATTCAGGGCATCTTTGCAGAAAGCGAACGGAATTTCCAATACATGGATTCAAGAGTGCGCAATTCGATGACTTGGAACGACTACCCATTTTATAGTCCTGAATTTATGTGTTTCCATCCACATTGTTTTAGTCGGATGTTTTTTGCCGCCAGAAGCGAATCTCCACAATTTTCGGCAGCTCTCAGGGTGAACGATGTATACATAACTACATGTACGATGATGAGCGGAGCTACCTATAAGGAATACGACGTGAGGAGGCGAGGCGACAACAAGCAACTCGGATTTGGATTGGACCTGTCGAGTTTCAGTACTTTACCTGGAGAACTCAACGTCCGACCACTGTATGACAAGTCTACGGGAAATGCTTTTGCTCTCGTATCTTCTATAGGTAACTTTGGTCCCGTCTTTGACGGTAGAATGCAAAATTCTACAACTTCTATACTGATGGAGTGCTTATTTGGAAAGTCAAAAATTAATATGGCTCATTTACAAATGGACTCCATCTTTGATATTTCTGAGTATATGGCGAAATGAACTATGCAAGCATCATGACGTGCGACAGTGATTGCGAGACGGCTTGTTTTGCTTCGGGAAATAAGACGCCTAAAAATTCGAAGAGTTCCAGCTTTGTGTAATTACAATAGCCCTCGTGAAACTTCTCCATGAAGAATGTATTTGTATTTATATCATTATCATTAATGAATCTAGGCATGAGTATGGATAATTTGCAATTAGTAGAGCATATATATGGATTTTTTTGATTCTTTTTTCTGTTTGATGTGAAGAAAAGCACTTTTATAATTTCTGTGAAATATTCTAGCTGGTGGATCAGTTTCTTTTTAATCATTTTTTCTGTTGTAGTTGTCTGCAAATTTTGTAGACATTCTCGGTTGAGATGTATGTATATGGGATTATTTTGCTGATCCATTGTAAAACTTGCAATATTCTGTAAGAAACTTGAACTATTTTTCCTGGTATTGAATAATTTATAATACATGTTACAAATGGTGATATTGCAGATTGACTGCGTCATCTGAGTCGCCAGATTTACAATTATATTCATACTGCTCAATCTATCTATGTTATACAACGACGATCTTGGTACAATGCTCACGAGTTCCCACAATTCGTCTATCTGATTATTTGTATTGTAATGGTATTTTACCGTAGGCAATTTTATTAGATCATACGAGCTTACCGGAACTTTGAGATTGATGACGTGAAAGCATTGATCGTCGTCGGTCCATAAATATTTACATGCATTTATATTGTAATCATACTGGAATTGGTTATGTTCGTGAAAACATTTTATGCTTAGCAAGATGGTATTGTTCATTTGTATAGTTGGGGTATCAAATGAGCAAATTAAACTGATAATAGAAAATAAGCAAATTGATTTTATTTCTATTTATCCACACTTTATGCTATTTAGTGATAACCCAGAAGAATTGCAATACATGAAAAATCTAGAGTGTAAGACTTTAAAGATCTCCAATAGAATAAAGATAGACGAACGGGGTGTAGGAATCGAAGAAACTCTAGAAGTGATAAAGAAGTTTATGGTGCAGAGCAAAGAAAATGATGATGATATAGGAATTTCTATAAATTTTGATGTTCGATTAGTGGTGTGGAAAATCTCCCAATATATAGAAAATATAATGAAAATGATTATTAGATGTGTTAAAAATGAGAAGGTTCAGAGTTCAAATTAATATATAATATAAATTATATACAATATTGTCGGTTTCTTTTTTATTTTAATGTTATTATATCAATAATTGAAATGAGCAATTTTTTGTTTATTATTATAGCAGATTCACTATGCAAACGGCACGTACATTTATCAAGCCACAATGCGCGGATATTGCAAAATCACTGCAGATGTCGGCAGTGATAGAGATTATCTTTATTGCTATTGTATTCACTATGTTGGTTGTAGCCGCAACTTACAATAATGTAGTAAAGCCCACCGATCTTGCCGATCAGGCCAAGAAAGAAAAATACATTAATGGCTTAATTATTACGTCTGCAGTATTTTCTTGTATCCTACTAATCATAGGTGTTTGGCACATGTACGTTTCGGGCAAGGCTAAGAAATGTATTGCAGTTACCACAAGACAAGCCTAGTATTAAAATGTAGTGCAATGTAGTGTTATAAATATTGTATTGAATTTTTGATTATTTTATTATATTTTTTTAATTACAAAATAACTATCGCTATAATAAGCAATGGATAGCATTGGCAAAAATGAATCTGTCGAAATCTATCAGAGGCATCTGATTAAACAGCTATTAAATAGTGATGAAGTGTTGAGAGATTATATAAAAACGCAAGATACAATATCAAAGGAAACGATTGGCGATCTTTATGGATTATATAATACTATCAAAAGTAAGAAGATGATGATTGTAGTGGGTAAAAATGTAGTAAAGTCGCTATTGATTACTACGAAATCGTCAATGATGGAAACGGACTTGAGTAATGTATCTGGAATTAAGGGTAAGTTGATTAAAAATGTAAAACCATTTTTAACATTCATTCATCCAGAGAACATCACTCCCGAACTAGCGAGTGACGAATATGTAGCTCTAGTTAACAGCGTTGTAAATTCTAACAAAAAAGGATCTACTAATGTTTATATAGTGGTTGCTCACAATATACTTATGAGCCTAGTCTCTTCGAATCTGACAACACTCTTGTCTTCTCTTACTAATAATGGGAATGGAGAAGGAAGCAGCAAGTTGACCGAGGATGAATTTTCAAGCCTATACAATAAGATTGATGTTGGAAAACGTAAGAGAGATCACGAGAGTGATAATAATGATGATGACGATGGTTCAGAATCTAAACGATCAAAAGAAGATTTAGATGATATTTCCATAGTTACACCAATCTATAGTTTTGAAGATCTTTTAAATAGAGAACCTTCAGAGCCATACAATGACGAAGACATTAAAGAAACTAATAATATTATAGAAGAACCCAAGGAAGTTGAAATATCTGATGCTATTAGCAATACTAGCCCTGAAGTGGATGACGATGATAAAGAAGATCAGAAGATTTTAGATGATGATCTATTTTTGATTTTCAAAAAGAGTTCGGAGGTGATTAATGAAAATATTACCAAAACAGACAATAATAATGATGATGATGAAGATCTCTCAGCGATAGTTCCAAAAAATAACCCTGAAGAAGAAACTAGAAATAATGAAGAATTAGAGAGGGAGGGTATAGAAAATTTATTCAAATCTCTTAATGAAGAAGATAAAGATGAGGAGGATGAAGAGGAATGTGAGAATAATAATGGTTTAATCTACGATACTAACGAAAATCAAGAAATGGAGACTAGCGACATATCTGAGGCAAATAGATTAAAGATCGATAGAATGCTGATGGAGTACAAAAAAAATGCAAAATCGATAAATTCAAACAAAAAATTAAACAAATATAAGGTTGATTTATCATTTACTTAATTTTTAATGAATTTACTTACGTCTCTATAAAAGTCTTGGGCTGGTTCGCTGTTGTATCTGAGGTAAAAGCAGTGATCTCCATTATGATACACTATCATATTATCAGTATTGCCATACGATTGTAGATAGTTTATCGTACTATCCTTGAGGAAATCTTCGCTTCCCACGACAAATAAGGTCTGGACGTTAGCAGGGGGTGGTGCGCAATCATTGTAAGTAGAGCTATTCAGATTTCTCAAATATATTCTATCTCCTATGAGAGCTATTGGATTATCGATCGTCTTGTATCCATAGTAACCGCTCATAGAAATATATTTGATTATATTATATTTGTTAAGATTTATTAGCTTCATTGCATAGAAACATCCTGCTGAAGCCCCCATAAAAATATATTGAGGGTTATCATATTTTACGTTTAAGTAATCGAGTACGGCTTTTAGGTATTCCATGGTTATTTTCATTTTCCCATAAGGCAAAACTGGATATTCTATACTAACGACGGTATTTGGTTGATCTATAAATAGATAAGGTTTTAAGGTATTTGAACACGAAATGAATGCACCTCCAGGAAAATCAACAATAATGATCTTTGTTGAGGGGTCTTTCTCCAGTATGTATAATTTGTAGTCTTTTTCCTTAAAAGCGAAGGTTTCAACAGAAGTTGCATCATCGCTGATGTCTTGAGACGGCTTTAGATGAAATGCTTTTTTTATGTAATTTATTGGTTGCTGGGGGTGTATGATTACAGTTAAGCTGTAAATTAACAAAACTAAAAATATAAAGGATAAGATAGTTACAAATAATATGTAGGGTGTGATAATGTCTTCCATTTTATCTGAATATACTTCTAAATATTATCACTCAATTAGTGATTTACCTATAAATACTGATGTAGTATCCGACTTTAATTTTAATGAAAGTAATTTAACTCGCGGATTCATACATACTTTATATTCAAAAATATCCTATAACGAATATAATAAATTATTTGATATATATTCAAATGTTACAAATATCGATAATCAGTATTTTTACTATTATTCAAATAACAAAGTGGGATTGATGACGCTAGAAGATCGAAATGCCAATACAATATCGATTGAAAAGTGGGATTTTATACCACCGTCTTCGGTTTATTCATTTAATTACCATCCTAGCTGCTATGCCATAGATGAATTTGAGGGTAGGAAGTTTGTAGACACCGCCAATCTAATCAATATGTCAAGTCGTCTATGTGCTTACGGTAGCTGGTTTACAAATGATTATAAGAGACATACTTTTCTGGGATGTAGATTAGTACCAATTCCTACCGACCCGAAAGAATGCAGTAATATAGAGATTGTGGATTATGATACACGACAATCAAAAAATATGACACGTTTGACGTGGAATTCTGCAAAGTATATCAACTTTGATCATTCGATTAACAGACGTGTGGATTATTTTATTATATTCAGAAACTTGAGTCTGCCCAACATTATCTATAACGAATATCAGATAGTAGATCTATATAAGAGTCAAGATTTGTTGCATCTTGTATCGTCTACAGATCTTCGGAAGCTCTTTTAGTCTGCTTTCTAGCTTTAAGAGTGCGCCTAATTCCACGTATATCTGTCGTATTTGAAATGTCCACCGATAACCCATTTAATTTTTGAGTATTTAGTGCGCAAAGTTTATCTGTCTTTAATTTATCATATTTATCGTGAAGTCGAAAGGTCTCTGGAGATTCAGGTGCATCCATAGTTATATATTTGGTCACCAAGAAGTTGAGAGCATCTAGAACGGTGAACTTGGATTCTTCCTGTTGAAGTTCTGTTATCTCGTACGGTACCTTAGCAGGGATAATGGTATCAGTATAATTTGTAATTATATTATTAAATACTCTATTGATACATTTATCTTCGAACACCTGTGTAGTGAGGTCGCCCTTTGTATTTGGGACGAGAATTGTTGGGGTATAATTCATAGGGCACTGCTTATTGGATTCATTTAATAAATAAACCAGTCCATTTACTGCCCATATATGCCATTTGAATGGCTGAACTATAATTAAGCGATCACATACACCCTCGCTACTCTTGTCGTAAATCTCAAAGTAGGTGGTTTTAAATTGCGTCTTTTGTGATGCATTTTCAATTGCAGTTTCAAATATTCTTGGATTATTGAATATAATCACTGCTAATATAATTGAAATCAATAGTATAGACCCTACAAAGATTATCCATTCAGTTTTGGTGAACATGAATAAACGAGATTGGAATTCGATCGCTGAAAATCTATGCCAGTTATTTGATAATGAAGAATCTGAATCTACTACTAATACAATTAAACGACAGCGAACTCAAGATGATAATACTGGATATTCTATTAAGAAAGATGATATATCTTTTACAATGTCAAAAAGATTCCTGGATTCTCAACCAAAGATAAAGAATGGAAAATATTATCACATTCACAATAGCATAACCAATCAGAAAGCAAGAATATCAAGTGCAAAAAACTTGACGATACTTGCTCTAAAACAAAAATTCGAATCTATAGGACATTGCTTAGCGTATGACATGACTCAAGCCTATACTACAAAACTCATGTTTGATTTGGATTGTAGAAACTGCAAATCCTTTAGGTGTAACAATCCAATTGAAGCTGAAATGATAGAAATGTCCGTTCTTTCGGAAGTATGTGAATTTGTAAACAAAATTTTATCAATTGCAAATTCCCAAGACTTGTGTGTAGTATTTAAGAAGAGAAATTCTTGCAATTTACATATATACTTTAATATTACCGTCTCCATTGTATTGTATGAGATGATGAAAAAGCGACTTCCCAGTACGATGTCTGAATCTGTTGTGGGAAAATATAAGGTTGATGATATAACGTCTCTGGATTTGCCTTACAGTACAAAGGATGGCTTTGAACTCTACAAACCTATTATCGGAACGAACTATGACTGGTTTACGTGTCTTCCTGATGATGAATTCTATGATGTGCCCATTAACATAAGTATGAATGAAACATACAGTTCAACTATAACACTAGGGCATTTTACAGTGAAGAATACAAACTGGTACAAACAGATTGAAGAGGTCAAGTATCTGACCATTCCCATCGAATTTGAGGTATATAAAACAAAGATTGAAAATTCTATCATCAAAAACATAAAGCTGTCCAACTTGAAGTTTTTAACAGATTACGCTATTCTAGAGGAGTATTTTAGCACGGACGACATGATGGAAAGCAGTCCGGCACTCGTCCCACAATCTTTCGAGTTTAATCTCAATTCGCCGATAAAAGAACGAGTGTTTGCTATCCTGATAACGCTAGGTCGGCTTGTATGTACAAATGTTTATGATAAGGAACCAAATAACCTGAGCGATCACCAAATACTCTCCTATCTGCTCAGGTTTATGACGATAAACAATTGCAATTATTTCTTCTATTCTCTTTGTGCTACCATTCGTTACTGCTATGGTAGTGACAACAAGACTAATCCAGTAGACCATTATCGTAAGCCTATAATTGATATACTTATGGAATTGGCCAAGGGTATCGCACCCAATAACGAAATATTACTACATACTCTAGAAAGTACTTATGGAGTTGAATGTATGGCCAATATGGAGTCAGTATTTATGAAATGTAATGCCTGGTTCTTGTATATGTCCAAGATTGTAAAGTTTAATAGCTTTCAAGAGCCAAATCAAACGTTTTATGATCAATGTATCTCTTATATAACTTCTTATATGAAAGTATACGAGACCATAGAAAGTCTATTAGAAGATATGGTAGAATTCTGCAAGTTAGTCATCCCATTGATAAAGATGTCAAATGATGGAAAGACTTACTACTACAAGGATGGGATATATATTGGTATAGCAAGCGAGCGCTTTTTAAGTAGAAATACTTTACAGGTGCAAAGCATAGAGCTTGCAATGCAAAAACTTCTTCGGGTATTAGTATCAAATAATCAGACTACCGAAGAGATGGTAAAGAAATTGGACCTTAAGAATGTATGGATCTTATATTTAGAAGGTCTGGATATTACAATACCCCAGTTTAACTTCTATGATTACTTTATCAGTACAAAGCTGGGGGTATTTAACACGATAACTGGTTTATATATGGAACATACGCCATTACTGCCAATGTGTACGCAGAAGGCGTATTGTAAGATTCCCACGGTAAATGTGGAAGAAATGAAAATATACGAAGTGAACAAACACATCTTGCACGAACAAAACGAATACAAGAGCATTGTAGATGTTATAGTTAACAATCAACAGGCATTGTTCTTTGGGTCTGTAGTTATCCCAGGACTTATGTCTATGGTCGATACTATATGTACTCTAGATCAAGAAAATTCCATATTGGAGTGTTTATATCAAAGACTACTTGCAGATAGCAGCGTTGAAAATGTAAAGTTCATGTATTGGATTGAACCAGTTATTGCAAAGTACAAATTTAATATAGACAAGCTGTACAAATTTTCCAAGATTATAAAGATGAACTTAAAAGAACATGGGGAATATACACGAGCTAGCATCAATCGATACTGTAAGGGAAATAAAATAGAAACGCTGGATGTAGAGTCTAAATTTGTGTTTAATGATAATTTATCATTCTATGACAACTTATGTGAAATTTATGGAGACAAATTTAACGCAAAATTATTTCTATTTGCTACATTCATTGCTGTCTTTGATGTGTCACAGAATGGAATTTTTGACTCTTTCGAGTTCAAAAATGTAGAAAGTACATCATTTGAACTTCCTAAAACACACATATTTTATCAATGGAGATGTATGAATTTTTCCATCAAAAAGCGCGATAATATAAAGAGAGTGGTCGAGTATTTACTCCCCAAAGATCAAAATGTTACAGAAGCCCAATTGAATCTCATTTATTCCATTTCCATTATCTTCAACTTTGATTCGGTCGTAATAAAAGATTTCGTATCTATGATGTCTATGATATACCAACACAATACGAGTAGGAAAAAGATGGTATTTCTGGTGGGAAGTATGAAGTCCGGTAAGAGTACATTCCAGCACATGCTCATAGACATGCACGGACAATCCGTGTACAGTGTGGATGGTATTGTACAAATGAGTGGACAGGGGCCCTCACCTGAAATTATACACACTCACACCAACTACTTGTTTAGCGTTATCGAGATGAAGTCCATCACTGCAAACACACTCAAAGGTCTAATAGGAAGCGATATCGTACACAAGAGATTTTGTCATCAGAATGACATGCACGCTCTTAGGCCGTTGGCTTTTGCAATTGCTGCTGCAAATAAGATGCCTTCTATTCATCAAGCGGACGAAGCTGTGAGAGATCGAATTGCACCATTCTTATTTACTCGCATATTCATAGACGAGTCCGTTATTGATTCTGTAATCGATGATAATCAACTGTTAGTCTATGTATGCAACTACATGATTACTGATACGAAATTCAAGGTCGCTTCTGTTGCTAGAGAATTTTCAAATATCCTCTATGAACACTTTGCAAATATTAGAAATGAAAGTGGTTTAGCATACTTTACATTGAGCGATGAAAATATAAGCTCAGAAAAGCTTATTCGCAGTTGTCTAATTCGTAATAATGCAATATATAAACTTCTCTACGACTGTGGTATTACCTTTGGCAAGAATTTGAGTATATCCTATGAGGAGATTAAATTAAGAATGGAACCTAAATTGGAAATGTTTAATGAAACAAGTAGAGTGAAGTGGACTTGGGATTATGTCAAGAATGAGATAAGTATGCTATTTAAGAATAAGGAAACTTTAAATCAGAGTGAAATTCAAGGAATTGGATTTAAAGAACAGTTGGCTGCTACTAGTGTTGGAGTTTCGCGTATCAACGATTTGCTAATTTACGATGAATTATCTGAAGTTAATTGGCGAGATTTGAAATTTCACTTATTCCATATTAAGAAATTACCATTTGATGAAATTGCGTCTACATTTAAGAAGTTGAAAGTAAAATATAGGTCGCACTTTAACGAGATAAATAATACATTCAAGAATCACAAAATTAAGACATGAAGAATAAAAATGAAATTGAGAAGCCAACCTTTTTTGTGTATATAATTATTGGGTTAGTGTCTATTATCTGTCTATTTTTCTTATGTATTACATTATGGGGGAAGCGTAATGTAAAACTTGACAATTCTAGATTATCGATCAAGTTAAATGGTAGAGATGTCAAGAGTAAGGCTACGTGCAATACGACAACCACTTACTGCTTTGAGGATGCCGATTGCCAACAGCAGTGCAGTGAGAGTGGGGTTGCCTGTTTACATGGCATATGTAAATCGAACATAAATAGAATTGACGCAAATAATGAGTGCGACCCCCAGATGGGTGTTCTTGGTTATCTCGTTGGAAATACCACACTTGGCACTTATCAATATATCTGTAAGTCCATTGACCCTGGGATTGCGATATCACCGACCGAAAACAGGATGTGTTACGGCGATAACACTTATCATGTAAATTATCTTGATGGGTTTCCATCCATGACTGACTGCAGATGTGAGGGAGCAATCGTAGTGCCAGCAACGCGTACGACCCGGGCGCACATCGAGTGCAATAAAGCATTCACTGGTATGTTTCAATGATGTATTATATTGCATTTTAGTTGTATAATGTAGTTTAGCAAAGCGATTTCAATACTATGGAATCGACGTTCATTTTCAACGGTCCAATAAAACAGAATATTGTTCTACCTAAAAAGAAGAAACTCTTAGATTATATACAGTCTCAGTACAAGGCAAATTGCAAAGTAATTCACTTGTATGTAGGGAGTAAGATAATGAAAAGAAAATGGAAAGTAGTGCCGTTTGAATTGAGCACTTATGATGATGTAGAACTATTGAATAATTTGAGTATACTTTTACTTAAATTGAATATGTCTGTTATTGTATATAATGATACAATTCGGAATATAAGCTTAAATGATAATTTTATAATTAAGAAGATTAATAATAGTAATTTTTAATAATTTTTTCTAGGTAACGATGAATAATTCTACTACAACTACCACTAAGTTACTTCCATTTCGGGAGTATGAAACTTCAATCAGACTTCCTATATCAGAAACCATATATCAGCATATCTATAACAGCATGGTCAATGAAGAAGATAAGAATGATATCATCCTTTACTTTGAAGATGATAAGAGAATCAGTAATAACAAATGCCAGTACAAGCATATAAATACAAAAAAATGCCTGATGAAAATCCTCTACTACAACGACCGTGTTTACTTCATTCCCTATGTACGGAAATCTTCTGACGAGTACTTGGTTGCTCTACCTGAAGTCTTCTCGGTCAATTCTATAATCATAAGACATGTAATATTCGAGGGTATAATACAGGAAGATTTCAAGATGCGTATTGCTTTAGAAAAGTGTACTACCAATAAGATGGGATTGGTATATTCACTGACGGCAGAGGTAGAATATAGCCAGATGGCTTTTGTATATTACAGAAACTCTACCGCTGTAGAAGAGGCTTTCTTTAATGAGTTGATAAATAGAGTATTCATACATCTGGAAGATATGGATACAAGTACTCTATTTAAGGTACCGGACTCTACAACGATAATTGATGTTGCAAGTAGGGTGTTTAAACACCTCAATTCTTCCTATACACCTTCAAAGTCGGAGGCTATAGTATTCAAATATGATGGATTTAAAGGTAAGATAGTCATGACTGCAAATGGCTTGTCGTATTATGATTCATTGCATAACAAATACACTGGAAATTGCTTTGCCTTGAACGACTTTAGGAATATCTTCTTTCAGGTTGAAGTATTGGAAGATAATTTTATCTGCTTGGTTGATATCTTGGGAGGATATACTTCAAATGTAACAACAAATGAAATGCAACATATACCAAAACCTCTTGAAGTGATGAAGTTTTTTGATTGGATGAGAGATTATCTATTTACTCAATATGGGCTATCGGAACCATATCAGTTAGAATTAGATAGTGTACCTGTTCAACAATTTAAATTGTTCTTGCAAAAGCCCATTAACCCAGAAGCTTTACCTGTATGTAATCATCGACATGATGGATACATCATTATTGAGAGTGATAAACTCTTCAAGTGTAAGATCCCCACCATTGACATTGTTTTTGTTAATGGCTACATGGAGGTTAGCGATAGAGTTGGCTCCATATGCAATGAGTATTATCCCAAGTATGATAATGACAGTAAGAAGATTTATGAAGTTTGTCAGAAAGCTACCGGAACAGGATACAACGTATTAAGAGAGAGATTCGACCGATCGGTACCTTCTACTAATGAGCAGTTTGAAGCCTTTGAGAAGGAACTCAAGTTTTTAAGAACGGCAATCAGTGCAAGTACTGATAAAAAGCTACTCAAACTTATAGAAAATATGGGAAAGTCTATAAAAATTAATTAATTGTTGTTATTTTGGTTTATGTACATGTATATCAATTCACTATTTTTGAATTTAAATTTGTGAAGCCCTAAGTTTTTTACATTACTAAGTTTTATGACTGCATTATACTCAATATAGAGTTCTTTTATGGTTTTATTGATCAAATCTGGATTGCAGCTTATTACATTATTTATGTTTATGATGTCACTGAATAACTGATTTCTGTGCTTTATCAAGTCTTGGATTAGAGGTTGTGCAAGTACATATAATTTTGGGATAATATTTACTTTCTTAGTTAATACTATGGGATTACTAAGCAATTCTGTTAAGTTTTTATTTTTTAATTTGTATATATCTGTGATTGTTATATTGCATGAAGTTATCAATAAAATTGATATATAAGTGTCTATTATTGATCGTTTGTCTAACATACTTATGGCAGAAGAAGATAAGGTATATACATATTTTATGATATGCAGGATGATTTGCTTGAATGCGTCATCATCTGACTTATTCGATCGCAGACTCTTAATATTTAGTGACTGGGGAGTCTTTGTTACATTTTTATTGTATTTCTTAATAGTCCTCAGAATGCTAATTTTATAATTTTCTGAAGGTTCTACATTTTTATGAGTGCGAAGAGAAGCTAAGACGGCTGCAACATTCGCATTGTTGATGTTATCTATATTAGTCTTATTAGAGAGTAATTGTAAGTGCGATTTTTCTATCTTCGAATTCATTATCTAATACCCTATAAAGTAAAGTAAGGAGCTTACTCTAATAGCCTCAATTGTACATTGCATTATAACTCGTTAAGCGAATATTAAATATGCATTTACGTACTTACGATTCCCGTCCAACAAGCATCCCCAAATCGGGGTATCAAGTAATTCCCCTTTCTGGCGATCGATACATTCTTACAATCGAAGGGGGTATTGTTATTAGCTTCAGGCCTTACAAAGAAGTTACTAAGGATTACAAGCCAAATTATCATGCTAGTGAACAGGTTCAGCAATGGATTTCAAATAATGAGACCATGAAGCAGTTTTCTGGAGTCTTAGAAGTTATATATAATGCTCATATGATCAAGATTATTGATATTATGAGCATGGATAGTTCTACTTTTGATATGGAGAATTTTGTAACTAGAATGGCTCATCTAAAACATTTCAAGTCCGATACAAATGTAAAGATTCAGATTGAAAATACCGACAGCAGCAACTTGAACTCTATTCTTATCCCCACTCTACTTCGACCCATTGATAATTCGTATCAGCTCGGTAGCGATGTTCTTATCAATGCAACGAGTCGGGAAAGTCAGTACGTAATTATGGGAAGTGCTCGAGAGGCCAAGAAGCCAATTCTACTCAATAAGAAGGAATATACAAACCTCAATGAAGTGCCTGACGCAATCAAAAAAATCTTTGTCAACAGTCAAGATGTCACCATCGACATGATTAATGATTGGAAACGAGTCATGTTCTCAAACTCTGAAAATGAGGTAATTCAAAAGAACGATGAAGAATATATTCTGTTTGAAAATCCAGAAATGCAAGAAATTTATCTAATTGGTGGATTATTCAATGGGACCCTCAAGATCTTCGGTAAGACATCCAAATGTTCAAAGACTTTACTGCATTCTAGTATCGTATTTGATGGGGTATGTGAACTGGAAGACTCTGTCTGGATGAATCTCGATGCAAAAAATAATTTATCCGATATCGAGTATTACTCTCATGGATTCATTATTGGTACTGCCAAACCAAAAATTAATGGCAGAAAACTGACTACAGTTAACGTTTTAAGTGTAGTTTCAAAGACTGCATTTTCAAATCTTGAAAATATCAATGAAATCCCCCAAGAAGAAAAGACCCTACTGAAGCAAAAGCGAAAGTTGTTGACGTTAGATACCCCTTCAATCGCAGAAGAATTCATCAACCGCATCATTAATGAAGATGATAACGTTGAAGAAGTCAATAAATTAGCACGATACATCAAGGATCGTTACATTACAAACAAAGGAACTGCTTACATGAATTTGGAATGTAGTCAAACCAAAAAAAGAAAATACTCAGAGCAGTAATTAGACCAGCATTGTATAATTGGATTTAGATCCCCAGATCATCGTGGGTATTAATATTAAGCAAAATATTAAAATTGAAAGAGTGAATGCAAAAGTTAAAGATATATTGATTTTAAATTTTGTATGATCCGTCCTTGGTTTTGAATAATAATCTACATTTTTAATAATTGGAGGTACATTTAAAAAATTATATGATTCAGTTATAATTATAGGGGTATTAAGTTGTACATTTTCTATATAAGATATCATATTTTGAGATTTAAATTTGGGGGCAATTTCATTATACCAATAATCTAACCAAAATACTTTACAATATATTTCATTTTTAATCTCAAAACACAACTTTCCATCTCTATATCGTTGAGTCCATGCGGTTATTGGAATAACTTTTCGATTTATGAAATTACTTAAATATTCTTTGGAAATCTTCATAATTTTTTTAAACTACACAAATACCTCAGTATCAAACTGATAAACAGTTAACGCACTGGGATCTCTCGTCTTCTTAAAATAATCCAATAACGATCGACAATCGTCAAGTGAAAACTGCTTTGTGGCTATAGTGTGCATTGCATCGCCATCTATTTTCTTTACAGTTGGAATGTCAGTATTGGCGTATGTAATATTAGAAGGAAACTTTATATCTCGTGGTAATGATGAATATATTATACTCTTGTATTGATATGAAAAATTGGAATACAACATAAGCAATTTAATATTTGTTATCATATTTTCCTCGGCATTTTTCGCGGTTTTGAAGGCCTGTATCAGTGGTAAGCAATTATAGTTAGTAGTAGATGCTGTGATGATCCGATCTTCCAGACTCACTAACTTATTCATCGTTTCAATTGTATTTTCAATCGAATCTATGTTTAATGGTATCATTGCATATGGAATGTTCAATATCTGTCGCAAGGTTTCTATTGGATTGGCATTTCGTACTTCTACTTTACATACGTTAGTATTGTCTAATTCAGCCTGCTGTCGGTTTGATAATTTTGAAATTAAATTATACATTGCACGCGTGTTAAAATTCATAGAGAGATGGTAGTTGAGCAATTCAGCAATAATAACCGAACATTTGAATCCAATATTTTTATATAACAGTTGAAGTAATTTCATAACTTCATCAGTTTTGATAGGGGCTATTTCGATAAGACTCCTAAACACTTCATAATTTCCATTAAAGCTTACCAACTTTTTAATGCTTTTAAATTTGTCTGGCTGAATAATAGTACTTGGTAAAGAGTCGTCTATCTCGTCAAATACCAATTCATCTCCTTCTATACGTATCCATTTATTGTTGTAGAATGGAAATGCCGATATGATATACTGAACTTGAAGCTTGCAAAGTTTTAGCGATTCTAGGGTTGTACTCTTTGACGAGAGCGCTGCATAATTACTCAATAACTTTAATATTGTAGTATTGGCAATTTCATTTTCATTGCAATATTTTGGCATTTCATATGTGGGTAGATCTAATGGGTATATATTTTGTCCCGTTTGATATACTTCGATACTCTTATTCAGCTTATTTGCAATCGAAGGTAGTATAGTAGCTTCAAATGCATCCAAGTGTTGGTAGTATTTGCTGGGTTGGTCTTTCTCCACCATAAGGTATGATGTGATACACGCCAGTAATATGCTTACGTACACGTCGGACTGGTTATGGATTATTCTGTTGTGAAAAACCTTAATGGCATCCACATTTATCGAATTGGGTAGATCGTTGATAAAGGTAACGATAGCTTTACTAACTTCGATGTTGTATGCATTGACTGAAAGATCGAATCCGACTTTTTCAAATAAATTGTATAAGAATGCTCGTTGAATAGGATATCTATTTTTGTCAGTAGGATAGTATACTTTATAATTGCATATTTCTAATAAATTTTTAATAATTAGAGCTGCCTTTGGCTTATTGATTGGGATGCAATTAGGTAGATTAATCACTTTGTCATACATATCATCATCGTATTCGTTATCATTATAAGTAAACTGTTTAGTAGTTGCTATAATTTTGAGATTGTCATCTTTTATTGCGGGTAGTGGCTCAAGCGGAAGAATTAATATTTTTGTATTGGCAGTTTCAATCCTATCAAGAATTCCAGCCAAATTGACAATCATATAGTAAAGGAGCCTAAAGCTTGAATTATTGCTAACAGTTATCGAATTTATATAGTCTATATTTTTGGTATGAGACCCTAAATTGATAGGCATAGTTTCCGTGAACCAGTAAAATGAACTGTGATTGCATACGGGAACACTCAATAAGAGTTCTGCATTTTTCTTGGTTATTGTATAATTTGTAAAATTGTTAAGAAATTCTGACACCGCAAGGTCATTACTATTCATAATGAATGCAAGATGCTTTAAAGTGTTTTATTTTTGTGTTGTTATAAATTAGTAATATTAATATAAAGAAGAATGTTAATGCAAAGAAGATTGGATTCGAGATACCAATAATAAAAGATGTAAAAATTCCAGTTATCAATACAGTCTGGATACTAAGAGGAAAGTGTTGCGTCAAACCTCTTGTTAGTGTTTCGCAATTTAAGATTGGATAATACCATATATCGAATAAGCTTCTTGCTCTATAAAGTAAATAATCTAAGCAGTCTTTGCAGAAGTACATTTCAGTTATAATCTCACTTCTGTTTTTAAATTTACCAATGTCATGATGTGTCCCGTAGTAAAATCTGCCGGGATGAATTTCCAGGTTTAGTTCTGGTATAGCAATATAGTTGTGTATTATTAAATTTAGTGTATTTTTTATGGATTTTGAATAAATAATTATATGATATTTTTTCATATCAGTCATGACCGAATACACTATTTACTTTTGTGATACGAATAGGCAGACTACGTCTACTACATTCAGTCAATTAGAAATTCAAAAACATTATAAGTTTAATACAAGAGAAATAATAATATATGATGCAGATATCGAAGAGCGTTCCAATATTGGAGACGTCTATTTTGGATACGAATTTATGGTCGTTGTAGGTTATGAAGATATACTAATTCCAGAGTTGGTAAATTTAGACTGGGCTACCTATATATATACTTTATTAGATTTTATTAATGTTACAAACGAAAGAAAAATAAAGATTAAGCCCAGTAATAATAATACGCTAATAAAATATAATTCGATAGAAACTACTTATAAAACGCTATTTCCCATTTTAAAAAAATTGAATACTAAGTACCGTACAATTGAAGTAATCTAAAATGCCAGACAAGCAGTCGATTATTGAAGCAACCAATCAAACAATTAAAGATGCTACAGTAAGTTTAGAAGCAGCTTCCAGAAATACACATCAGCTTTCTTACCAGTTGTTGAAATTGATTAAAAATTTCAAAGAACGAGAAAAATCTATAGAGGCGACATATAATGCAAGTATAGCAGAAGATATTAGCAACAACAAGTTAAGAAAAGAGTACAAAGAAGTAATGGACAACTCCCAAATAGGAACTGATGCGTATAATACAGCAAAAGACGGGCTATCGCAATTGGCACCATCATCTAACAACGACAAAATATATCTAAACATAACTACGGTAAGTGCACTAATAAAGAAAACTGATAAATTGCTAGATACATTCTACAAGAGTTTTAGTGAAGATAAATCGGCAGTAGATACATTAGATTACGAAATTAGAGAGCGTTTGGTAAAACTGACCCAATATATAAACAGCTATCAAATAAAGCCAGAAGAAAATACTGTTATGGGTGCTATAAAATTAAACAATTCGGCAACACTCATTCAGTCTAAGATTAATTCAATTAACAATTTAGTAGGAAATTTCAACTTCTATATGAATCTATTTAATAACATGATAATTGGACTCCGACAAGGTGTTATAAATTATAGGAATACATCAACTAAAAAGGCTATATTTCTGAATATCGATGAACATTTCAGTAATTTGCAAGATCTAACCAACATAAGAACAATAGATAATGGTTATGAAGAACTTATCATGGAATATATCTTGTCCAATACACTTACACCTTTAGATATCCAAAGTCCAATTATTAATGACACCCAAATTGATACCAAACCATTCGAAGAGCCATCTGCGAAAAATCAATTTGTATACACATGGAACGTAGGACCAATGCCCGATACTGATGGAGCAACAGCAGGACCCAATACTGATGGAACAAGACCCAATACTGGTGGAGATGATTTAGATAAAGTAAATGCCAATGCTAAAATACAACTAACTCCAGATATGTGGAATTCACCAACTTATATATACCCCATATTTTTGAGGTATCTAGAATTGATTGCAGATTTTAAAGGAGATATCAGCATAAATGTAAGTGATACACTGAAACCTAATTTTACTGTCAATATTATAGTAAGTGACCCTAATTCTCCTGCAAATTTTGCAATTATCGTAAATAAAGATAATATTTTACATATATTTAAATATCAAAATAACAATATGCTTATGAGTAAGATAATCGAGCCTTTCACATATTACAATATAAATACAGAACTCTACGAATATAATATTACTCCGACATTTGAAGAATTAACTGTTGCTTTATACGTATTTTTAGTTCAGTTCGATAAGAACTTGGTGCATTATACAGGTAATAACGTCTATAGTACAGTTAGGTCATCACTTGTATCGCGTATTGTATACAATGACTTTCTTACATATGAAGAGTTTCGACAAAATGCAAATATATCGATAGTTAAAGGGTCTATTAGTGATGTAATAAACCACTTAAGGGCATCAGAACCGGGTCAGCCTGCAAACAAGAAGCGTAAAAATTAATTCTTTGCATTTATGAAATCAACCAAATCATCAATATCTTTATTATCATTATTGGTATTTTTATTTTTCTTCTGTTTCTTATTCTTGAGTGAAATACGCTGAATTATATAGTCATTGTATTCCAATAATTGACGAATTGGATCCACTAGGCCGTCAATTCCATATAAATCATCAAAAGATACGACTGGAATTTCGTATTTGTATAGATTGGTATAGCGCATAATTTTTAATTCGTTGTTGTTTGGATCTTTTGGTTTAATTACAAAAATATTATCCAGTTCTGAAGCATTTTCTAGTGGATAATTTTCAGAGAAGGTTAGTGATGTCAGCAACAATTTGATATTTTTTCTACTTGCTAGGTCTAGGAATGCGTGCATTTTCATCGCATTGACTGCTAGAGTTTCCTTTCTGTTTGAATATAGGGTCTTATTTTTGATATGTACAATTTTATTTTCGTGATCCACTATCAATTCATATACTGTAGCAAGATAATTATTTATCCCATATTGCCAAGTAGCAACATGATTCACCCCATCTACCAGATCAACAGGAGTGAAAAACCTCTCGCTCTCCTGTAGCTTGTACGAATACGAGACCAAATCAATCATTTCTTCGCACGTACTGTTTATACAAATCAATCAAGTCTGAATATAATGTTGTATGATGAGTAGTTGATTCTTCTTTATATTTAAACAATGCTAATATAAGAATGTTTGCATATAATACATTAAGTTTATTTATTATCTGATTAATAAATGAATTATCAGTTATTATATGTTTCAGAGTTTTATTTCGACTTATGTCGTCAAACTTGGTTGATATATCATAGAATTCTACCACTGAAATAATAGTAGTAGTAGACTTAAATGCACTCATCAGTTTTGTTAGAATAGTATCAAAGGTAAGAGATACTCTATAATTATTTATATATTTTGCATGAGGTTGTAATCTCTTTAATTTTATAGTTATTGGCACGTCATTAATCTGTCTACTACTCAAGACCGATACAATATCATACCGCACTTCTGTTTTTGTAGTATATTCAAATACATCGTCAAATAGAATAGGTCCAAATAACGACTTCAGTTTAGAAACATTCATCTTCTGTTTGTATAGCACATCTATCGATTTTAAAAAGTTCAACAAGTGCTTGAAATTTAGACAGAATAAGATGAATCTCTTTATATTCTCGTCTCTGAAGCATTTAAGAAATATCTTGGTGAGTACGTATGACTCATACTCGTCAAGGGTGATTTTATTCATATAGTTTTTCTTGTAATTTTCTATGATATCAGCCATACGTTGTGAAATGTTCAAAGTATCAGTTGTAAATACAACTTCCAACTTAAATTTGTCACATATTAAGAAGGTTCTCAGCATATCCCAGTTCTCGTAGTTATTATCATCTTCGGTTATAACCAACCTTTCAAATTTGGGGTTATTTACGTAAAGTTCCCGTAGTACTGATAGGACGGGCCATTTATCTACATTTACTATAGCCTTGTAGTAATCCTCTAGAAGTTTAAGGGTGTCCATAATTTATGACCTTTGCTTTTTTTGTGCCGGTTCAGATATATTACCCTTCGAATCTCCTAATATCGCTACCTTTTCTTGTTTTAATAATTTTCTGAAATGCATTAAACCAAGTCTGATATTAGTACGAGTCTTTATATCTTCACCCATCTCAAACGACTTATCGTATTGTTCACCTGATTTTGATCTATCTTCTTCAATCTTTCTAATTATATCCGAAGGTTCAGTTACTTTGAATATTTCATCATATTGCATTTCCAATTTGGCTATAATATCCTTGGTTCTTCTGATTTTATCAGAAGTTTGAAGGTCTATGTACTGATAATGTTTGGTTTCTGCATCAAGCAAAGGTTGTAAAATGGATGATCTTGTCGAATTTTCTCTGCGGATGGTTTCTAAGCTAATATTTGTATCTATTTGATTTAATGTGCGTTTGACTAACAGATCGAAATATTTGAAAGTCTGATCTATCAAAGCATTAAAATAGGTAGCTGTTCGATTTTCTAGATTTGCATTAAATTCCCTCAATTCCTTTATACCCTGTTCTGTAGCTGCTAAAGTTTGTTTTGTTTCATCAAAATTACTAATTTGTGAAGATTTTAGATTTTCTTGCGCTCTTGTCAATTCTTCTAGTTTAGTCTTCGTATACTTTTGGCTTCTATCTCTTTCTTCGGCTTCTTCTGATACCGCCTTAACTGCCTCTTCCAGCTTGGTACTATAGGCATCTAATCGTGTTTTGTAGAGAGTGAGTAAATTGCTATACTTTACTCGAAATTCCTTATCTTGTAGTTTATTGCTATCTATAGTATCAATAAGGGTAGTTTTTGCAGTTTCTAGGTTGTTTTTAATTTTAACAAGACTGGGCTCTATGGCACTCAATGCTTTAATACGTTCGTCTAATTTTTCTAAAGTATCGTCTTTTTGTTGGAATATCACTTCCGTCAGTTTCTTTGCCTGTTCATTTATATTAAACGATTCCTGTAGAGAAGCTTGCAGTAAGTTGACTGTTTTTTCCGTTTCCTTTGCGAGTTTTTCATTGCGTTCTATTGCCGTAGTAAAATTCGAATTTAGCGTATTATATATCGATGAAAACCCATTAAGTTCCTCTTCTATTTTTCTTTTGATTGATTCGATATATTCTCCGGTGTCTTTGAACTTTTGATGATCTATATTGTACGAAACTTTAAATTCATTTAGTGTGGTTTCTAACTTATCGTAGAATTCTTTATTTTTACGATTATAAATATCCAATAGAGTATTTAATGATACAATGCTAGAATTAATGTTGGCATTTCTAGTATCTAGAATTATCGCTTGATCCTTTGTTGTCGTCTCCAGCTGTTCAATCTTTTCTGTGAATAACTTTAAAATTGTATTGGTAGAATCATCTTGCACTTTACTGAGTTCAGATATTTTAGTGTCTAATGCATTATTCTTAATTTCTAAGTTAGACTCTACCTGCATCCTGTAATTGTTGAATCCAATGGATATTTCTTCTATTGCTTTGGTATAATTTTCCTGTAAATTTAGTTTCTTTATCGATTCGGTTATTATGTTTGAAATATTAGCTTCGTTTAATATATTTACCGTAATTAATGACGTAAGCTTGCTTATGATGTTATTTTGAATGCTCTGGAGTTCTTCGGTGCTCGGAATTGACAGGGAATTTACTGCATCTATCACCGAATTTATGGATTTTTGTATATTGGTGGATATTGTATTGTAAATTTCTGTCTTTATCGTCTTGAGTTCTTTTAGAGTCTCTGTATCACTGGCAGTCACTATGGGAGTACTGCTCTTTCCAGTTAGTATGTTATACACTTCCTTATAATTATCATCCAAGTTTTTGATGTACAACTTCATAAGTTTTATATTGTCCTCTATTTCCTCGTATCTGTTACTAGCCTCTTTATCTTCCTCTGTATTGTGAGGTTGTGATTGTTGTTGCTGGTACAATGCAGTTTGCGTTTCGATGGTAGATTTCAATTCCTCTATGCTGGTGAGTATGGGCTGAACAGAAAAGCGGGTGTTTATATTATTTAACATTGCATCAATCTTGGCCTGCACGCTGTCATCGATATACGTTACTCGGCTGGCAATATTTTCCAATTGCTTTGATATCTTGGTATACTGATCGGTAAGATATGGAATGTCACTTATGGTATGTACAATATCCTTATTTACATTCATTAGAGTATCGCCATCTTCATCTTCTGGGAGTGCAGTATCGATGACATCTGAACGCTCTTCTAGATTTCTCAGTTCATTTTCTTTGTTTTCTTTCTTTTGAAGAAGCTCATTTAATTGTAGCTTTATGATATTTATGGCATCAACCATATCATCTATGGTCGATTTAGTGAAAGGTTCCATGGTAACACCTTCAGCCATAGACCGTACTATACCTTGAATGTTAATGGGCCTTAATTTTACCTTTACTGATTCCCTACTTATATTTTGAGCAATCGTATTCAAAATTTCTGAATATGCTTCTAATTTCACCTTAAAATTTATATCTAAAATCCCCTCTTTCAAGTTGTTTTTTATGTTTTGAATTGCAGATTGTTTTTGAAATAGACCATAGTAATCTATAGATTTAATATTTTGTAACGAACTAAATCTGTTTGTATATCGCTTCCTGTATTTTACATACTTGTCATTCAATGTCAATCTCAGGCTTTTCAAGTCCCTTATTATATTTGATATTTCATACAATTCTCTCCATTCTTTGGGTTCTAAGGTTTCTGCTCTTATCAAAAGAGATTCTATCGTATCATCGTAGACGGTATAAAATTTTGAAAGGTCTTGCAAGAATACACCAATGGCTCTAGAATATAAACCCAAAGCACTTGAGTTGCTACTGGTACTGGTCATGATACTGATGAGCTACGTCACACGTTTTATGCTCTAGCATAAGTTTGAGTAGTATACTCAATGAACTCCTATTGCTAATTTCTTCTTTTTTCCAATCCCTTTTAAGCTTACCATACAATCGCCTCTCAACCCTTATAGGTTTTTTATTTTTTACCCGTTCGAATGTATTCCTATCCACATTTTGAACGGTAACAAAACTATCATCAAATTTATAGTGTTTATTCTTTGTGTAGTTACACAGATGTTCCAATAGCTTTTTATTTGCATTACTTATCTTGTAGTAATATTCATCATTCTTGTATTCAGTATAGAGAAAACTCAGGAACAAAGTTGACTGTATTGCAGATATCTGATTCAGATTGATCACTCTACTAAACCCCACATAGAGGGAATTGGCAAATTTGGAATCAAGATCAATGCACAGGGTCTGAGAGCTAAGAGTGAGCCCTTGAATGAAGTGGTATGTAAATATAGTAGACCTCAAAGGGTACTGTAAAAGATAATAATCTGCATGGTCAAAGTGATTACACATCCATTCAAATTGCATCGTAGAACATTCGTGATTCCGACTATCCCAAAAGATCTTCTTTATAGTCATGGGAGTATTGGATGCTTCAGATGTACATGCAATGTAATTATCATGGATTTTAGTGATCTTTACAAATTGTTTTTTATGTAAATATGTACAACCTTCAACGAGGAGCAGGTACGGTAGAAACTTAGCATCTTTAGGCAATATTAGTGGCTTCATTGTTGAGTCCTTTTTATTCATTAGCATATATGGGGCTTCTATAAATTTGACATTCTTCTGTTCAGCAACTTCCTTCATTTGTATCATTCTATTCTTGATGTCCTTATGGAAATCGGTGAGATAGACATCCTTTAATAGATTGCTCTTTACCAGAAATTTAGACTTCAATTGGGTAAACACTGAATATTTGAGATGGAATGTATTTAGGGTGTTTCCATTTACATCTTTCTCTTGTTCAATGTACGTCCTCATCTTATCAATTACTTGAAGTAGAGCAGAATCCTTTATCCGCATTTGCTGCTTCATGGCATATTGCTTTATAGATGGAATTTCAAGGAGTAACTCATAGTTGTTACCTCTATGCAATTTAGACGGTGAGAGCGTATTTTGTTGCTTTACGTCTCCCATCATTAATAGATTTATGCGTTTCTGCTGAGCTAAAACTACAAGAAGTAAAAGTAGGAGGGGCGACTCTAGAGAATATTCATCTACAATAAGTAAGTCAAACTCCAACGATTTGAGTTTCTCGATCATACCTTTTACTTTGGCGATGACAGAATCCACGTCGTCACAACCATCGAACGCTGTTATGGCTTCTTTGTACGACAAATCAAAGTAACTCATAAGAAATGAGCATATTGTACATGACTTGAATAAGAGTTCTTTGATAGTGGATATCTTCGATAATAGAGTGGCATTCCTTGCGATAATACATATCTTCAACGTTCGAGTGCACAGCGCTAGGCAGTCAATCAGATAAGACTTGCCAGTACCCCCAGGTGAGTCCAATAAAAACACTTGAGGGTTATCAAGCTGACCGCTAGCGTTAAAACTACAACTCAGTGCCGTACATATATAATGTATTATATCTAGTTGATCTAGAGTGAGTAAAGAAAGAGCCAGCTTACATTTGTTACTATCACTCATAATCTTGGAAGATGGTAGTTTGATTATCTTTGTAAACTTAAGATATTCATCACAATCTTCAGTTGGAAGTTCATATATTTTACGCATAGTAAGATTGTAGCTGTAATTATCTTTCTTAAACTTGAAGAATATCATCTCCTTGACGGTATCCAATTTTAACTTCTTAAGATACTCAACATCTTGATTCAAGAAATCAGACACTTTAAGAAAATCTTCAGAAGAGAGAATTTGCCGTTTGAGTATTTCTACGATGGGATTCATCTTTGATTTTAATGAGAATGAGGTTATAGAACCAGTGACCTTTAACCCTGCATATGATAATATATTCAGGGTTCCTATTATACTCAAGAATGAAAATAATCCGAATAACTTAAAAAATGTCATTTTATTTGACATGGAAGTGGATGGTAAAATTGGAACCGTGAATAAAAAATATACATACATACCCAACATTAGAGAATGGTCGGTAATCAAGTTGACTGTGCCGTTCACAAAAGAAGATGTAATGGCGCCATCCAACCTATTTGAATATAAGAATGTAATTAGCAACTGGGATGCTATAGATGCATTTTGTTATTTATATGAAAAATTAAACTATCCACATATAATTGCACATAATGGATGTAAGTTTGACTTTTTAATATTGATTGCTAACATTCACCGATACATTGATGATGTTAGCATCCTGACAAAAATGAAATTCTTTGACTCTTTCAGCTACATCAAATCATACATGAAATCAAACCCCTTAAGATTGGACTCGTTGAAGAATAGAGATATATTCTTACACTTTCAAAATGAATATAAGAAATATGCACACATAGTTAGAAGAGAACATCATGCAACAGAAGACAGTCAAATGATGGGATTGTGGCTAATTCAGCTCTATAAAACCAAGATTTTGATCTAGAAATGTATCTTGTCCAGTAGTATTAGTTCCTTGGAATAGATCCATCGTATCAATTTCCATTTCATTAGCCGTTGGCCTTGGAAGGTCCGCCTGAAGAGGTCTTGCAGTGATCCCTGGAATCAATTTAATCTCTTCTAGTTTTGTATTCATTTTGTTTATAAATGTATTAATATCTGTCATTACTGCATCATTATCTATTACAAGATTTTTAAATTGCGATTCGTTGTCCTTTCTAAGATCTTCTAAAAATTGTTTAACTTCAACGGGGAACATTTGCGACCATGTTGTATATGCTTCCATGGCAAATCGATAATCGTAAATTACTTTGTATAATAACTTAAATTCGTCTATTTCTGTATTGGGCTGAGGATTATATCCTTCTAGGAAGGATTTAAATCCTGTATCTGCATCTACTCTTGCAATGTGGGCAGTATTTGCATTATTTATAATTTCAGCAATTTGATCTCTGAATAGGTCTTGGTTAAGTTGTAAATCTTGTTGAACTTCTAAGATTTCAATATTTGATGGACATTTGCCTACGTACACGACATTATCCCCTTGAGATTTCAAAAATGGAGCTGTGTATTTGTTATTTGTAACTTCGGGGAGGTCATTTGTGCTCGCCATTAACTCATCGGATGCACATTGTGTTTGATCTGCATAAATTTGAACAGTGTAATTATTAAAAATGTCATCGGTTCGAACCAATTCATCACCAGGAACTGACATAAATGGTTGGTTGAATAAATTCAACCGCCTTAATTTTGAAGATGGAAGAGTCACGGTTGGCAGATAAACACCAACAATTTTGTTGGCTACAAATGGAATCCTATAAGACTTATAGAAGAAACTATAAGAGCTCATAATAAGATGCTAATTAAGATAGCGTAATGTAATTTACCGTAATTAATAACTTTACGCTTCCTGTATTTCATTAGGATAGTGTATTTTATTTATGTATTCCATTAATGGTGTATTATTTTCATTTTCTTTAGAAGAAATATAGCACTCCCTCTTTATCTTTAAATTTCTAGAAGTGCAATGTTCAAATATTGTTGTATTAGTGCATTCTACAAATTCTAATAGTTCAATCGAGTCTGGAAATTTATTAATTTTATAGAACCAAGCATCATTCTTGCGTTTGGTATAGAGTAGGTTGAAAAAGTCCCGTGTATGTATCTTTACTAATTGATCTAATTTTTTAATTCGCGTCAATCCCACATAAAAGGAATTGAGGCTACTACAGTCCAAATTCAACTCTACTTTATCATCGGGTATGGTAAGTCCTTGAGCGGCATGATATGTACTGGTAAGCTCTTTCAGGGGGTATTGATATAAAGTCTTGTAGCCTATGGCTTTCAACGTATTCATTAATTGTTCCGATACAATATGAGAATTTATTGCTCGTTTATGGATAATCTGTTCTCTTTTTAAAGTTTCGTTATATATATGTAGACGACATTTCCCGATATTGAGTAATTTTACTCGGTACATATGTATATCATCTGGAATAAATACATAATACTTATCTTTCACGAGTATAAGATATGTCATAAATTTAGAAAGCTTCAACGTATCCAACTTTATATTGTCACCATCACAAAGAAATGATTTTTGGTAAGGAATGTTGTTATTTTCAAGATATTGTTCGTATCGTTGATTCCGAGCCTTTATCAAAGTGTGATATTGTGCAAAATACATAGAATCAAACGATTCTTCAGCATGAAAATACTTTTGCAACAATTCATAAATTATATATTTAATTTTAAATGTTATCTTTTTATCATTTTTAACATCAAATAGATTGGTAAATTTGTCTAATATACTAATGAATTGACCATCTTCTTCTTGCCTCACCTTTACAACTAGTGAGTATATTTGACTGAAAGTAGAAATGAGATCAAAGTTTCCTCGATTATGAAATCTGCTAGCGTTAATCGAAACTTGCTGATATCTATCTCCAATAAAGAGGATATGTTTCTTATGAAATCGATGAAGGCAATACAAGAAATATATGTACATGGGTGAAACCACCGAATCTTCATCCAATATGTAAAGGTGTCCAAGTGGTAAAAGTGATTTTACTATATCCTCTATCTCTTTGCATTTCTCCTCAAGTGTCATATCCTTGCTGTTCCAAAAATTGATGGCTTTATAGTAGTTCACGCCACACATATTCATAATGAACTTGCAACAGTTGATGGAAGTGCCTTCAAAAAATAAGCGGTCCATGTTATCTCGAAGGTTGTTGGTGTATACGATATAAGTAGAATTTTTCTTGTACGTAGTAAGCAAACAAGATATCAGAAAGGTCTTACCGGTACCAGGGGGTGCGTCAATACACATGGCACTCCCATTTGGGTTATTTAAATTTTTATAGATATCTGTAAATACGTTCAATTGTTCTGCGTTGAGAGAATTGAGAATTATCTTTAGTTTTATCAGGTTATCACAACACTGATTACGCACCATCTCTGGAATTTCCGCTTCGAGTGTACTCCAATTTAACGTATTCCGAGTTGCTTCGAGTAGATGAGCAAATGGAATTTCGGAGAGTTTTACTAGTTGTTCAAAACTAGTAAGTTTTATTTTTAGAAGGTCTACTTGCTGGAACATTTTAACGGATTGGTATTCTACCTTATCCATGCTATGCTAAACAATATATTTCTACATTATTATTTTATATTATTAGGGGTCAACTTATACGAGTTCAAAAATTAATTATACCGTTTTGGTCTCGTTGTCATTATAATTCCATACTGACTATTAGGGTCATGAATTTGACCGTACTTGAGTACAAGGTTCATGGGCAACTGTTTAATGTAGTCAATTAACTCTGGATCGTTCTCTCCTACAATGTAGATAGACGAATGTTCGTCCAAGGCATTGAGTGTCTTGAACAGTAGATCACAGGGGATTGGATTTTTGTAGTCGTTGGATAATTTGATGCATTTTTCTCTCCCAGAATAAATGTGGAAAATGCTGTAGAGGAAATTTCTATAGTAGAGCATCTTGTACACCCAATGAGACTTGTATTTGGGGATTATGAAAATGTAAAAGTAGTTGCCTGTATATATGGTGCATACAGTAAGTAAATTGGTAAGCTTGTGAAATGCTCGATCAATAGACATTGTTAATGGTTCCAATTCATCCATGTCAGGTTCGTAAATATATCCAATCAGTCCAATTCTATTAGGTAAGAAATTTATAATATTTTCAATGGGATGATGATTATACTGCTGACTTTCCATGTTTAAAAGTTCGTTTTCACCAGGTAATAACAATTCCATCCCAAGGCTTTATATCTATATATTTTAAGAAATATTTATCTTATACTCAATGATTACAGTTATCTACGTTTCCAACCACTTTGCTTAATAATATTGCTTTTTCATGTTTCGGGTTGCTTTCGATGGCCTTCGAGTGGGCTCATGGACTTCGTCGAATTGGGGATTTTCCACACTTGACGCGTGCAAATGTTTTGGGTCTAGAATAGCATCTATAAATTTCGGCTTCGTGTCAATCGTTGGAGGTTCAATTGGCTTATCGTCTGGATTGATAGGTTTATCCGTTGGTGGTTCTGTGGGCTTCTCAATTGGCTTTGTGGGTTTGTCAGTGGGCTTATCAATTGGCTTTGTAGGTTTGTCAGTAGGAGGTTCAATTTGATCTGTAGGTTTATCGATTGGATCTGTAGGCTTCTCTACCGGTTTCGTAGGTTTATCAATTGGATCTGTAGGCTTCTCTACCGGTTTCGTAGGTTTATCAATTGGATCTGTAGGCTTCTCTACCGGTTTCGTAGGTTTATCAATTGGGTCTGTAGGTTTTTCTATCGGTTTCGTAGGTTTATCAATTGGATCTGTAGGTTTTTCTATCGGTTTCGTAGGTTTATCAATTGGATCCGTAGGCTTCTCTATCGGTTTCGTAGGCTTACCAATTGGGTCTGTAGGCTTCTCAATTGGGTTTGTGGGCTTCTCTATCGGCTTCGTAGGTTTCTCAATTGGATTTGTAGGTTTTTCTACTGGTTTCGTAGGTTTATTGGTTGGTTTTCCGGGTCGATCATAAGGCTTTGTAGGTCTCAAGGGTGGTCTGTTAATTGTGGGCTTTACTTCGTGTGTCTTACTGGTAGTATCACCACCTCCTCCGCCACCACCAAAAGAGGCCCCAAACATTCCAGTTCTAGCCATTCGATAAATTAGATAACCCAATAACACGAGTATCAGGATAATTAAAACAACAATAAATACAAGTTCGACTTCCATGTCTAAAATACAAACCAATAAGACGCCAAAGTCTTATTTGAGTTATTTGATATACTATAAATGATTTAAATAGGGTGCTTTATAACTTAATATGAGTTATACGAATAAAGACCTAGATAATGCAATTACATATTCAAATAATAGATATCTATTAAGATTAATCAATAAACTATACGAAAAATCACCACATCTAATATCTCATTTAAAATATAGCATACAACGAGCAGACCCTGAAACCGACTATTATTTTTCTAATAGTTTTAAAAACAAAGCCATAAAAGTAGATGTAGTCATTCCAGAAAAACTATGCATGAAGCTTTCGTGTAACCCAATCAAAGGAGAGACTACATGTACACGAAAAGATGAGCCATCTTATTATGGCATTGGCGACGAAGCAAACTTTCAACTGCGATGCCAGCCATCTTGCTTCAATCTAGTCGACAAACCTACTGTCGTAGAAGAAGGCGAAGAAGAAGAAGTTCAAATGGTACGCCTTACATATAATAACGATTACGGGTGCGTAATACTACCAACGTCTAGCATTTGGCACGAAAATCCATTCTACCGATCAAGTGCAGTATACGAACACAGATTGAATGATCTTCCAGCTGGGTTTAATCAAGATACGTCAGATCATTCATCTTTCAGCCAGATAACATATAAGTACAACAAAAGTTATTGTGATGCATTCTACGATACTTGGAATGAAGAAAAAGAGACATGCAAACCCCTTTGGTGGGAAAGAGTGTTATATGCAGTAGTCGGAGAGCAGATCACCAAACTGGCAAAAGCCGGAATTGTGAGCATCAACAACGGATTCAAGACTGATTACCCCCCTATAGATTTACCATCACCTCCCGATGTTGAACCTGAGTGGACCTTATTTGGATGGAGTCATGATATTGACGAATCGTTTATATTACCATCTTCAGATTTTGAATTCAGCGATACAGATATCACGTCATTGTACAGGGAAGTAAAAATAGAAAACACTCCATTATCACGAAACCTTCACGAGGAGAGCATGCGGCTGATAGAAAAGATAAAACGAAATCAAGGACAGATATCCACCGACCTGCGTAGAAAGCTTGAAAGTGATTATACATTAGTTATTGACGGTCAAGAATTAGGAGAAGTTAACAAAGTAAAGAAGCACAACACTAAAGCAAGATTACAATTAAGATCCCTGACGAACAAAGAACAGGAAGATATGGACATCGTAGAGTACATGTCAGCTATTATTGGTGGTTTATTTGCTTCGGTGTTTACGCCTGACTTTTGGGTGGATATAGGAATTGGTATAGTATCTGACGTTATTTTAGATGAAGTAAAAGTCATATTCAGACAACTGGCTAACGACATCATTCCTAAACTAACCGTAAAAATATTAGAGGCGTCAGGAAGTGTACTGACCAAGGTATTTGCAAACAGTATAATATCTACTGTTACGCAGACATTTTCCAAGATCATGATCAAGACCGTAAGTAAAGTAATGATTCAGCTGGCCAAGATTACCGCAGAAATTGCATCGGTGGTGGGCGTTATATTGGCCATACTGACCATCTTCGATCTCTTACTGTCCTTATGGGATCCCTTGGGCTTCAACAACAAATTCGATGAAGAGATATTGAGAACCGTCACTTCGTCATCCGATGTATCTCTGCGACAGAGTTTAGGGGTTGCCATCCCCAAAATGACATTTTCTCTTATGGCCAACATGATGCTTTCTCCAGAAGAAATTATCGACCAAAGTTTGAACTGTTATAAATATATTTACGAATATTTGAATTCGCTGGATGTAAATTCTGAAGGGTCCAGAATCGATAAAGGTCCGGTAATGAATATAGGCGATACAAATAAAGAAGATGTCAATAATGCGTCGATCGTGAATTCTAAATTGGTAACACCACAAGAATTGAGAGACTACGAAAAGAATCATGCGTCAAGAATGCAATTTTATAGAAGACCTCGAAATATAGTGGTGGGTCTTGCTGTCATTGCGACCCTCTTCATGTTCATAGATATTCCCTTCATGTCGCTGCTTGTGTTCGTTGTCATGGTTATCGTTATCTGTATATTTTATCTGAACAGCTCTACAATCAACGCAGAAAATATTCTCGATAAGATTTATAAATTTTCTTTATAGTATTGGGTTTGTATTGCGATGTGGTAGAGTAGCTTACTTCAAGAAAGTAAAAGATCGAAAACTACCACAAACATGAATCAATTGCAAAAACTCATCCCTCAGCCAACTCCTGAATTTGCTCAAGCGTTGCAGATGTTCCATACTCGAATTCCAGATTATACACTGAACAAACTGAGAAATTTCACTAATTATAAAGATGAGGGTAATTTTATGGAAGTCATCAAGAATGAATTGAAGATCAATAATTCCAAGCCAACACCTCTAAAGTATGGAGAAATTAAAAACGCTACCAATGTAGAGATCGAGGATGGTAGTATATACGTCCAATGCAACCCCTCTCCCAGACCTCAGAAGCACGAGTTCAACACTGGACTGGTCTTCTATGTACCGCAGAATCATGTACTCATCATCCATGCCGACCATGACGTTCGTTATACATGTAACCCAGTAGTCATCGATTCCGTTACCCGAACCAACATCATGCTTTACATAGATACTGTAGCACTTAAAGAGTCCATGCGTATAAAGTTCCACTTGGATCTATTCTACACTTCTAGCAAATTTACTTACAATGGTGAGAATTATGCTATCAAGAACGGCAAATCTATCAATAATTTCAAAAACTGCATCACTGGATACAACTTTGAGGTCACCGATACTGGAGTGACTTCGCCCGAAGTAGACATTTCCATCTCCAAGAACTCTGCTCTGGCAATTTTCAACCGCAAGCGCGAACATCGCATCCAAAAGTTCCCTATGATGGGAATGTACTACAAGAAGGACGGATCTGTCGTGCATAGCAAGTTTAACGAAGGAGAAGGAGATAAGACCATTAGTCCCTGTTCGATTGCCCTGGGAAATCTATCCTTTGCAGTTCTAGGAAAGTATATTTCCAACATTACACTGGCCAAGGTAGAGGTAGCTCCTTCCTCAGCACACCCCACCAACGGTGGTTTTAATGGATGGTTTGACATTTATGATGAAAATTACGATGTTAAAGTAAAGCTTTTCAAGGAAGCCCACAAACTTTACCATTGGGAGGCTAAACTTGGCAAAATGCTAAAGAGTTTTGGTATTTCTATCGAAGGTGATGAAGATGTGATGCGCAAACTGAGGTCAGTCATTAATACAAAGAGGATTAAGCAATTCCAAAGCAACCTTCTAAACTACAAGGAATTCAAGACTATTGATGAAGTAGTTGACATCTTCAACTCGTATGATGTTGGATATTTCCAATCATACGAAGAAAAGCTAAAACAAGCTGGAGAAGAACTCAATAAGTTTACTTCTATCTGCAACTTTAATGATACTGATTCATCAGAGGCTGAAGAGTTCAGTGGAGATGAAAACAAAGAAAATAAACCCACAGAATCAACACCTGATTTGCTGTGTTACGAAGAAGATGCGACTACATTAAATGAAGAGGAGCTCTTGACTGCAAATGTAAGTCTAGATGATGAAGAAGTAGATGAGACAATCAATCGATTTCGATTCCCTCTGAAGCGCGCAAGAGAAGAAATTGCAAAAATGAACAAAATTAAAGCAGAGGAAGAAGAGGCATGCTACAAAGTAGACGAAAGTAGTGATACCAAGAAAGCTAAGACTTCTGAGTAATAACTTATAGATATGTTTGAAGATTAAAATAAAATAGTACATTTAATTGATTTCATATTAGATTTAATTTTTAAAAAATGATTAAATCATTGATGGTGCAATGGGAAGCTCGCCAAGATAAGGATATGATATCTTATCAGTGCGGGGAGAGTATATATATATCAGATTTAGATTATGAGAAATACTTTTCCCTTGACAACCGAGAAGCCTACACCGAAGCCGTTTTTGAATATATTGAAGGTGAATATGGTGGATTTGAACGAGATATTATATATTACGATAGAGAGCATTGTACAGGAACTTCTCCTATAGCTTTCAATTTTCAGACTGGAATAATGGACGTAATTACAGATAGTGAAATATTAGATACGTTAATTTCAAATAAGCTTTCGATATACAACCCCAATTTATGTATTACAAATTCATTATATTTAAAAGATGTATTAATATATTTATTTTCATCATATAAAACAATTGAAGGCTTAGCATACGTATTTAAAGGTATTTTATATGCTTTATCTGAAATAATTCCATTTTATCTTAAACAGGATATAATTATTACTGAAGAAAAAATATCTTTACCTTTTTCTCATACGTTCTTGAATTGGTTTGAATTAAATAGCAATACGCTAAAGTTCTATTACTCTCAAATAGAACATACTTGGTATGCCAAAGACTGCCAAACGACACAATACTAAAATAACTGGTCAATACGATGAAGCTTTTTACAAAAATAATAGTGATGTTAATAATAAAAAGAAGGAGAAGCGGAAAGAAACTGACGACGAAGACAATTCAGTCGTAATTCCTCAAAATAGTACCAATTTGTGTCAGTTATATATAAATAATAACAATAATATAGAAGATACGCGAACCGTTACTGTTTATATGGGTAGAGTTCCTTATAATATTTCTACCCAATTTAATCCAGTAGATGATTTTTATCACTATTTTAAAAGTACCATGAATAACTTGTGTGGATTTCTAGATGAAAAGAACATTTCTTTAGAAACCCTAAAGAACAATCCAGCATCTGCCGCATGTCATTTATTCTTATCAATGTTGTATTATAACAATATTGTAATTCCCCGCAAATTGAAATTACACAAGTTTGATTCGCCAGTTGTTTTAGGGGAGGGTATCTTTTACATTAACAAGTATGATAATAACGAATTAAACATTTACATATCAAATCAAATCATCCAAAATTTATTTTACAAAGATACTACGTATGACGTTACATTTAGTCGAGTCATAAATACTGCGCAATATTGTATAAAACAAGAGCTATCATCAGATAACAGTTCAAATTTAGTTATTTCTGCTGAAATGTATAGACATTTGGTTATATTATTTACTATATGCGATCATGCTGCTACCCATTTCATAGAAGAATATTTAACAGGCAAAACCGATTGGATTCACCATCAAAACTTTGGAAGGGGCATTTCTAATTTTACCACTATCAATTCTATCTTCACGATATCTGCAAACATCAAGACTTCGTCCGTTATGCCAAAGATGTATGCTGACATACAAAGAAATTGCGATTATGGAAATTCAGTATTAAACAAACTTACTAATGTTGAGGGGGATGCTCCACTACCTGGAGGAATTATGCCAATACAGTCTTTATTAACTAATATATATTAATTTTTATTTCAGCAAAATGACTTCGGATGGGCATTCGGAGTCGTCCCTGAAATATAAGCTGGAGTATAATATGGAACTATTGAAGAAGCTAAAGCCTATGAAATTTGAAGATGACGAATTCCACAACCCAAATTCAGCAAATCTCCATCAACCAATGAAACCCAAACCTAAACGTACTTACGAAGAAGACGTGGAGGAGTGCGATATGATCAAGGCTGTTCTAATAGACTATTGTACATCATCTATGGAATCTTTGGGGGAGATTTGTAATGTCGAATTCAAAGGAAGGGAAGACGTATTTCAGATGTACGCCTGGTCTGTATCAGCTACTGAAGCTTTTCGGCTGTCTAGAAATGATGGTATGTTTTACATTAGTTACAGAGGGGGATTCTTCTATCCCATAGACACTTCTACAAACATCATAATGAATTTAAATACAGAAATTACCCCTGCTATATATATGGGAAAGGAAATTCAGTCTGGCATGACTTTAAGTCATCACAATAAAAGCAACTCTCTGAGTGCCACTGCTTGCAATTTCATACAGGCAAGCACTCACGAGGTTCATATTCCACAATAAAATTGAAATCTGTCCAAGTCTGAGTTTTTCACTTATCCGATAGTATTTACAATGATATTTAGCACCTTGAACGCTAGAATTATCGGTCCTACAAATTTATCAATTAATTTGTATTGTAAGTTGATTATACTTTGTTATTTTTTTTAAGATGAAGTACTTATTCGTAAAGATTATTTATATTGTCATATATATAGTTAAATAGTCCACGAGGAGCGATAATAGATAAAAAAATGCAGTTTAAGTCTGATGTTTACATTACTGGAGCTTTCCAGGGAGATATTCTGAGCAAAGGAATTCATGACGAAGTCTACCTACTAAATCAAGAGGAGTATGGTGTAGTACTAGTTAACAAGACAAATAGACGGATGAAGGCCGAAATTCAAATTGCTGGTAACCATGCTGGAACCTTTGTGGTTATGGGCAATTCAAAGGTAGTAATCCAAAGACCTATTGATGTAGATAAGAAGTTCCAGTATGTCACATTAGATAGTTTGGAGCTCGACCAAATTCAACACATCAAGAATATGGCAGAGTTCAATCTTGTCCAAGTTGTTGTAAAGTACGAAAAAGATGAAATTCCTGAATCTAACATCAGTAGCCGAGGCATACGTGTTGAAGTTGACGGAATGGACTCAGGTAGAAGCACAGTTGATGGAGGTACCATCCTATCCAAGAATTCATCGGGCCAGAGATTTAAGAAGACTACAAACTTCGACACCATTGACAACTATGACTCTTTCAATTACGTATTACTGACCAAGCATGAAAAAGTGGTCTCTTCTAGTGGATTCATAATTGACAATTGATATTTTAGATGTGTAATGACTTAATGATTGCAAGTTTGCTAATGTGGTATAAAAATTACAAGTTTGCTGATGTAGTATAAGACTTAATGATTGTAAAAATTACTGATATATTATAAGATTTACTGATGTATTATACCATATATTGTAAGAGTTAATGATTGTAATGTTTACTGATGTATTGTAATATTTAATTGTATAATAGATAGTTAAATGGGTTCACTGATTATTAATTTTTAAACATTTTATTTAAAAAAAAGACATTATTTATTCATTTGTGCACATACAATACTTATAAAACATTGATGAGGTTGAACTACCATGAGAATAGAAATATTTACCATTGCAGACAGTGCTCACTGGATACCTGCACACGTCCAAGTTTGATTTCAATGAATTGTCTATAGCCTCACTCAATCGTCTACACTCAAACTGGTTATTTGCTATCTTGTATACAAGTTTTAGGCAGTTACAAATAGCACATGACTTATCATAGTGGATATCCTTATCTAGACAGTGCGCTTCAACAAATTTGAGCCGGTCATTAGACATTTTAATCTTAGTGATAAGATTATAGAACCTGGGAACATAATGACTCATGAACACACTCCAAGGGTATAGATAAGAACTGTACATGTAATGCTGAGCTTGTGGAATGTAGATGAAAATAGGCACGTAGGCGTATTTCTTCAAAGTCTCAAATACGTCACCGTAACATCGATTCGACGCGTTGCAAGAGATCTTCAAGTTTGCAATGTCTACTATTTCCACGACATTCTCCTCGTTGAGTCTACAGACGCAGACGCACAATCCACACAACCCCTTGCTCAAACCACCATCCAATAGATAGTTGAACTCCATGACGATGAAGTGGGTGTTCTTGTGTCCACTGTCTTGACCCAGCAGCGTACAAGGTAAGTTCTTAACTGCATCATTATACGTCTTCAACCATTCGCTCTTGCGTGAACTGATAGATTCATCAACTTCTTTGTAGATCCACTTGGCAGGATTACTGCGAGCCAGAAAGTCTAATTGCACATTCTTCAATTTGTTGTTCATATTTGAGTTAGAATTAAAGGGGATCCACATTATTTGGGAGAATGCAACTCTATCAAGGTAATATGGTATTTTGATAACAGAATGTTCAAGAGTTATACTCTTCTTGATGGTCCGACTGTATTCATCATTGAAAATCTCCTTGCTTCTAATACAATTAATGTCAGATTTGATCAGCTTGCACACATCATGAAGTTTATAATTGTCATTCTGAATATAAAATTCAGCATCTTTGATGATGCAGTCTACTTTTCTTAATTCTTCTTCATTTGATCCAACAATTTCGTTCTTGCTCTTATCTTCATCATTGTTCATGTCTAATTCGTGATCAGAAAATAGATCAGTGTCATCATTATCTATCATCAGGATATCATCTTCACTCTCACTGGCAGTAAAAGTATCATCGTCAGAGTCATCGTCCAGTTTGATGACGAAACTCTTGATTTTTTTACATGAATTCATCTCTGCAATATAAATTAAATTATAAATAAAAGGTAACTATAATAAGTCATGATTACATCAATCATAAATGCCATTACAAATGGAAACTACAGAAAAATTACAGCTCCTGAAAAATCAATTCTCAAAGTCAATGTAGATACAATATGGACAGAATTATCTAAAATGGACATTCCTACGGAATTAGTACCAATTGTCAAGTTTGACGTAGAAAATACAATACGATGCTTACCGTTAAAATACAAGATTGGGTATATATTAACTAGCCTATTCAATATATTCAATGATTCTTCTAATATTGATTTACTTTATGATCCTCGTAGCAGGGTAGATGCAGATACCAAGCATATTATAGATAAAATGATTGATTCTATGGATAACAATAGAGATGTAATGTACTATTACCGAATTGTACTCTCGCCCAGCTGCAAGGTGGATCTGCCGTGGAATGATTATATTCTGTCGAATATATCTTACGTCAAATCTAATCAGCGAATGGCGGTATCAAATACTTTAGATTATGATCTTATCTATAATAAAGTTATGAATATCCTGACCAATGACAGAGAGTATATGACTCATTTGTTCAACGAACATCGATTTCGCTCACATTTTATAAACGAGACCAAACCGGCTAGTATCTGTATCAATGGAACTGCCTGTGCTGGCAAATCGTCGTTAATCAATTCCCTCCTAACGACAATAAAAATGAATTACGATGAAAATTCTTTTATCATAAAGAGTGGTCGCCTTGGAGCATGGAGAGGGAAAGATGACAATCAGATTTTAGCAATGTCCTACCAATTGACGGCACTGAATGAGGTTCACGATCATCCAACAGCAATCATGGATCGATGCCCTTTCAACAATCTGATCTGGCGGTACATCATGAGATTTATCAACCCATCTGATGACATCGAATCCTTGTGCAAGGACATTTCGACTTATGTTATAAATACTCTATCAAATAACACTGTCAAGACCATGCAACGCTACCCTATTGTAGTGCTCATTGATACTCATATTGAAGAAAATCGAGAACGGATGTACTTTAGAGGTATTGGTGGTGATAGGTACCGATGTTATATCGAAAATTATGTACCTATGCAGAATCTATTTTATGCCCTGTTTGCAGATTTGGCAAACTGGCCCGTCTACAACACTACCATTACAAGTAGCAGTTACCCCACAGATCAAAATGCAAAAATTAAGAGTCTAAAACAGATGATCCTAACCAAAATTGAACGCAACATTGAAGAACGAGGAAAAATAAAATTGCCCATAAAGTTAAGCTACTGTGAAAAGTTTTCTTCTACACAAAAAGAAGATTTTGATGGTGCCAAAAGAATGAAAATATGCAAATAAATCAAATTTATAACTTTTTTATTTATAATAAACAATTAATATTACTATTTACTAGAAAGATCTCGCATTAAATCTATAAAGTCATGGAATTTGTAACCATGTTAGATGCTGCCATTGGCCTGACTGCCATTTATGTACTATATAATCTATTGCCCACCAACATCTTCTTCTTACTCTGTCTGCTGTTTATTTTCTTTTACCTAGTTAACTCGTGTAACTTAAAACAATGCATGCCAACAACTATGATCAGACTATATAGAAAAAGCAATAAGAAGGAAGACGATGGTGGAAATACTGATGATTCTGATGGAACTGATACTGATTATGAAGATTGTGATGACGACGAAAGCTGCAACGACACAGAAAACAGCAATACTACTAACATTAATAAATCAACAAAGAAAGACAATGAAGCTCTGAAAGTGGCATAAATAATTAACTGTAATTTTTAAATTATATAAACTATGTTATTATTGTTGATTTCATTATATATAGTTCAGGATGACTTCTTCTGGTAAAAAAGTAAATGTATCAAAATCTAAGCCTGGAAACAAGGGGGTTCTTACAAAGTATATTCTTAAAAAACTATGCCAACATCAGTTCATAAAAGATAATTTTTCAGAAGACGATGTTAAACTACTCAAACGACTTGTTGCAATATACATTCCTAAGAAAATTACATCCTCTGACGAAGTCCAAGAAGCCATCGAATTAATAGTAGACGAAATTATAAAGCAAAAGAGTATGTTTTTACAGTATGCCATTGAACGTATGAAGGAAGAGATCCACAAAAAAGTCATTGCTGTTATTGATAAAATTATAAAGAGGTACTACAAAAAAATAAATGACAAAAATTAATTTGCAAAGTGCAAACTTTGATTTCTATTATTAGTTGTATTTAATTTGATAAGTTCACTATAATTTTTAAGCGGAGCTGCTATATTAATTTTTTTAAAGTACATAATGAGAGCAACTATAACTACAATTAAGAAAAATATGAGTACTAATTTTGTAATCAATGAAATGCTTATACACAGAATAGTAACAAATACAATAATTAGCGGAACCATAATTATAGTAGGATATAAATAATCACTATTATCTACAGTATCAACGCCTTTAGGCTGATTCTTAGTTCTCTCATCTTGAACTGCCTGAGGATTTGTATATTTTTCAATGTTAAGGGCTCCTCCCAAACTCGTCATTTTAACTTGTTTATATATTCAACTAAATTATTAGCAGATACAAAATCAAATATACTAGGCATGACAATTTTTGAAAATACATTTAAGTTATTAGTTGTTTTATATATTGTATATTTAATATTAATGTCATTATATACCAAAATCAATGGATTTTGTATTATTGTAGAAATTTTTGAATTGAATACGTTATTCACATAAGCTACAAAATGCTCCAATTTCATATATTCTGTATATTTGAACGTATGAGCCTTATCCTCTTCCTTGATAATGATTGGTCGAATGCATGGCCACATGTGCCTATCTCTAAGGTTAGTCGCTGGAATAATTTGTGATTCGCTATAATAATCTAATCTCTTATTCGATACTAGTTTGTTATCTTTTATAAGGATGAATCTACCAGGGGCGTCCACTTTTGTTCTTTCCGTGGGGAAGAATAGACTGCCATTCACCTGTTCCATAATAGCATCCAAGTTTTCTACTTTGAAACCAAGGTAAGCAAATGCAAGGACCTTCAACAGAGAGGTGATTTGCGTGTGTGTTATTTTCTCATACTTGAATCCACGATATTCTTTTTGTATATATACTTTTTTATTGTTAATTTCTATGGGCATAGCATAAATCGATGCTTTTGTTTTTGTTATATAATAGTGTGATCTTAGAAGATTGGTTTCTTCTGAAAATATATTCATGGATATAAAGTTAATCAATAACGTACTTGATTTTAGACAATTAGCAGCGGATGTAGTTATATATGAAAATACCAAGATTCTTAAGACTTGTGGAACTATCTACTTTAATATATTATATGACACGTTTGGGAAGCTTGGCAAAGAGCTTATGCGATTTGGATATAAGGAAGTAACCGTCCAAATTAAAGAAGTATCCCTATATACAAAAACTTCAATTATATTTAATGTCATTAGAATCGTAAGATTGATTGGTATTGAAAAATTAACTATTATATATTAAGTCTTTCTGTTACACAATCTTGCAACGCATATAACATCTTCCACATCTGTTTATTGTATCTATTATAACTTAAGCCTTTTGGTACGTGAATGAAATAATCGTAATCGTATAGATAATTACATGATTGGTCGTCTATTAATAGAGATTGGGTAAACTCTTCTACATTAAACCTAACATTGGCCTGTTTTAACATAAATCCAATTCCCTTATTAGAGACTTGAAGAGCACTGTTTCTAACGATGATCATGTCAAATTCATACCTATAAGCACTCAAGGCATTTTCTAATATATGATTTACGTGTCGTTGGCATCCATGCGACCACAATACGACCAAATCGAATGTTCTTTTTATTATATTAAAGTATTCTTTGAAATTTTCAATTATTATATCCCCATCTCTATTTATTATCGTATCATCTAAATCTATAACTACTATTGATTTTTTAGTTAATTTTTTTTTCTTGCCATAAAAACTATTTATATAAAAATCTACATCGTTGATAAATGATTCTTCATTAAAGTTTTTATCAATGCTTATATATTTAAAGTCTACGTGTATATTGTAGTTTTGAGTCTGGCACTTAAAATCGTTTACATTAAGGAGTATACTGTAGTATCTTATATTATTGTTGATCTCTTTTATGAAATACAAACCTGGAGCATCATCGTCTGAATTGTAGGGTCTAATATGACCAAGTTTAAATACCTGCTTGTAATCGCATCCGCTGACCACGTATACGTGGGTGAATTTATTGTAACATATTGATATAAATCTAACCATTACATCATTAGGTATGACTTCTGCATATTTGCAATTTATAAATACTCCATTCTTCATATTTCCTTAGGTACGATGAATCGGCACTCCAAAAAGTCTACCGCTGCTGTCGTATCTAAGCCCAATGTCAGGAAAAAACAAAACCAATATGACTTATCAACAACGAAACGACGAAAGGTTTGTAAAGATCCAGATACCCCTACAAAGATGAACGCCAATGACGAGACAGGAGTTAAACCGCTAGATTGCAAATTCAAGCCAATACTACTACAAGATGATGAGAGTATTCGGTTTAAACCAAATGTTGAGTCTCTTGAAGAGCCCACATTTCTAAATATTGCTTATTGCGTTCAACCTACCACTACAGATAATACATTGACAGTCGATATCCTTGATTTAAATCCACTAATAAACAGACCAGATGTAAAGAAATCAACTATAACCTTTGACTTCTACATCTGTCTTGTTCATGGATTATCTGAGGAACGATTTATGGATTGTGAATATTGTTGTCAGTTTAACAAGTTTAATTATACATACATCCTCAAGACCAAGTACTATTATCTGACATTTCCACCTCCCATCTGTTACACCCCCAAAGTATTCAATTTCTTGAAACCTTTCTGTGAAACAGCCTATAAGAATGCAACCAGTGCTAAATCTGTTGTTAAGGCAGATAAAGAATTGGAGAGCTATTCCAAGTTTATAAGTATGGACTTTAGTGATGGCAGCCTGTATTCACTTTCAACTGGAAAAACGTCTTACATAAGAAATTATGTATTGGGATTTCCAACCAGCGGTATACGAGCAACCCTTACCATGGATGTGACTTTATCGCCTCAATATGCTATACTACCCCAATGGATCTACGACAAACTTCACATGGCTTGCCCCATAGCCATCATAAATCGGGCCCCCAGTATCAATACTACATGCATTTATGCTGTCGAATTACTCAGAAATCCAGATCCTATGAATTTTACATTAGTTATAAATTCATACGTTGCAGAACGCATGCATGCGGACCAGGATGGTGATGAGCTGACCATCTTTTATTTGAAACATCCAGGAACAAACGAACCCACTCACGAGATTGCCATGGCTATAACTGAACTTAAAAAATTCAGCTGGAAGTATGGAATGCGTCATGACATCACAAATAAACCTAGGTATGAATTTACCCAGTATCTGAAGTATATACTCCATAGATACGATAAGTATTTTTGTAAACATAACAAACTATGGGCTTCACTGCAAGGGAATGCCAAGAAAAAGTGTGACACTATAATGCACTTGGGAAGCTCTATAGCCCCTCGAGAGGTTGACGAATTTATCGATTTATTATCGAATTTTGTGAAGCATTTGGACGTACAACTTCCTTCTATAACAGATCTTCTCAATGGAACAGATTCTGTATTGGATGTTATAAAATCAGGAGCAAAGGGAGAACTTCTACATATGGAAACTTACCTACAACAACTGTTCTCGTGGAACTACAACCGAACTGAACAACTCAAGAAAAACTTTGACAACTACATTCGAAGTGGAGCCGAGATGAGTACAAATGGTGCTTATCAATTTTTGTTTCTAGGTGCAATAAATGGCATATACCTACTTCATGATAACCTGTACTACAATGATAAAGTGATTATGAGGAATGTTTCAAAATTTACTGCTCTAGCAAGCATCATTTACAATGCTAAAGCATGTATTCATACATTCAATTGTTTAGCTAATAGTACTGCCAATAAATTGATATCAGATAAAGAGGTTGAAGACTATCTCAGTAATATAGCATAATTAACATGAAAAAAGTAAGATTTAATGACATTATAACCATCCATGAAGTTGGTAACGAATCAAGAGCTGGTCACTGGGTTCTTGATGCCATAAGAGAACGGCGAGATAAATTAAAAATTAATTATAAAGAATTAAAGATTAGAAAGGAAAAAAATCAAGAAGAAGATGACGATTTTATCATTGAATTTCGTCAGATATCTATATCTTCTTAGCTAGTTGTATACTGTCTTTATGACTTCGTTTATAGTTGGAGCTATATACGTTTTAGTATTATAATGATCAAATGTAATATTTCTATTTGTATGTCTATTAAAATATTGAGCCGTCTCAAGGTCTATATTTCCAATTATTATAGTAGTATTGACTTTTCGTATACTTTGTATTCCTATTTTTTGACCAATAACGTTACTATTGTGAACATTCTGTCGTATTATATAATTAATAGAGCTCTTGGAAATTGGTACTAGCATTTCTAATTCACTGAAATTATCTAATCTAGATAAAATCTCCCGAATTAATGTCTTATTCGCCATTATCTGAATTGACTTCTTCTTTTTCTTGATTCTTATGGTTAGATGTTCATCGTTTAGTATTTGTCTAATATGCTTTTTAGTGAGTTGTTTTATCTCTGAAATTCTCAGATTCGTAGCTAACGTGATACATACAGCTAGAGATGTGTAATAATAAGATCTGCTAATTGTCGTAGCGACACCAAAAAAGTAACTCACAAAGTATTCTATCATATCTTTAATGCTCGATTCCATATCAGCCGAATAATGGTCCACCATTAAGGTGAAATGATTGGTCTTGCTCCAAAAAGAGTTCTTCCATTTTTTCATTTCCTTTATATCCCAATCGTGTCTGCGATACTTCATCATTGTATAAAATATGCATTTTATACTACCATAAGCTAGCATACGTCCTTTTGAATTTTTATACTGTTCTATGCATTTTGCAAGACCCTCTACCGATATGGTATCAATGTCTGGAGTTATATTATTTTTTATATAATTGAGTGTTTTTTGCTGACCTTTTGAAATTGCATTTTTATAGACAAATAAAGAATCATCGAGATCCTTCATTTATAATTGTCTTTATCTTTTTGTATAACGTGTTAACGCTATAAAGATTTTCAAGATCTGCACTCCTTTTATTATTATTACTCTTAATGTACATATGAGTAGTCTTGTGAGACTTGTGCCCCATAAGCGTCTGTGCTATTTCAATCTTGTTGGTGCGTTCAAATAACGTTGTTGCTAAATAGTATCTCAGGGAGTGCATGCCAAAACCCTTAGCTGGTAACACACCTTCGTTTGCATATTGATAATACGTTTTTAAATGGTTGTGTAGAGCTTGTTTTGTAAATGGGTATAATCTTTGATCAATAAAATTGTTTATATATAATTCGTAACGTTTTTTACATCCCTTATTGATTATGTAATCAATAAGATCTTCGAATTCTTTATAATATACAACTTGCCAGTCTGTATTATTCTTACGTTTTACGCTAACTACTGGTTTCTTTTCACTTAACTCTTGTAGTGTTTTCATCGTTATACTGCATACTTCATTTATTCGAAGGCCCGAATAAGCAGATATGAGTATGGGCCATTTATATATAACATTATCATCTAATTTGTATTTTACAAAATGAATTAACTTTTCTATAGATTCTAAATTCGACCCTCTAATCTGATCTCTTTTTCCGTAATGATCATCGAAAACTAGAGAATTTGGAAGTATCTCAGTATCCGGAAATAGATATGGCTTTAACCGGTTAAAGTATCGAGATACCGTGCTAGCCTTCAGCCTTCGAAAGTACAGAGCTCTCAAAAATATCTTTGCTCTATCGTCTTTATTATCTATCGACATCAAGTCATTATCGTGAATAATTTTTGCTATATATATTGGTATGTTTATGGTCTTGGGTTTATACTTCAGTGTCTGAATGTCTTTTTCATATTGCGTTGCATTTATAAATTCCATGAGTGCTGCTACTATAATATATTAATTTCATTAAAAATTAATAAATCACTAATTTGGAATTATAGTAAAGTCAAATCCCAGTGGTGTATACTTATCTAAATCTGTAAAATTACATCTTGATGGGCCGATTGCAGGATCCATCATACCCATTACTACATTTATAATCTTAAACGAATTGTACGCTTCAATCTTTCCATGTAATTCATTATAAGTATCACTATCAATCATTATTGTAGTAAATAATAACTTTTGCATCAATATATCCATATTCTGATCGAGTGTGAGATTGGGATTCAATTGCCATATCTTATCATATTGAACTTCAGGTATAGTAGCAATACTCAGCACACGATGGGGAGCATTCAAATTATCATATACGCGTAGTGGATTTAACGGGAAATAAAAGGAGTCTTTTGTAATTGCTAAAGGTATATTTATATTTGGATTTGCTGGCTTTGTAAAGACAGTAGCCGTCTTGTGAATCACATTTGGTGGGTTTACGTATACAGCATGCATATTTCCATCAATTTTATTTATATGATTAAACATGGATGAAAATATATTTATATTTACAACATCATCACTCTGAATAATATAATTGAACTTATTAAATTCTGCCAAGTTCAATGGTGGAATGGGGGCCTTACTATTAAAAATATCAGTAAATACTACAAAATTAGAACGCAGAGCGTCAATTACATCATGATACATTATTATACACTACATAATAGTTAATCTTCAAACGTCTTATATGTATCGAGAATAAACATTCTCTTTAAATATGGTTTTGTAGAAACTAGATTATATATAGATAATTCTCGATTCATAAATGAATCTTTTGAAAAAGAAATTAACACTAGACACACAAATGTTATAATGAGCAGCAGCCAAATCATTTTATTAACGAGACCTGGACCTGGACCTAGACCTAGACCTGGACCTAGACCTTGATCGCCTGCGAGACCTAGAACGATGCCGGCTACCAGAGGGAGGGCTACTCCTTGATCGAGACCTAGACCGAGATCTAGACCGAGATCGTCGCCTAGGACGTCCTCTCACTTCTTCAAGTTCCACAGTTTCGAGTTCTTCTAAAGACATACTGCTACTAATTATTACGCTACTTAAGAAACTAAATATTGCCAATATTAAATTTTATTTTCACCTTTAAGATAAACTCTTATACATTAAAACCAACTAAATCATTAACTAGACCTCTTGATAAAATTACAAAGAGTGCATTTCATAATAACAGAGAAGGCTTCGTCTCCACGACGAGTTTGCTCTACAATTTTTGTAAATTTGTGAATACACGATATTTTGATCGAAGTATCAATCTTTGGACATTCCTCCTCAACATGAACAGAGTCTATAGGAGGTACTGCAAATGCAAAATTAGTAAACTTTATAATCATCATGTCGTCATTTTTTATGTTGTTGGGTACATTATCAGAAGACTTGAATAATACGTTCAACTTGTCAAGATTGAATTTGCTCTTGCCACTCGTACTTGACAAGGTGCTGATACTTCGTCTTATCTTAGAAGATATCGTACTGCATTGAGAATCGTCGTCTTCGTCTTCTTCGTTATTAATCGTACAATATTCATCGTCCGTAATCGTAGAATAGTCCTTATGGTCTACATCCATATCTTCATCATCGTCAGAGAATATACCAGATTCCATAGTCTCTAGCATATCATCATTTTCGTAATCGCTACAATCCGAATTCATACTGCCTGCTGCAAATAAAAGAAAAAATTAAATTTTATTTAAAATCAAATTCTTAATCATATTAAATACTTCATCAATCGTTAGTATCCTATCAACATCTTCACTACTTTTAGATGTTATATTTGATGAGTTTCTGTACAATATAAAGAGGTTGCTATAATAAGACACATTCAAATATAATATTATAGTCAACATTAGTAATATCAGAATAATGGATAAGATCATGAAAGAAATCATACTATCAGACACAATCACCGAAGACAACTATCGTATCATAAAATATAACAATAAGATAATTAGGGATCTAGGATTATACCTAATATTAGATAGATGTAGCAACATTTATATATTTATTGATGTAAGATTGCCAATACTAAAAGATCAGGTATTAGTTATGGATGCAACAATAAAAACCCAAACGTCTAAGCTAGACGATACATTCCAATCACTAGTTAACACTCTCACTGAAAAAGAACGACACGATTGTAATTCGTATCGACCTAAAAAACGCAAGCGTACCTAATTAGCTCTTTCTTCAATGAATTTCTCCATATCAGCTACTTCTCGTTTCTTAGCATCCGTCATTTCGTCCTTATCGTCCATCAAAATTTCCCGTGCAAATTCCATCAAATTATCAATCTGGTTAAATCCAATCTTGCTTATATGGACCCTGCATACAGGGCATGTATCTTTTATGTCATACCATTTGCAGATACACTGATCACAAAACACATGCCCACAATTGAGTAGTTGAGGATAAAGGGCAACGGACCTACAGATGAAGCATCGTAGACTTTCATGTACCAGGCGAGTTCTAAACCTAGGCAGTATCAGATTTTGATTTACGAGTAAATTTACATATTTTCTTTCCTTTACCAAATCTAAGGTTTTTTCAAAGAGGTCGTCAAATATCACATCTTTATCCTTCAACTTAAGCTCATATTCATTGATTTTTTGCATTAGAATATCCTTCTTGCTTTCATCACCGCCAATAGTTTTCTTAATTTCAAATATAGAGTTCTTTAGGGCTTTCATTTCATCTTGTACATTATAGATCGCCTCTCTATTCTCCTTAACTTCCTGCCAATGTAAGACTATGCATTCGGTAACCTCCTTTATCGATTTGGATATCTTCTGAATTCTAGCTTTCATATCTCTCATTTGAATATTCTTCAGTCTCTCACTCCTCCTCAGTACTGGTGGTTGACTACTGGTAGTGGCAGGCATTTTCTGAAAAAAAATTAAAGCGATTCAAAATATTTTAAAAACTCACTCTTGGTAATAAAGCAGTCAAATAGAGATTTATCTGGTCTAATTTCTATATTCTGAAGGTTCTTATTTAGAAAAGAAACCTTTACCACTATATAATTCCAGATGGTATCATCTATCTTAATGCTTCGTTTCATCAATTTTTTAATATGTTTAATGCCGAGGTCAAGTCGTATTGCCACTACCTTCGAAAATTTACACCCATCAAACAAAGCTAGACTCATACCAGCATCACTGACATTATAACTTAGAAAATTTACACAAAAATCACTTATGTTCACATCTCTAAGAATCGTAAATATTCCAGAATTAGGCTTTATGACTTCCTTTTTTCCACTACTTAGAATTCGTATGTCAATTTCAAATTCTTTGATGATCATAAATTTTTGAAGTAAATCCTTAAACTTGGTACATTTTATAGATTGCTCGTATAACAGAGTCTTATCTCTATACACAACCCCATCAATATAAATATCGTCAGTGTTCATATCAGTAGACCTCAGATATTGTTGATAAACATCATATATCTGTGAAATGCTATCGTATTGTGGTAATTTCATAATACGTTTACTATGAGCCGTCATAGATATGAAAGGATCGAAAAGTTCCATTCTTTTTCCATAAGGTTGAATTCGCAAGTTTACACCATTCCAAATATACAAATCTAACAAAAATAATCGAATTTCGCAATTAATACGACCACTTTTACCGCTCATCATATACTTTATCAGTTCGGTGCGATTTAAGTATGTTTTCATATGTTTATCATATAGAACCATTATAAATTCACCCGTATAGGAATTGCTCTTATCTACAGACAATATATTATTGATATTTATTGGAATTTGAATCTTGGCATTGTATTTATTTGTCAATATAACTTTTGAATTAAGCGGTTTACATATAACTAACCGAATTCCTGATATTCTTGGTTGATATATATAATCAACACTCTCTTGCATTTCATTTACAAAATACAATTTAGGGCATCCACTAGTCATTTTCATCTGAGTGTCAGCCTGTAAAATTAGAGATCCGTTATAAAAGTTATAAATGTTCCACAATACGGATTCTTGTAGTAAATTAAATGAATATTCTTTATTTCTAAGCTTCAAGGCTCTCATATATTCAGGTAATAGCATATTAAAATCATATAATTTTATATAAGAATTACTATCCAATAAAATATATAGTTCGTATACATCGATAAATTCTAACAAGTCGTCTAATTTAAAATATTCAAAGCATCTAATGGGCAATGAATCTGTTTTTTTATCAAAATTATCAATAATGCTAACACATTCATTATAATAATTGTTAAAATTGTTATAATTGGTATTATCAAATAATCTATTATAAAATTTGTACTCCTTTATGAATCTAATTTCTTCCATTTCCATATTCATTTTCGAACTAAAACAAAATTCAAATTCTAGGGGTGTATTCTTTCGTTTGTCTATAATCTCTTCATTTATGCATTTACCCAAAAAATCAATCGATCCATTGCTATTTTTATATATATTTGTATACTTAAAGATCATATCATAAATTTCGATGCATTTACAATTTATATGGTTGTATATCATTTTATATTCGCATACTTTGAATTTGTTTGGAATAAATAGTTTCATAAAGATAACTTGATCTCTATAAGTAAATTGAGATAACCATAATATTAGCAACTCGGGGTTTTTTGAATTGTAATTTTTTAAAAAATTAAAAATGTTCCTTAGTGTTAGTTGCATTTTCTTGATAAAATAGACTCTTATTAATAAGTTATCATATCAAAACATTTTGCATATTTGAATGAATTTGATAAATCATAAATACCAACGAAAAACAATAAATTGTTGGCAACATCTTCAGAATAAATACAAGATTCGCTCGTATTCAAATTGTAGAATTCATATTTTTGAAAGACATTATATAAATTAGACATGGTTAGGCTGGGCAACGAACTGACAGAGAAGCTTGAAGCGGTAACAAGTTCCGGTACATCATTACGATTAAAGAAAGAGTGGTATCTACTCACCAGCCAAAAGGTAAATACGCCAATTTTCATCAAAGCAATTCTATTTTTACTTTCCGGAAGAATATAAAATTCATCCGGAATTATAAATACTGTAGTTACATTTTTCAGTGGGTAAAACTCAAATATAGAAACTGATCGATCTTCTGCAACTTTTCCAGAAACAGAACTGAATAATTTGCGATCATTTAGATGCTTATATGTTATAATTTCATTATATTCGTCAATGCAGACCTCGTTTAAGCTTCTATAATTTATATAATTATATAAATCATTAGAAAATCCACTGTAATGAATCGTTATATTCTTATATGAAGAAATTGCATCTTCCACAGAAGCAGCAACACCATAAGGTCGTATAGTTACAGGTTCGTTAATCTTGAACGTTTCCGTTATATTCTTTTCTATATAAGATTCTATAGTATCTAATATATCTCCGCTCAATGACCCCTCAACCACAATAAATATGTTACACATGACAATCGTCATAGACATATTATTAAAGACGCTAGCGTCAGCAAAGAGAGCGTATAACGAAGTATTTTTTGGCAGTACAAGAATCTTAAATTTCACATCTTCTTCATTCGATATTGCAGATTTCTCCAATATCAGAGGTTTTGATTTAGCATTAAATTTGCTCTTGTATACATTCATGATGGCAGACAAGGCTATGAAAAATTAACCATTATAATTTGAATATAATACACCAAAATCTATAAACTGCACTAATTTATATAATTTAGATTCAATCATTCATATATATGTTTATCTAAAGAAGCCTTGTAATCAATTTTAATCTTACTGTAGAATCTATCCATATTATATGGTCGTTTCCTTTCATGCTCCCTATACCGCTTGTTGTAATTTATACAAGATATAGATAGTTTACACTCTTCAAATTTTAGCAAATCCGGATTGGAGGCAATATTTGAACACTTTTTCTTTATTACAGATATGACTGCTTCTAAAATATCCTCAAGCGGTAGACGATTATATGCATTCAAATCGATAAAGCATACTTGTTTTGGATACTTTTCTGCAAAGTAGGCATACGCAAAATTCTGGATGGATATGTACGTATTCCAATAGGATCGCTCGAAATCGGATCCAGTATTTCGTATCCGCATGCGTTCCTTGACGGCCTGTTCGTTACTATCTACAATATAGATAATCTTAGTGGTTTTCATAAAATCGTCCAATACTACAGTACTTATGTTCGACAGTATGGCTCTCCACATATTCAAGAGAGTGTCCGAATATACACTAACTCCATTTATGTTGTTAATGATTGTATATGCGTTAAAATCTGTCTTTTTTTCAATATTCAAAGTTTTGCAATGTTTATGTAGAGCAATCATTTGCCATAACATACTCCATTGATAATTATTAAATGGAGTTCTATCTGATATCAATACAGATTCCTTCTTGTTGGCTTCTGCAAAATCTTTGAGTATGCTGCTACTAGTATAAAAGTAACCCAGTGCTCCAAGTGGATTAGTATTCATCCCTACATTATTAAAGTATTGATTCGTCTTTACAGACTTGAATTTGTTACAGATTGTAGTCTTGCCAGTGCAACAGGTGCCATCAATAGAGACGATTGGTAATTTTACTAAATTGGTATTAGCAAAAAACGACTTATTGGTAAAATATATATCCTCAATTATATCTTCCACTGTTAAACTCTCCTTCTTTTCGCATTTTGAATGTATAGTCTGAAGGGAAGTGAATCCCATAGACTTCCAATAATCTGAATGTCCTCCCATTATTACAATGGTAATAGCTAAAAATACGGTTTCATCTATACTACTTTATAATATTCATTCGTTATCACTTGAATCGGAATTATGAGTAAATATATTTCCAAAGTTGGAACAATGACTGTTTGAAACTGCAACGTCTTCAATCCTGAGTACATCATGGGACTTTAAATAGTCCGTCAAGTGTTTATTGGGTATAGAAGAGATTAGATCGTGACAGTATTTAACCTCTCTTGGTTTCAGCGGCATCTTTCTAGTCCTTATATCTTCATGATCATAGCCCGCATCACCCGTTTTTATAAACTGATTAAAGTGATAGGCGGCATGATCAGCATGAACATAAAAGTTTAAAAGTCGCGTACTAAGAGTCTTGGACAATACTCTAGAATCGCTAGCCGACCCAACGTAATTATCACCTCCATCACTAGTACCTACAGTGGGAAATATAGATGGCAATCTCATAGACGAGGCGCAATTTTTGGTAGATACTTCTACCTTGTTGCGTAAGTTAAATATAGCTTGCAAATAAGGGATGGATATTCCGTGAATTATGGTGGGTTCGTTGTGTTTGCTGATGCGCACATCCGATTGGAGTATGACAGGTTCAAAGGTCAACATGTCTAAAACCCGATATCGAATACCAGGCAATTTACATAATTGTACATAAACATTTAGAAAAAATTTGAGATATAGATTATCCCATTTATCAATCCCATTATCTAGAGCCGCAAATTCTGATGTTCTAAGACTTCGATTTATGCGTTCCATAATCATAGCTTCAAAAGTGTCATAATTTTCGCAATCCATGATGTGCCTAATCACAACGCTCTATAATAAAATCATCTATAATATTTATATAAATATCATTCACACCAAACTGCGTATTAATAAATTTAATAGATTTTACCAATTTTTTATCTACTACTACCCCTAATCGACCAAAGGTGGCTTCAATGTTGAATAGTGTAGCAACAACAAAAGTATCAGTAATTCTATTGTTTATATAAGCTTTTAATTTCTTACAATTGAACGCATTGCCAATCTTACAGGTATTGAGCTTCCCATCCTTCAGATAAAAGAAGGTACTTACAGATTGGTCGGAAGCAATTAGGGCAACTCGATTCTTCGTGTACGTGAAGCTACGCGAAGGTCTGGTGAAGTATTTGTCGTTGTATCGTTCCGCATATATACTAAACAACTCCAGTATCTTATCACTGCTCAGCGGCGGCTTATAGATATGATAACATATCTCTTCTATATCTCGCTTGGTGAAATCACTCGCCAGTTGCAACTGAACCTTCTTATTTACCGTCCCACCTGCATTACGAATCTCCTCAAGCAAAACCGTAAGTATTGCATATCTGTATTTGTTATACTTTGGAATACCCTCCTTGCGAGACCCATATTTCAAAAATTCAGATTTTTTAATAGTTATGGGTACGTGAAACTTTGACTGCATTGAACTTGCCAGATAAAGCTTAATCATAACACGTCTATCATGAACGCATTGTACGTTTTGAAGGTTGTTTACAAAATCATGCACGCCCACATCCATCTATTGAAATTGTTTAAATTATTGCAGTATACAATTATTTTATATAAAAAGGGGGCGTATATTTCAAGTTTTTAGGTATGTATGTTTAAGAAGTGTTAGTTGCTTAGAATGGAACTCAAATTCTATATATAAATTATTTTTGTAATAGTTATTTTTAAACATATAACAACTTTCATCATTTATATTATATATAATATATGCAAATTCATGAGCGTCCATCCATAACTTGCAGAATTCAAGACTTGGAGGTTGCTTCATTAAGTGCACTATCATGGAAACGTCAGACTCTGAAAGTGACGTTGCCAATTCTGAAGTGCCAGTGACTACTATATTCGTAAGTATGAATATTTTGTAAATGATGTCTTTTGGATCTTGGGTCACGTTTATGGCTTTATAGAAATCCCACAACATTTTGTATTTATATGTATTCATTAATAACGTAGTATACTTCTCTTGTTTTAGTATATTTTTTATTCTTGTCAATTCAAGAGTATTTTGATAAATAAATGCAGCATCGAACAATGAGAAGTTGATATTCAAGTAGTTATTTGCATTCCTGTAAGATTCTAATGGAGTTCTATCAAATTTGAGTACGGAAGCTTCTAATTTTACGGAATTTTCTATAGGTTCTAGCATAAGATTAAGTTCCCTAAATCTTTCAAAGAATTCATCACTTGTAATATATCGCGTTAATGGATCCTTTATAGTATCTGAGAGAGCATTGTAATTCAATCTTGATGCTTTTTGTAGTTTTTCCATGCTATACTTTTCAAGAAAGTCATTTGCCACCTTAGCATCGTTAGGATTCTTAATCTTTATATCATTAGTAAATAGATCCATTGTACGTTTCAGAAACTATCAGACGCCAGATGTATCCAAAACTTAAAGATAGCTAGCGGGGAGGAGTGCCCGGATGCAAGTCCTACTACAGTACGAACAATAAAAAGACTATTTGGCCTCTGTAAAGTACATCTACTGACAACTGCTGAAGTTATTACCAAAGTACTTCACAAGAATAATAAAATACAAAAAAAAAGTAAAGGCCACAAAAGAAAACTTAACTGTGACAAGACCTTTGAAGATGAAGATAGTCTAGATCTGTTTAACGACTTTGAATCGATCGACTTTGAAAATGCGATAAGTGAAGAGTCCAGAACCACGCGTCGAAATGCACACTACAAGTCTACAGTACTGAATATCATCTATTATCTCATGTACTATACGTATTATAACAAGGTGCCCAAATATGTGGGGTATCAATATATAATCCAAAATAGCAAAGCCAAACAGTACTTTCAGGAAAATCCACAGGTAATGGAAGAATTATATACCAAAGAAGAGCTGGCTGCTTGTGAGAATTATAGACATACAAATAGAATTAACAAGATTCATAAGAGAGGAGAATATTTACCCATACAGCACTACAATGCTTTTAGACAATATACCTATACCTACAACTTAGCACTCTTGGTAGATAACAGTATGTCTAAGCTCATCGAGTTTGCATACAATCAATTCAACAAATATTGCATTAAGTACATTGCTATAACCTTAGTGATAAAGCACAAAGAAAAGATAAAGTATGAACAGATGAAACGCAAGAAAAAGAAGCCCGTGTACCCAGAAGCAAGAGGATCCACTCATGAAAAACCCACAAAAATCAAGGCTGATAAGATTAAAGAAGAACCTTTGAACTTAGACGATAGTGCCTACATGAACGACGACCAAGAAATGATAGATATGGTCTATGACCAGCTTGAATCACAAAAGATAGATGAAAATCATCCATTAGTAGGTAGCTATCTGAAATACGACATAGAGGAATTGAAAATACAACTGAAAGAACCAAGCGTACTCTTAAAGTTCTATCAGGCCTGGCTCTTTGAATGTGATTGGGAACAACTGTTCGACTTTTTGGAGAAGCAGTTAGCAACCGAATTCTACTACGCAGCCATGATGAAGCTATTACTCTATCTTATCTGGAATGTTGTCAAGTTAACCTGCATATCGCCACAGAAAAACAGCCACAATAAAAACCTGAGTACGATGTTACAAAACTACATGTATAATGATGTAATTGATCAACTCAAGACCTGGACTCGAATGTACAAATACTCAGAGTATGAATTGGCAGGGCAAGATATAAATAGCAACATAAGAGCCCACGATCTAAAGTCCTTTAAGGACTTGGCCAGAAATACAAGTGATATATATATGCACCTTATATCCAATCCTGTATCATTCACGATCAAAGAAATGGAATTTGATAATATTGGTATAATTATCAAGATTGTAGAATATACCAATGACAACTTCAACAAGCATACTTTTGACCTATTAAGTGTGACCCATACCTACAACAACTACAAATTTGACCTATCGAAGACCTCTTGGAAACTTCGACTTGAAAAGCTTAAAGAGATCTTTATAGCTGCAGGACAACCAAACCTAATAACATCAATAATAACAGTACATCCCATTGAAATAAGAAAAATTCAGTTTGACAACCTACCATGTAGCGGCACTACTGTATGTCACTATATAAGAACTAGTGGTCAGGGGTCAGGTACTCTGTTCTACCGCACAAAGAATAGAAGAGTGAGAAATGGTAATAGCTACAATCAACCATCAAAGAGATTTAGAAAAATAACCATACAAGATTTGATATTAAAAAAGATACCCAAGAATGTAAATATTGAAATGCCAGAATCTCAAGCCCAAGAAACCAAATTTAACCCGTTAGCAACCAATAGCCTAAGTTCAGTGGTTCCGCATAAAACTTTTATAGATTATATAATGGAGAGATTGACAACCCTCAATAGTAGTGCGTCATACCCCCTTATCAGCACTAATCAAGATCCGGGACGAGGTACGTTCAGCCCACCACTACTGCCGCCACTCATCCAGCAGTCGGCGTCGCAGCTGAACCACAATCAATCTCCACTTACATCCCCAATACCGTCACCGGATCACAACATTAGTGAAGAATATATTGGAAGTATATTGAGGGCTAATGGTGGAAATCTAGCCTTTGCAGAATTCAACAAAGATGACTATGTATAATGGAATGTGACAAGAAAACAAAGAAGGGGATAAAATACTTATCACCTGAATTTATCGATTCTGATGATAGTGATGACGATGAGACGCCCACACCTACACCTACAAATAAGAAGAAGCGGGGGCGGCCATCAGAAGACATCAAGCCTGAAGCAAAAAAGCAGAAGATATCGACAACCACCATAAAAACTAAGAAGAGAAAGTCGACTTCAAGTTCTGCCGAGAAATTGAACACTCCTCCTCCTGCTGCTGCTGTTACCACTACTAGTGATGTTGATTCTACATCTACGATTCCAACCGTCCAATCCGAGAAAGGCTCTAACAGCAACGCTGACACAACTAACAAGAAAAGCAACTCATCAGAAGAAAGATTCAAAGCATTCAACGTCATCAATGTGACGAGACTCATCAAACTTCAATACCTGACAAACATCAAGCTGTTATCTTCAAAAGATAGGTCAACATATCTAAATCAAGAAATGCGAACTAATGTAGTTTTAGTTCCAGAAGAGAATCCATTGAACGCTCCTTTAAAAAAATTAAAGAGTGTTGCAATGTCTTCTATTGATTATAATTATGTTACTGTAAGGTATCCAGCTAAGAATAAATTTAATAAATTCTAACATTAATTTTTCTCTTTTATTTTGGTATCCTGTTTCTTATCCAAGTCTCATACAATGGGTTGTCTGGAGTACCATAAAAAGTGGCAACCTCACTATCAAAGTGATAACTGTACATTATGTACCCAGCGTCCCATGCAACCTTAAACTCTTCTGTCATTTCATACTTTGGTAGAGCATTTGTAACATCCTTCCTGAACGTTGGATTCTTGGATTCGTAGTGCTTCCACTTTTCAAACTTCCAATTAATTAGAAAACTATGTTGTTTTGGTGGACAGACTGGAGCCATTTGGGCTATGACTTTAGGTTTGCTGCTCACTTCATAATCAAAGAGCATGTACCCACTGGGCTTTCTGGCATCTGATACTGAATTTCTAAATCTGCATGTATAGAAGAAATCATCTTCCCACATAGGAAGTTCAGTTCCACTGCATGTAATTGTTGCCGAATTATCAATTCTCATAGATCCAAAGGAACCAGGAAATACCAAATTATGATCTCGTAAATTGATATACACAAATTTCTTACTTCTGTCAATATTCATGCGATCAAGGATATCTTTGTTTTTAGAAGTATCCAGCGATAACATCATCTGTTCGTATGTACTATCATAAATGTATCCATGTACAAACAATTCATGTAATTTCATATCTAATATTGCATCGGGTCCTTTACTCCCAGACAATACTCTGTACTTTGGATCTCTTCTAATGGGCAATCCACCATTTTTTCCTATTTTAGTGGCGCACTGCCACCCATCTTCACTTTCTACCATAATTCCATTTTCGATATAGTTTCCTGTTAACAGACAATATTTACATGGGTTTTTTATCTTATCTCCTGGAAATTTTGAGACTATGTCACTGTTGAATCTATCCGATGGTACCGTATCTATATTGACATAAAACAAGTCATCGTATTTGTCGAATTCTCCTATCGTTGGTGCCATGCACACAGGAGTATCATTTATGGTTGTAGCTATCTGATTTGTTTCGCAATCGCACTTAATCTCATTTAGCGGTACATTTATATTTTGTACTTTCCCATCACATACAAATGCATCATCACAAGCTCCATTTATTGTCAAACTGCCGATATATCCTGGATTTTTACAATCACAATAGAGCATACTCTCTATAGCGTCAGGGTCCGTCTGTAGTAATATCAAATCACCATGATATGGATTGCATGATTGTGATGGATTCTTACGAGTTAGACAATAACCTTCGGTATCAGTTTTATTTTTTGGTATTGTATATTCAACTCCGTAATAATCTACATATTTTGAATCTACATCAAAATGAACGCAATTTGATAATAACGATTTGCAGCCTACGCAAGATAATGGATCATTAGTGCTACATACTCTTAAATCAGTAGGGGTACATTCATAGGGATTATCAATATTTATCTCAGAAGGTGGATTTTTGTAATAAATATCATATGAAAATTCTAATAATGTATTAATCCTATCTTCATTTTCAGTTAATTCACTTTTAAACTGAGTATTGAACCTATTAAGGGATACAGTAAGCCCTATAATCAACACAAGACTAACCACTGCGAGTATTATAAAATATATCAATTCTTTTTCCATATCCAATCTATGAAAAATTATTGTACTAGATTACATATAATCAAATAAATTTATTTATATTTTACCGATAAGACAAATCAATTGCAATCTCTTGTAGCTGTTTGAAGAATTCAGTTCCACTACTTGACACATTTACGTCTATATTCAAGTTGTAGTTCTCATTCTTTAGATAATTATATTTGTGAAAGGCACTAGCATTTTCTTGAAATATCAGAGTGTCATCTTCAACTTGATACTTTTTCCGTACATAGTTTAAATCCAAGCATGGAAAGTTCAGTATATTCGCAATGTACGAAAATGCTGCAACCTGGGCTTCGTGATACTCTTTACATTGACTCTTGGCCATGTCGCTGTAAGAACCCGTTGCGAGTCCTCTAGCGTACATCCTCTTCCTGCTGCACTCAAAGCTTGAATCCATGACGATCAGCACGGTACATCGAAGTCCTCTTATGTAGGAAAATACACTCTTCAGGTTGTGCATATCTACCAATTCTTCGCAGATCCCATGCAACGTTTTCTCTTCCTTTAGGCCGTTTGCTCTACAATTCATGATAAAGTATGCCATTAGATATGCTATATTAGAGATCAGACTTCGATCAGAAATCATATCATTTAGCTTTGCAAACTCTTTATTTATATAAATATAAGAAATGGCCAGAGTGGGGAAAATGTTGTAAGAATTTCCAGTCTGAACATTGAAAAAATCGTTGACTTTCAATGCTTTGAACTTGTCAATGAGACTAGATTTCCCACAGCAACTTGGACCATCTACTGCCAAATTTGTAGTATCTTGATTGAATATTTGTTGCGAGTAAAAGGCTTCAAAATAATCCTTCATGGTGGATAAATCTTCAGTAGCTTCCATACTCCAATACGTCTGTCCAGATTTGAGTGCATCATCGTCTTTGTTGACCCTATTATTTCCAGAGGGCAATACTATATTACTAGGGGTTGAAGCCTCTAATGGCCTTGGATATTGAACATATTTATCGTAAGAAAACTCCATATTGAATAATGGCAAGCCTAATACTATTAGCTATTAGAGTATTTGATCATATAAAATATTTAGTTCATTATAATGGATGTAGATACTCTAAATTTTGAACAAAAAGCTAGATTGTTAAATCTAGCTGTAGTCATCAATGCTCTTATTGAAAAAGATAGTACAATACCTAAAGAATTTGCTTTTTCAGACTTAGAAACTATTACCAGCTATATACAAATGATCACTCGGATTAATAATATTACGGGAGATATATACGAAAATATTCCAGAGAATTAATATCTAATTTTTAGCAATATTTCACAATCTTACATTGTTAATGTCAATATATATATATTAATTATTGCAACAATAATCGAGAAATGTAGTATATTTTTTTTATATTAAATAAGTTAATTCTATCAAAATTGATATAGTACTGTTTTTTTAGGTTTTTTTATTCTATAAGTCCGAGATGTCAGTCTCTGAGTATTTCAAAGCTCAAGCTGGAAAAGAATCCAGATTTATAGAATTTGTCATTCTCATCGCCGTCCTGGTGATGCTGATGGTATTAATAGGTTTAACTCTATATACGGAACAACCTTATGTAATTATGATAGACTACAGATACAAATCTAATTACTATAAACCATTTGTACTACCAGATGGCTACGACATTGACACTCAAGGAAGAGCGTGGTCAAACTGGGATGTGAATGAGAAAGGGATTATGCAAGTATGCGACCTGTTCAATGCGTCCATGGGATATTTTAATACGAAAAGAAAAAGCAGTGCTACCAAACTAGGAAAACGACTATTAGAAGAGTGGATTATTGCATATTTAGCAGAATTAGAGAAGACGGATATTGCAAACGAAGACTTCAACGACTTCCCATGGGGTAATAATTGGTACGAATTTACAATTACTTCTACTACTACTATGGCTTATTATATCATGTTGAAAGATTCGTTACCATCTGTAAAAACCAGCTGTGCAAAGGTAATTCAACTCATTATTAAAGATCCTCAAACTTCACTAGGATGGACAAGAGATAAAGCAAACTCTGCCATGATGGTACTTCCATACACCTTAGCTCATAAAATTACAGGTACGTTAGATACCGAAACAGAACCATACAGATATGCAATCAATCAATACAATTTAAAGCCAGATGAAACACTCAGAGCTAATGAAGATGGTGTTCATATTGATTATTCATATCTAATTCACAATGGAGTATATGCATATGGTTACTTTGAATCTATCTATAACATCTATCCGGATACTATGCAAGTAATTCCAGAAGTTAAATCATTTAATCTTGAACATCATCATGATATGTGGACTTCAAAATTATACCATCCAACCATTCCAATGAGTGGATCTACTCTATTCCATCGTAGAAGAGAATTGAATTGTGGCACGTATAAAGGAAAGACAAAAACCCCTTCTGTGGTAGTAGTACCTAGCATGAAATATTTGAGAATATTTGGATCAAACTATCAATGGAGTGTTCGACTTGGAGGTTTTAGTATTGCCTACTATGAATGTGATCAAACCGTATATGATATGGGCCTCTATTCATGTTTATGTAAAGAAAGATTTGAAAAGGGAGGTTCAACAGAAGCTACATTCCCAAGAACTGGATTTGTCTATGCAAATGGTACAAAAGAACTTGTACCAGTAGATCCAAATCCTTTGAATATAGAACGTCCAACAACAACAACATACTATAATATTCCATATAGTGATAAAGCTCATAGTTATGTATTTGTAGACTATGATGAAGGGTGTGCCTATTTCCAAGCTAAACATTCAGGATATGAACCTTTATTAGATCTCCATATTGATGAATCTGGATATTACGACTTTAAAACTGAAATATTAGAGTATGAACTTGCAGCTCCACTTAATCCATATATTATTTGTTGGGGTAAAGAGGAAGTAGAATTGGACTTTAAAAATTCTTCTACAGGTGAATATCATGCATTCAAGGGTACAATTAATATGAGAACAGGAGAAACAACTGTAGGAAAAAGTACATGGCCAGATCCATATGAAGTACAAATTCATACATACAATCCAATTTACACTGCTCCATATACAAGGAATGAAGCATCTAATGTTAGTCATCCTGTATACTATCCAACTGGAAGTGGAGGTACTACAAATTATAGTATAATTACTAAACATGACAAACCATTCATTTATTGTCCAAGTGAAAACGATGTTCTTTCAAAAGAAATTATGGCAAAATATAAAAATCCCAGTACTGGAGAAGATGCTTACGCTATGTTTATATTTGACACAGAATGGAATCAATATTTGTGGGACGAATATAAAAAGACAAATGCATATTACAAACCACAATTGATTACTTAATAAGTTAGGTATATATTCTCAAAAGAAGAAATTCTTTAAGATTCACTTATGCCATATCCCCGAGATTAAATTTTGTAGATATTAATTAATTTTTTACCAATTAATTGGAAGTAATGATAAGAATTTTATTATTTTTTAATAAAAATTAAAGTTATATATCCATTTTTTAATGTGAAATCATAACATTCCAATAATAATAATTAAAATATACAATACATCAAAATATGATCATAAATATTAAAACACAAAATATATATAAAAGGAAATTATTAGAAATACAAAACATACATTGAACTATTAAAATACAAAACATATATATAGACAACCATTAAAATCAGATACATTTCATCATTAAAATATAAAGCAGATACATTTTACCATTACGGCCATCTAATTATTCATAAAGGTCTGCATATTGAGTATCTTCACTGTTAGCTGTAACGGTTGTAGATACCTCAATACTCTGATCTTTAAGCCACACCGATAAGATATTGTTCACGAGTGCAAACTTGAACCGACCAATGATGCACTCCATCGAATGACTGTCAAGTTTTTCAAATTCAAACTCCAATCGGCTATTTTTGGAGTAGTTCAGAGCAACACGAACTCCAGCCTGCGTATAATAAGATTTTATAATCTTATCTGTGTCGTCAAAGTGGAAGTATACGCCAATCACCGAGTCAATAGGAAGCTCCACCGAAGTCTTGATGGACATAGTTGTATGGCGACCATTCGCCATATTGGTGTCCAATTCCTTCTTATTCAGGAGAAATTTCATTTCGTAGGTGTCTTTAATATTGTCATACCTGAACTTGGCCCACTGACAAGGGGCTATGATCTTATCCAAAGTAATGCTATTCATGACAGGCCTAAGAGTTTCCATAATAAATGCATAGAGGGGTTTTACATACACCTCCTTGGATTTCCTAGATAGTGTCATATGCATCACGCTGTCAAAGTCAAAGTGGCTCTGGTCAATGAAGGTGATTTCTTGTTCAATAAACTCTCTGGGGAAGTTTCGGGTTGCGTAACACTCCCTAATATTACGCATGAGCCAATTCTCATTAAATCCAATCACCGACAGATCCAATCTAAGGCTGTCAATCATACAGTATGGGTCTGCGTCACAGTATAAATTCTGCCTTAGTCTGCAACTGGTAAATGCTTCTACACCAGCCAGATTTTTCAATTGGTAAGTTTGGGCATAAATGAACTTAAATATGGAAAATCCAATTACATACCAATTATAGTTCTTGCAACTATCTGAGTCGAGGAAGTCTTCCTTTATGTGGTTTAGCAATTGGAGGCGTAGAGATCTGAAAGCATTCGCCATCTTGTCTGTCGTGTCTGCCAATGTAGTACAGTCTTTCATTTCATAGTTGATGATGCTAACGAACCTCTGCTTAAAGGATTCCAAGGAAATGTCAATCGGCTCGGCAGGAAGCAGTGGCTGACTCGTGAGTTCTTCACATTCCAGTTCAGCAAGATCTCCGACATCGTCCAATATAGGTTCAGCACTGGGGTTATTTAGAAAGTTACCAATCATAGCGTCAGTAGCGAGTTCGGTACCGTCACTGTAGATTGTATTGTCAGTTGTGGGTACTTCCATCTGGTGTTGTCCTGGTACCACTTGATTCTCTGCAACCTCTTCAATTGGAATATTCATGACTTCTTCCATTATGTCTCTATTGATGGGATTCATCTTGCTGTAGCGAGTTGCTGTAGCTATCTGTGGCTCTGTGTGCTGTATACCAATGTCTTATATATCATGCTTTATCTTATTGTTTGTCACATGACGTTGTCGTAATGCTGATAAATATGCCAAAAAATAAAACACTCAAGTAGTTTGTTTATGAGTAGTCTTATCATGATGATAAGACTACATTTTTAATACTTTCAAGTAATTTTTTCTCTTCAAATGTAACATACAACCAGAGAACGAAGAATAGAAGAGATACAATAAAAGTTAATACTGGCAATATTTCCATTGCTAAATTATATCAAGTGCCTTATTCTATTAAATGTTTAGCAGTGCAAATTTCATACGCCTCTTACTAGTTATTATTGCTATAGAATTTGATAATTAATTTATATACTCTTATTATATATAAAATAGCGTATCTAGAATTTTATTTATAGCAAAATGTTAAATTTAGTCGAAAATACAGTTGGTGATAAAAGTCTATTTGTACATATACTTATCCTATTTGGAGCGCTTTTATTGGGATTTCTACTAATATACTTTCTATTTCGATAATACTGCAAGTAATAGCTTATTATTTTTTTTAATTTTTACATAATCTGTTATTTCTATTACAATAAATAAATTGATCAAAATTTAAGCAATAATGCATTACTATTTCGGTATATTGAATTTATGAGAACAGTGTAGATATACGATGGAGTTTACATACAAACCAAGCTATTACGAGCCCTTTGTGCTCCCCGAAGACTATGACGTCAAAACCCAAGGGAGGGAATGGTCAAATTGGAATGTAGATGAAAAGGGAATACAAAAAATGTGTAATCTATTTAATCAATCAATGGGGTATTTCAACACGAATAGGGAAAATATAAACACAAAATTAGGAATGCAACTATTGGGAGATTTTATTATAGCATATTTGATGGAATTAGAAAAGGCTGACATTGACGATATCAGTTTTCAATATCCGTGGGGTAATAATTGGTATCCATTTAGCATTTCTTCTACAACTACTTTGGCCTACTATATCTTACTTAAGGACGCACTACCCTTTGTACAGAGTGCAGCAGCAACTGCCATCAAGTCAATTATAAAAGACCCGCAACATTCGTTAGGATGGACTCGAAATGAAGCTAACTCAGCCATGATGCTATTTCCATGGACAGTGGCCCACATGCTTACAAATACACTGGATACCACTAACAAAGGATATCAATATGCTATCGAACAGTATAACTTGGCCCCCAATGTAGAAATTAAAGCAAACGAAGATGGGGTTCATTTGGATTACTCGTACCTTACTCATCACGGAGTATATGCTTACGGATACATACTATCAATTTATGCCATCTATCCAGACACCAAGCAAATTATAGAAGAAGTGAAGGCATTCAATCTTGATTACCATATTGATTTAATCTACTCCAAATTGAGACATCCCACAATCAAATCTGCAGGATGTGCTCTATGGCACCGAGAATTTAGATTGGATGGAAATGGTATCTATCATGGAAATACAGTAACCAATAAATGTGAAGTCATCCCATCTATGCGTTACCTCAGATACTTTGATGATAATGTAAGTTTTTCGGCAAGGGCTATGCAAACATCAACTGCCTATTACGAATCAGATCGTAATGTCGATAATATGGGGCTCTATTCTGCCTTATGTAGGAGAGTGTTCCAAAAGAATGATGATCCAACACCAATATTCCCAGATGTAGGATTTATCTACCCAAAAGGAACAACAGAATTAATAAGAACCCCATCAACTGTATCTACGACCACTTCCTTCTTCTGTGAACTTGGACCAGAATCAGAAGCATGGGCATGGACCGACCATAAATCATATGCTATAATGAGTTCTATTCATATGAAACTACCACCCCTCCTTTCTGAAGAATATTCAGAATTCTTGTGTATCTATCTAGAGGAAGAGAGGATTCAAATTGCATATCGAATCCCAATGGATCATTCCATATTCTTGGGAGATCGAGAATGGACTAGAGAACCCGGAAGTGAGCTAGATCAAAATCATGGATTAGTAATGTTACACATAGACCTGAAAACACATACATACAAGTCTGAACTATCTACTCTCGATCACGAAGAAGCACTTATCGAATTTACCAATAAGAAGTATTCAGTTTCCATGAATAAAACAAAACTCAACTCTTATTGGATTGTGTTATATTCAGAGCCAGGCATGCCAAAGATTGCATATATTCCTCCAGAGGATGAAGTATTGACCCCAACAATCGTATCTGCAGGCATTACCTTTGAACTACGCAAAGACAATCAATACTGGAATATCGACTATGATGAGAAGACTCGTACATGGAAATCATAATTATATGTTAGGGGGGGGGTTATTGAAATACGATATCGTAAATTATAATTTTAATTTAAAAATTAAATTAATGGGTATATATATAAAATTCCATACATTCTGCTAACACATATCTTAATTTTTAATATATATAAATACAAGCATTCTTCAGTTTGTTATGAAATATCTGGCAACGAATCATCATCACTGTCACTGCTAATGTCATTGTAGTCCACCTGATAGTCAGAATCGTTACTGTCTTCATTATTATCAGAATTTGGTTTGAAACCAGCGCCAATGGAATTTCCAACATCTCCAATCTCATAAATCTGAGCCATTGAACTTAATAACTTGCCAAGTTTTGGATTGGTGGCTGGAGTCTCAAATCTAGTCCTGCAAACAGCACACTTCAATAAGTCAAACTCTTCAGTTGCAACCTTTATGTAAGTATCCAAGCAAGACGTGCAAAATGTATGTCCACAGTTCAAGATACTAGGACTCACTATAAAGGCTTTGCAAATGGGGCATAGAAAATCTTCCTTTACGTCTAACTCTACCGTATTATGAATTTCCATCAGAGATCCCTGAATCAACTTTCGGGATATGAATTGCTTATCATCCATAATCTTCTTAAGGAGCTGTTCTTCTTTCAGCTTCTTATCCTGAAGTTCCTTGATCTGACGATTCAATTCTTCAATACTCTCCCTGACTCGTATTTCATCATTGTTGATATTGTTACGGCAAGTTTCAATGATTGATATTGCGTTGAGCAATGTCTTGGGGCTGTAATTCTTCCTGTTGATAGAGGGAAGTGGAATGGCGGTAGAAGCTTTGCGTAGAGACTTGCCACTGCGCGAGCGAGACGCTCTCAGTCTTGAAACGTAAGCCGATGCCAATGTTCCAATAGAACGAGACGATCCTGTCGATGATGATGATGCACCTTCATTCACCTCGGCTGCAATGCTGCTATTATTCATGTTGATGGTAGTACCTGCAATAGATCGATGATATAATCGATAAGTCAAATGCATAAACAGCAATAAAGTTCTAAGAGTAAATATTGTATCATAAATCATTTATATAGCAATAATATTCAAAATTTAATAATCTATCGATAGTACTATATATATACACATTTACCGTTGGCACGATAGCCTAAGGTAAGCTTATATGGATATAAACACATTTATGTATAATACTTACAATGGATCTAGTTGATAGATGTAATGGCGTATTGGTAAGAGAGGATCGATGTGCCAGTAACAGCAGCAGCAGCTCGAGTGAGGACGGCAGTCTCCTCGACTCTGCTTATATTCAGTACCGCCTCTTGAAGTGGGAGGGAAGGTCAGTTAGATAGCCTCGATAAGAAAAACACTAAATCACCACGATAGGTAAATATCAAACTATGAATTAAATAGACATTATATAGCCATTAATGAGGAATTAAATGTACATTAAAGTTTATATACGGGGTAATACGATAATGACCAGAACATTAAACGATACATTAAATTTGCCACATTTTAGAAGGCTCCTATCTGGACCGGTTATCGCATCAGTCCAGGGGGTAAAGATAAGGCATATTTCGTATGTATACGTGACAAACTCCGAGTTGGACGTGTTTGTGTGTAGACTTATCAGCAGTGCGCGCTCTCGCTAATCAGTCTAGTGGAGGGAGGGTACTTGTATCCAAGGTTATCACTATGCCTCACTACCACTCTCCCTCTCTAAGCAGTCCAGAGTCGATCACTCTCTCTAATCAGTCCGACCAGGGTAAGGGGTAGGGTTATAGGTTGGTACTAGGGGAGGGGGAGGGGTGGATGTGCACTGATAAGGCTCGGGGCCTGTTTTAACAGAGATAAGGCTACAAAAATAACGCATTAGCCGAGCATATACGTAAAAAACTCCGAGTTGGACTGATTTTGGTATCATCCAGCCAGTTGGCATGACGACAGCAATCTCCACCCCACACACTCTTTCACTCTCCCTCTCTAATCAGTCCATCAGCTAGCCAGCCAATCATAGACGCCCACACTCATTATCTCTCTCTAATCAGTAGTTGAGCATGCTTCACTCTCTCTCTAATCTGTCCACCGCTACCACTCTCCCTCTCTAATCAGTCCAACCAGCCAGGACCGGTTTTGGCCGACTCGAGGGTGTAAAGATTGGCCTTTAGCCGAGCATATACGTAGAAAACTCCGAGTTGGACCGGTTTTAACTGACGCACTAGATCCCAGGCAAGATAATGATTATCACGTGACCGATAAGGGATATATAATTCGTGCCAGCACTAAAGACTAAGTCATAACAATGGCAGCAAGAGCCCAGTTCGCTCTACTGATATTACTACTATTTAACAGTAGTAAAGCCATCCCTACTATCAACTGCAGCAGTGACCTACTCTTGGTTAGTGGACAAGATGAACCAATCAACCACATTGGCCAAATACAAGCAACCAGTGACTTTTTCATCGATACTTTTACCGTCAACCACAACGATAGACTACTAGTTAAAGACTTGGCCTATAATACAATCTTGTGCATTACCAATACCGGCAAGATTCTAGACACATTCATAGTCACAAGAGACTTGAATTATGTGTTCTTTGAAAGTCGATACCACCAAGTCTTTAATGAAGAACTAGTAGACTCTTCCACTCGAGAATATGTATTTACTACGTATGGTACTTATGGTGATGACGGTAACCATGAACCGGTTAATGCATTCACCTCCATTCTACCAGATTCTCTACGTGTAGATACACTGTATTATGACCGGATTGATTACTTATTCGATAATCAGCTTGTTGCAATAGTAGAAGATCTCATCATCCACGACAACAACCATGAAATTCGCCTACAATTGCAGTTTTGGGGTGAGTAATTTTAAAATAGAAATCTATAGTATATTGCAAAATATATGAATATATATGTATTATATACCTTTATTTTTTTACTTTTAGGTGAATCTGGTATTACCAACATCCAAAGAGAGATTGTATACGGTAAGCAGATCTCCCCTCAACAACGTGTGAGTATTCTTCTTTTTGATGACGGAGATGTTCCAGAAAATGGTGTGCTAAGGATTCGAATTTCAGAAAAGGACTATTACTTTCAAATATTGACTGTTTCCAAGAAACCGATACAAGAATCTAGTGCTAAGAAGAAGCTTCAAAAAAATAATGTACATGAAGTTATTGAGAAGGTTACAATCATTCCAAATGAACCCCAAATTAAAATCCTCAACCAAGATGAGATTAATGAGATAACCATAGCCAACATCCCCTTGAATGAAGATGTGGAAATTTTGTTAAATTGCCCCGTACTAAAGTATATGGATGTGTATGTGCAAGAAAATCAGATTATTTGGACAAATAGCACTATGAGATTTAATTCATTTAGAACTATTAAAATCAATACTAAACATCTTGGTGGTAATGATATATTTTATACTTGCAAAGGCCATTTGGACTCTGACGTGTCATTATTTACATTTAATTTAAAGTTTGCTAACCTTGAACGCACCATAATTCCACACAAAGATTTTATTTATGAATCATATATAGAGATTGGTCAACCATTTTATGGTATCACTGAATGGTCCCGTGAGTTTTATTATAGCAGCCAAATCCAAGTAGCATCAGTTATCCACAAGCTGGCTAAAAATTGGACTTTGAACTACTTATTGGATAAGAATGAATATGCCCTTATTCGCTTTGATGGTCAAGTTGTTGCTAGCAATAGCACTAGCTTGAGTGATATTTTGAAGGCAAAATTAACTTTCACACATCAAAATCAAGTAGTACATCCTTCTTTTGATAAGTTGTATGACTATTTAAAGTCTACCATCAGAGATGCCTATGATGTTTTGAATGGCAACACTACATTCACCCCTAACATTAGTAGTGAAATTGCAGATACTAAGGTTAATTTTAATGATTTCAAATTTGACTTGATTACCCATTCAAATAACTATGAAGATTTAATTAATAAAGTATCATCATACCAAGGCAAATTTCCAAGATCACGATATATGGGCATTCCTATTGAAACTAATCAATTTAAGATGACCCCATCGGGATCTCTTATCTATGAGCCAAAAAATTCTAATAGTGATACCTTTCAATGGGCTGACTTTGTGAAGGAAGAACGAACAAATGCTATGCGAAAATATGGAAAGATACCATTGGCCAATTCCGATTATACCTTGCTGGAATACGATCCATATTACTATAACACTAATGGTTATCATAAGTATCTGAGATATTCATTTAATAATTATGGATCTGCCAATTATCGCTGGGGTCTAACCCCTACCATGGGAGCTGAAGATCCACTAATTGATCTGTATCATGGTAATGCAGGGGCTGTATGGTCGTTTAAGCCATATTCTGTTCTCAATTACAACTCTAACAATAACCGTGACTTGCTAGTTAATAATATTGTCTGCTCTAATTATTTCTATGGTCATCGGTATGTGCATATGATTGCAAATAAGTATTCAAAATTTAATTGTGAATTATCGTCATCTACCAAAACAAAAAAGTGTTGGCGCACTGATGCAGATTCCATCATATCTCACAATAAACGTCTTAACATCCCCAAAGATAAAACCCCACCAACATCACGGGCTATGAAGTTTGTCAATATGATCATTAGAAATGCAAATACTAATGATAATACTAGCGTTAATTCAATTTTGCAACAAGAAATTTATCGCCGCATCTTTGAGTATCAAGACTTGCTAGCAGAATTACCAGATCAAGATCGAGTAAAGGATTTATCTATTCAATATTTTATCAAAATCTTAAAGAATCAAAAGAATAAGCTAAATGTTGTCGGTAATGAATATTATCTGGCTAAGAATTTTATTGAGGCTGGTATCAAGAATAGCCCATCATCATCATCATCATCATCATCAACTAAGGACGATACTGTAATTATTGATTTGCTGGAAGAGTCGTTGCCAAAGATCAAACCCCAAAAGCCAAGAGTGTTTGATGTAAATTACGACTATGACTCTATATTTAAAGATGAAATGATAGATATCGACGAGTCTCTGAAACAAAAAGATGCTGATTTCAGGAAAAATAAGTTGGATAAGCTATTGACCGTATATAATAAGCACATACCCCCTGCTTATTTGGAGCTTAAACTGTCCCATATCATGCCCATCATTCAAAATCAAAAAGTACGAGAACACGGTGGAGTACAGCAGGCCATGACGACTCTTTGGATATTTACCCATATATTCACTTTGGGCGTAGCTGCTATGGTTGAAGCCGGAACTGACACTTCACTAATTTACAATCATTTTACAGTAGACTCTGAGAGCGCAGATCAATTTAGAGAACGTAGAAGTAAGATGCTGATAAGTAAAATGTTTGATGACATGGAATCGTTGTTACCAGAAGATATATCGGAAGTGGACAAGAGGATTCTGCTAATGGCAAGTATACTCAGATTATGCAAGTTGAATACTAGATGTCCTCATGATACCATCATTAAGAGTATGCTGTTGATGATCTCATACGATGATAAGATCCTTGATGAAAGCCAAGAATATACTAAAGCAGTTCGCATGGAGCCCTATTTTAGCACTCTAAACTTTTACAACTCTGATATCATTCCACAGGCAATCATTTTAATGGCCAACTTGAATGATTCCAAGTTTAGCGATGTTTTATATGAAGAGTTGACAGAGATGGATAGAATATCTTTATACAATATAAATACTGATGAAGTTTTGGCATTGACCATTCCTTGCGGTTTTGATGTGAATACAAAAAACAACAAGGAAGTAGATTTGCCTATAATTAATGCATTTACCACTTCAGGGACAATGAGATTAAACGAGCTGTATTCAAAATTAGCAAAGGCAGATCCAGGAAGTTTATCGCATCTTACTCTAAAAACCTTTCAAAATGATGTCTTTAAAGTAGTATTGGACAGATATAGAGGCAACTCCTATCTAGAAAACTTAAAAAAGGTAGCAGTAAAGGTAAATAGTAATAGTAATACCCATCTAAATGCCATACTATCAATTGACGCTACTATCAGTGACCAATATGTTGTCATTCAAAAAAAGAATCAACCAGCCTCTGAATGTATAAACATCAATCAGAAATTGGCAAAGAGTATAGCATCTCAGGGATTTACAAAATCGATGCACTTGAAATATTGCTTACGATTAGATACCAAGTTTATGCTGTATGTGACATTGAAGGATTACTTGTATCTTGATAAATTTGCACGAAAACCCCTGTATGCCATTTCTTATCTGATAGATTCTATAAAGTATAAAGAACGCTTTAGAAATGTCATATGCGAGCCAAACTTTATCGATGATGCCTCTTGTTACTTGCAATACAACTCGTTAACTAGGAAACCCCACAAGATGTCCATATTGAATCAGGTTTATGCAATAATGACGCCATTGCAAAAAGATAGCGTGCTTATCTACCTGCCAGTGGAGTATAAAATTATTAACAAGCAGAGTGCAGAACCAGTAAAGAGTAGCCGTTCCAAGGTCTTGACTTATAGAGAATTTATACATGCAGAGTATAATTTTAGAGTGCATGTTTTAAATCAATCTGTTCCGATGTCAAGGCGACAGTTGACTCGCCATTACTATGACATTATCAACTTTAACCACGTTAACAATATAAACTTGGATTTGAATCTAATGCCTGATAGGAAGATTCATAAGGCTTTTGAATTTGAACATGTGTTGAAGGATATATTTGAAGGCGAAAAGGTTATGAATGATATAGACTATGGTAAGGAGTATATGGATGAAGTATTGCCAAAGCAGTGTCAAACCCTCGCTCTAGTTCCTCAGTATTTTAGCAAAAGAAATGATAGACTTCAGAGTTTTACCATCAATTATAATAACATGTACAAGAAAATAATATCACCCGATTGTTCTTCTAGATGGTGTAATCTAATGTTGGCTAAACTGGCTAGAATCAACTATTTTCATATGGCTACGGCAGTAGATCCGTGGTGTGTTGATCTTCTACACAACTCCCAGGTAACGAGCGTCATGTATGATTGGGTAGTGTTAAATACTACTAGATTTATTCCAGTAACTGGACCTATTGGCGATAAGGTTGAGTTTATGGCTAATAATGTATCAACCCCCTTTGGAGATTTTTATGTAAATCATGCCAAGTTGTATGATGATAAGAATTTGACATTGATTGTAGATAAAAATGCAGCAACCTTCAACTTGTACGCTGCATTTTTATGTTATAACAACGCATCATTTCTATATGAAGCTATGCCTGCCAATACATCAAGCTTAGATGTAAATTGCACAATTGGTCGGATAACCCTAAAAAAATGGCTACAGACCTTTGATGCTTTATTTGGTGTCAATTTTGCAAATCAACGAAAGCTTGATCTATTTTTCCAGAATTTAAAGTTATTTTCAGCACCTAGCAGCTATCGCTACATTCCAGAGATGATGCGAATGTTTGAGAATAATGTACCAGCCATTTTAGCTTACAATCAACTAGTACCTTCTCATCATGACAGTGACGACAGAGCAAATGTAGAGGTTGCTACGTTGGATACACTCTTGAATGTTTTTACCCATCAAAACTTGCATCATTTTAACTCCAAGCATAAGGTGACAACTATTCGGTATCGGAAAGCTTCTGAATATTACAAGTTGATGAATTATTTTAATGATGCCTTATATTTTACTTATAATGGTAGTATTGATACCCATGATCATCAACATATTATTAAGAGGTCAAATGTATTTACAAACAACTACAAAAAAGAAGATACTGAAATATCATACATATCTCAAGATGATTTTATCTATATTTCGCAGTTTAAGATTGCTACATTAGACGAAACCAATATAAAGTTTTTAGAAAAGGTACGTACTTTTATCTATGAAACTAATCCAACTGTTGAATTTGCAGATTCTAGCAAAATCAAATATTCTAATGATAAGTCTGAGTTATTGTTTGTATATTTGTATAGTTTAGCATATGCATATGAAAATTACGATGACTCGGCTAATTACAAGAAACATCGAACGAGAGAATTGGAATTTTTGAGTTATGGCATTTCAGGTATGGAGAGAAAAAAAGCATTGCATATCTATGAAACCAAGCTAAAAGACATAAAGTATGCAAAAAATGATGATGATTATAATTCATTTTCAGATGAAGAATTCAGCAAGGTTATGTCTGATTTACTATATGCTGATCTGATGGCCAAATTTAAGATTTATCCCACCCACTTTCTAGTTGGCATTGATGTGGAGTATGTGAAAATGATGAGAAATTCCAACATTTGGGATAATAAGAAGAATCACAACAAACCTTTATCCTATGTTGAGTCGGTCGTTTACTCGTATAGCGATTCCGTATTGAACACTCTAAATGTAACCTCTGAATTTACCGGTAATATCCCCTATCTATTCTATACCAAGAATTTTAAGCAAACGTCATTTGATCCATCCCTAGTCTTTGGCACGCAGGAAATTTTTAATGTCGGTGCTTTTATTGCTAATATTGTTATGGATTTAACTGTTTCAGTGGTATTACTTCCGGTAGGTGGACCCATCTTGTCAAAGATCGGTAAAGGATTAAAGAATATGAGCACGACAATACTAAGAACCTTTAAAACCCTGGGAAATGCATTACGCAGTATCAGCCTTTTCAAAAGACTGCCAAGAATCCCAATAAGAATGCCCAGTAGTATAGTTAAGAATTTTCAAAATGCCAAGCAATCTATCAAACAGATAAGTATTAGAAATTCAAAATCTAAAACTTCTGTACAGGTGGGGCAACGCCAGTCTCTAGATATTGTTGCCACTGCTAATGGCCGACGACAGCAGAGGCAAATAACCCAATCTGTTATTCTATCTACTGAAAATGAGTTATACGAGTCTATGGATTCTGTCTTTGATGCTGCTAACCCCCCAAGAAGGCCTCCTTCTGTTGTTGGTTACGAACCTGTAGATGACTTTGCAGTAAGGAGTAGGGCCCTTATCGGTAGTAGATCTGACGATGCGAACCTTCATAGATACATGGAGACTATAGATAATATATATGAAGAAGTTGATGATTTACCAACGTTATCAGCTAGTTATAACCATCTTGCCGATAATTTTGGTAATGTTGCTGCTAGAGAGAGTGTTGTTGAACGAGCTAGATTTTTATTAAATCCGGCACCACCTCCACCTTTGGACCTAAATAGAATGATTTCCATGCAAAATTTAGCACCAGGACCATCAATCCCACTCGCAGGTAGTACTGAAGTTATCAGCACTGCTAGTGGTATTGTCATTTCGAATTCACCATCAACACGTGCTACTAGAATCACATCACTGTCAAGAACGCCACATTTATCTTATGCTAGTTTGGCAGCCTACGACCTTGCTAAAGACTCGATTTACTTGTACAATTACCATCAAGCTAGGAGTAAAGGGGATGTCAGATCTATTGAATCATTTAATGCTTCTTGGTCAATGCCAAAGGTCTTGGATTATATCAATAGATACAATTCAAATGTTAGCAAACTACACCTGCACGATGCTATTAGTACTTACCAACATTGCAACGCTCCAATAACCCTGTATGACCATCCAAATTTCAGACAGAATTTAGGTGATATAACGCCAGATCTTCGAGATAGTGAGGATTATCATGTTGGCGAAATTAACACTCTACTAGCAAGACCAGAAATGTGTTCAGAAGTTAAGTTAAGTATTGTACCCAAATATTTGAATGCTAAAGAATACAAGGAATTGTATACATTTAAAACTAAGGATGGTCAATACATAACTCCTCTGGTAAGAGATGATATTAACCATACAATTTCAGAAGATGGGCTTATCTTGTCAAAATATCACATAGATGAAGATTATTATTGTTCTGTTAGCAATAAAAATGGTACAAATATCATCCCTCTAGTTTCAGATTATGTGCAGTATCAAAATGTGCCTGATAGTTCTAGTGCCATGATAATTACCAATGTAGCACTAACATACATAGATCATCAAGAGTATGTATATATAACACCACTCAAGAATGTATTGCAAAGCGAGTCCTTATTCGATTTGAAGTTATTCTTACATTATATGTTTTCAACTCACTCTCCTTATGAAAGTTTTATCATGCACGATGATCTTTCATATAATGAAGATGGCGCATGTAGTTTATGTATAGCAGTGGATACAACAACGAAGATTGGATCGTTGGTTCAAGTACTTGATGATGATAAAGAAGAGGAGGAAGAACTAATGATGCCACAACTCTGGAAGAATTCCCATGTAAGCAAGTGGATGGCTGCTGCTGTTGTAGAAGTACCATCAACAACAACACAGACGGCAGTGTACAAGAGCTTAAGTGTATCAATCTTGTTATTTTTAATACCTCCAATGTTAATTCTTGCCGTATGGATCTGGTACAATAAAAGGAAAGTCACCAAGGCTAATGCAGAGCAACATGAACTTGCTAAGTTTATCTAATTTTAGGTTTATATCAATGTATTAATTGTATGTGGGATTGTATGATTTTTTTTATTCTGAATATAATATGTTAAAATGTGAAATAAATGATTTCCTGATTGATACCAAGACTTTAAATCTTCCTATATTTAGCTTTCCTAGCTCTCTACCCCATCCCCTCTCTATCTCCTTCATAACAAGCATATATATATAAATAAAAAATATGAATAAAAGACACTGACATTGAATATAAACTTACAACGTACATTTATATGCCCTCACATCATTCTATATTGTTAAAGGTTGAGTGTGGTATATACTACTTGAAAGATAAGGTGATAAGAAGCGCTGGGCTTATGATTGATAACACCACTACCACCAAGCCTGTCTCTGGCCAGGACAATAAACCTTATCAAATGTTGATAATATACGAGTTGAACATGTTCTTGCATAGCAAACTATCTAATCAGCAGGTGAAGTAGTACGTACGTGCCAGCCAGTGCCTGGATAAGCTCCACGCCCTCTCTCCCTCTCTCTCTTTCTCCCTCTCTCTCTTTCTCCCTCTCTCTCTTTCTCCCTCTCTCTCTTTCTCTCTTTCTCTCTTTCTCTCTTTCTCTCTTTCTCTCTTTCTCTTTCTCAATCTCTCTAATCAGTCTGCTGGTAGAGGAGGGTGGGAGTCAGGGCCGGTTTTAGACAGCTGACAAATGCAAAGATAAGCCTTTAGCTGAGCACATACGTAAGAAACTCGGAGTTGGGCTGGTTTTAGTAAGCCTGCTTATTATATAGTTAATTGATATGCATATGTCCTAGCTTTTATATCTATCATCCTAACTTTTATGTTCTAGCTTTTATATCTATCATTCTAACTCTTATGTATTAGCTTTTCAACTTGCTTTAGATTCATTATACGGTCTTTCTTCATTTCTTTGCATATTATCCATTTTTCAGGTTCTGCGGTTCTAATTTCTATATTATTAAGAATTTAACCTCTAGAATATATATAAGTGTTTAACGGGGGGAGTATAATAAAAAAATTATATATATAATAAAAAAATTATATACGAACGACAAATGATGTTAAATTAATCATATTCATCATTACCTATACCATTTCACTTCTTCGTCTTCTATTTTTTTAATCGCTCAGACTTGTGGGGCTAAGTTACAACTTTTTGGCTAAAAAATGCTGAGTCATGCTAAAAAGTGCTGAGTCATGATTTTTGGTTAAAAACTCCCTAGTCCTTTCATTTGTTTAAACTGTCACTTAGAGACAGTCATGTAAAAAAACTGCCGTAGTCATAGTTGTACAGACCCTGATATCGAACGGACAATGGACCCCATCCTTAGATAGAGCCGGTTAATGTCCTAGACCCATAAGGGTCGTAACTATATCACAATCCGTACAACTGTAGCCTTACGTGTGCAACTATTTAGGCGAAACCAGTATTTACCAGTATACGATAAAGAAAATTGAATCTTATCTCTTATTTACCGTTACTCACGCCTGGCTGACGCACAAGCCGGGCTTATAAGCGGGCCGATAGTGGCATGTTCTATCAGAACACTGCCGACTACGAAGCTATATCCAGCTACCTAGTTACCCATCTACCTACCTATCTGCCTGCCTACTACACACCAATGACAGTAAGTATGTATTAGTATTGTTATTATTATTATTTATTGTGGCATTTCTATTATTTCCATTATACTTGTACGTACTTTGAGGGATTTAGTCATGCTAAACCCTCTTTTTTCTTCTCATCTCTAGGCCATGCTGTATTATGGACCTGAGGAATATGAAGTCGAACCAGAACGAGACATTAACTTTATCAACCTTCATGCTTGCTGCCTTGTTCGCATTGATGATATGGAATATGAGTTGTTATATGACATACTGAGGCTGCAAGGAAAATGCAAAAAGGGGATATCACCATACGAATTAATCAGTGATGATTTGCGTCGAGAGATGCACAGTATTTACATACGTATGGAGGACGTGAATTACATTTATGATGTGCAGCGCTTTGTATATCGTAATCGCATAATGTACAAGATGTTTGCGAGATCGTGCTACAATGGAAGTTATTTATACTTTTGCATATTCATAGGATCAAAACATTGTGATTGTGTAAGATGTAAAGTGGGTATAATTCTCATGACTTTTGATATTGATGTATTTATGCATGCCATGGTTGGGGAAGAGAAATTCTTTGTAAAGGATGGGTTTGAAAAATGTGGAAGTGTGACAAAAGAGACTGTGACTCGTAAGAATAATCTACATTCATTATCTTACGATGCATTGTGTAAATTGATAGATTTTAATCGAATAGATGAGCCTTCCATACATTCATGTATAACTGCCAGTGTGAACCATCCAGGAGTAGCTACAAGGATAATGGAAATGATAAAATACCATGTTCATGATAATAGCATTCTATGGTCTGAGAAATATTTCAAATTATTAATGGATGACATCTGGATGTACAGTAGTAAAATGTCCACCAGGCCTTGTCATTGATATATACTCTATTAACCTAAGCTTGTATATCATGATTAAGTTGTGTTCCATCTATTTTAGATATGGAAGACTGCAATCAGAACGATGAGGTCATGAGTACCTGGAGTGGGTCTATTTATGGAGTATTGTCTGCCATTCCAACTGAAGTGTGGAATTTTGTGACTGCCAAAGCCAAGTTGGGCACCGAAAAGAGGTACAACAAACTCAAAGAATATAGGAAGTGCTATAACATACAACAGACGCAGTATCATAACATTGATACTTTCATCACCAAGCTCCATGACTGCATCCGAGAAGAGGAAGCATTTCGCAGAAATAATGTTGCTAAATTGCTGTGGTATAAATATTTACTGGTCACTGATTATGATCTTAGTTTGTTTTGCAAATTCTGCAATAAGCCTAAGAAATTTACTGCATACAAAGGTTTATTTGTCCATCTGAGAACTGCACATTCTCTTATACTAGAGGAAAAATTCATAGATTGTCCAGAGATGGATATACTGAGAGATGCCTTTGATCGTGTCAACTTTAAGAATGCAGTAAAAGAAGAAATGCTTGCTGAATTGCTTAACCTAGCTAAAGCTAAATTTACTGCACCAGAAAAAACTAACTTTGAATTGATTCAAGAGCAGAAAGATGTGAGCGGTGACAATATTGACGATGACATGGAGACTCAAACTGGAGATGGAGACGATGAAGATAAAGAAACTGAAGTGGCTGTAGAAAATCTGTTGGCAGATACCCAAGGTAAGGAAGTTGAGATGGATGTAGCTATGACAACTTCAGAAGAGTCGAGTGTGTCTACCTATGAAATGATGACCCATGAAGATCTCACCACAGTTGAAGTACAGGATATAGTCGCACCTGAAGCAAACGAACAGATTAGTGATACGAACAAGAACAAACCAGATTATGAAGAGTCTGTAGTGGAAGATAACAAATTAGACTATGAAGAGTCTGTAGTGGAAGATAACATTCTCGATACTTCATTTGCAGAAGAACTTATACATAAAACACTGAACACTCCAGAAGTCCAAGAGACGATTCTTCTCAATACTTTTGATCCTACGGTTTTCTCGAAAGAAAATATCACTAATTTAACATATAGAGAAAAACTTCCTAATTCTTTAATAGATGCACATTCAGTTGCAAATATGACAGAAGTCGAAGCTCCAAGAAAAAGTGTAGTGCTGGCTAAACCTAGACCGAGAAGCGGTGCAAAATCTAGGAAAAACAACACAACCAAGATGACAGATGGAAAATCTAAAAGTAAAGAAACTATTGTCAACAAAAAGAATCGCTCAAAAAATACTAAAGAGAACGAAGATATTGAAATGGGTGAGAATATTATTGGTAAGAAGCGAAAATTTCAGGAGGTAGAAAATTCATCAGTTACAAACAAGAAAAGTAGGGAATCAACAGATGAATGTGAAAATAGCTTCAAAACAACAAAGACTAGTAAAAATGGAAGTGCCCAAAACAAAAATACCAAGACGGCGAGTGGCGTCGATAAATCTTCCGATACGAACGGATCAGAAGTTACCAATGCGGAAGACAGTAAGCACAGCACAATTAGACCAAAAGGAGGTGCCAAAAGAAAGTCGGCTAAAGAGGTTAAGGAGGGTTCTGGGCAAGATAGTCAAGTTTGCACAGAGGAGGCCGATATTCCCATTTCTGATGATAATGGTAGATCTGTCAAAGAATCTAGAGAGAAGGAAGTCAAGACAAGAAGAAATAAGCGTTGCACTTTGAAGCCTAATCAGTTAAAGAGATCTAGAATTAATTCAGATGAGAGAGATACATTTTTAAGTGCTCACATCTTAAAGTCTTTACAGATCAAAGCCAAGAAGAGGACATTCATTAATCCAGAACATAGAGATATGTACAAGACTCTGATTAATAGCATCCAGGAGAGTGTCAGTTCTAAGGGATCCAAGAAGACTCTAAAGAGTAAAAATAATAACATCTATAAAAAATACATAAATGAATATGGAAAGGCCAAGACGAGAAGCGACAATCGAACGGCCTTAGCAGATGTGGTCAATGCTAGAATCTATGGAGAACACTTCAGTAAGAAAACAGGCAAGGCAAATAATCCTTACAAGGCAAATGTCATGCTCTCGCAATTGGAAAATTTTAAGACTTATGTTAATGAACAGAAAATATCGGACACTAAGCTCAAGATGGAAGAGACGCTAAAGGACACTTATAAAGACCATAATAATGTAACAACTTGGAAAGAACATTTAAAATCATTTTCAAAAATCAAGACTGCAAAAGAATATAAAACTCAATATGCAGCATTGAAACATTCGTGTGGTAAAATACCAGAAGTGAAGAGTATTCTAACCTTGATAGCTCCTCCTGGAAATGAAAGGTTCAAAATTATAGAGAAGGCGGGCAGCACATTAATGTATGAAATCACTATTCCAGAAGATGGGAATCTTAAAGGAAGAGATGCAAAGAAGGTTGGGACTACCGAAATAAAATTATTGAAGAATATGGTCAGTCAATTGATAAAGGGGAATTCTGTATCTAATTTAAAGTATGTACTTCCTGATAATGGTGCTCAATATATAAAATGGTTAGATGAATACAATAAAATAAAGACCAGCTTAAATGTATCAAACAACATGAAATGGTTCTTGAATCATGTAGCTCATACCATCAAAGATTCAAGTAATCCGATGAGTCCCCTGTCAAAGATCTCCATGCAAGAATTGAAACGACATGTCATTGCTTTTTCTGAATATATTCTTGTAGGGCAGAATATTTCAGCCAAGGATATGTTCACGGACAGCTTCTTCCATAATTTAACTATATTTTCTATGAAATTCCTCTATTATATATATGATAAAATCCTAATCGCCTATAAGACGAATGCATTCAGAAGTCAACTTCCAAATGAATTTCATATGGGTATGGTATCTATATTTATGAAAAACGAGCAGTATGAAGACCGGTTTAATCCACCTTCAGAGATGAAAGCGGCTTACAGTACATTCATGGCTAAAAATGGAAGGCCGAAGGTTCACTTCAATGGGTTTATGAGTACTGAAAAAATCGCAAATTGTCTATTTCATCAGAGATTGATATCAAAAGAGTTTGACCTCAAGACTTTAGATGATCTTATTCCTTACTTTGAGTCAGAAGATTGGAGGGTTATTGATTTAATTGAATCTAAATGTAATATGACAGTGTATGATAACCTCAGAAGCTGTTTATTTGTATTCTTATACAACATGGTATGTAATGTATTGATTGACAGGGATTTTAGTGATAATAATGAACCTTTGATTCTGTCAAAAGGAATAACCTGGAATTTCTTTAAAACGTGTCTGTTTGATTCTAAATATTATGAGTATGGTAGCATAGTAAATTCTGTGCTACATAGTTTCCCCACTTTGAATTTAACAGAGGAGGACAAGCCACCTCCACCCAATACCATTGTAGCTGTTGATGCAGCTCCATGGTTTGTAGTTGCAGAGAAGTATAAGACATCATTATTCTCTGAGTTATTTCCTAGTATGTGTGAGAAGAACAACTTGGAGACCATTCCAAGCGAGAAGGTTGAAGAGAAAGTTGCTGCTACAGCAAGTAGGGGGTATGAAATTTCGGATGATGAGGACGGTGATGATGAAGATGGAACGAACAATAATTCTTCCGATGAAGAGGCAAGTGAAGGAGAAGAAGATGAGGAGGAAGAGGAGGAAGGACGAGAAGAGAGGGGTGAAGAATCTGAAGATATGGATACCTCTGATAATGATGCAGTAGAATTATCAGATTCTGAAGAATCGGATTCTGATTAAGTTTGCAATTTAATGTATTTTATGATTAAGTTAATTGTTTAATGCATTTTAATTTTTAATAAATGTTGTACATAAATAAATTATATTAAAAATTAACTTTGTTTAATATTCCATATTTTCTACTTCTGCAGAAGAAATAATTTGTTTGGTACCATTGATACTGAATGTAGATATCAGCGTTTCAAATGATTGCGAGTCATAGCGACTAAACTCATCACTATGTTTGTTACAAAAGTCAACTAGGAGATCGTAGAATTTTGAAGGGGCTATCCAATTTATTTGATTTTTGATATTTTCATTAGCGGTTCCTGTCTTACATGCTTCATAACACTGAGTAATACGCACCTTATCTGGCTGACCATAGAACATGATAAATGGATAAAGTGAAATACTTTCACTCTCTAACATTTCTTTGAATGCTTTATTCGAATTTAGTGCAAACTTGATCTGTTCTACGTCGCCATTTTTTAATGTGGGGAATTTGCTAAAATAACGACGCTTTATTTTGGTAGCTTCATGATTGCGTTCGTTGATGAACATTTCCTTATCCAGTTTCATTGTTGTAATACTAACCATCATTTCGATCAGCGCATGTAAGAGCATAGATTCAATAGAATTCATATTGATTGACCCCTTAAGAGTCGGAAGTGTTGAACTCATGAGTGTATTTATAATAATGATCATGAATAAAGCATCTGGATAGATAGTAAATCCTCTTTTATTGATAAGTTGTTCATGATACGTGTTATGATAGGAAATGTATTTGGTAAGATCGCCTAGGATTTTACTAATGTTAATTTCATCATAGACAATGCTAAACTTTGATACATTTGCTGCAGCCAGTGATTTTATCATGTCATCCGCATTATAATTTTTAGCATAGGTGAAAATCATGCGTACAATCTCCTTAAAATTTTCATTCAGATCAACTGAATTATCATGATTTTGCAATTCGTCAAGGATTTGATCTTTGATTCTATCCAGAGTCTTTACTAGATCGTCTTTATTCCCCAATACGTTCCCCATCTTGTCTGAGAGAGATAGTTGATACTGAGAAATATTAGCAATATCCTTTACAATCTGAATGGCCTTTTCCTTTTCCATAATTAGAGGAACATCAAAGTACTGAGTTTGACTTTCTGAGACTGAATTTTGCTTATGCTTTACCAAAGTGGTGGTGAAATTAAAGATGGTATAAGTTTTATCTTCATGAGTAAATTCATTATCTACTATTTTATAAGAATTAGTGTTGTTCACCAGGACTGTATTTAGGTCATAATCGATACAGAAAGACATTGTATATGTACTATTTATATTTATATGTCAAAATACAATCAACCCTAAATCATATAATTAAATAATATCTAAAGGGTATATATTTCAAGTACAACAATCTCAATAATCCATAAGATTATATATCAAAATTAAAAATTACAGACATTCTATCTATATACTCTGATTTACAAGGTCTGGTTGGAACGAAACCAATTTAATTTCGCTCCCTTGCAATTTAATAAGCTGCTTTATAAAATGGAGTTGATGTTTGCCCTCGGTGATGTTTTTCTGGTCTGCCAGGATTTTCATAGTGTAAGCCAACATATTGCTCACAAATCCATTCTCTGTCGTCATCAAGTCATTCTTAGTTGTTGACATCTTGGTCTTACTGCTTGGATCCAAGTGATGAATGTGAAAGCCGTGTGATGCTATCAATACTCCACTTTTAGTGAGAGCCCTATCTTTCTGGGTGAACATACTCATAACTTGACTTGCCATAGTACGTCCCAGAATGGATGTTGGAGAAATCAGAACTAGCGGATGTACAACAGTCCCATCCTTACGATATCCATGAATGTGGGACAGGTCAGCCACTTTAGAGATGACTCCCTTCTGCCCATGTCCGGTAGAAATCTTAGTCCCTACTCCCAGAGGGATGATGTAGCTGTAATGAATATTCACGGTACATTCTTTTTTCAAAAATGTACTAGTGATGTACTTATCAAAGACAGATATGTTATCAACTATAATAAAATACAAATAGAGTGGGGTTATGAAAATGTTCTTTATCAGGGTATTCTTGGTCTTTTTAAACTTCAGAGGTACATTAGACTCTATACACCCATAAATAATTACATTCTTATCAATGGCATTCATCTTTTTGTAAGTTATTAGTATTTGCTTGTTCCTAGTATTAACTTTGTCATATTTGTAGGTGATCTTTAAGGTCTGAGAGAGTAATTTTTTAGGTCCACTCTCAACCAGTTTCTTGTCAATGATGATGCCATCTTCATTAGTACCTCCTCCCACATCACCAAATGCCACAGGAACATAAATGTGGGGAGGATACTTCTTTGAAGTATCAAAGTGCACTACCTTATTGTACTCTTCAATCAATTTTTGATTATCTCTTATATAGCAGCGAATGTTGTACATCTTTGAGTATATCAATTGCTCTTCAACATCCCCAGTTTTGAAAATTAGAGGAGTGTCTCCAGGTTCTAGCATATTGGATTTATGGGTGTCCACAAATTCTAGTCTAGTTTTGTAAACATAGTTACTATTGATGATTTCTCGAATCCTCTCAGTGGTTCTCTTGGGCTTCATGAGTAAATCTTCCAAAGCCAATCCATATCCTTCACTGGTATCTTCGATTGGCTTAAAGTTGTCATGAAATTCCCTAACCTTTACTGGTATGTTCTTGAGTGAAACTTTACCTAGAACTCCAATTTTAGAATATCTCAACTGTGGATTCTTTAAATCCAAGGGAATAGTAATTTTGTTATGTAAAGGCTCAATCCCATCAAATGAAATATATGCAGTCTTGTCTCCAGGTTGAATGACGTGAACCAATGCAGCATTGCTAGTGCCATTACTGTGCAAGAACAAGTTCAGTTCAGTTTCATTCTCTATAATGGCACACCTACCTCGAACATTAGCATTTGCTACAGTCAATTTGGCAGGGAGTGCCATCTGTGCCATTTCAGATAAATGTAAAGCAATGCTATTATACATCAAGTGTGGATGATAGTTATCAAATGCATCTGGCCAGATGTTCAGATATTCAAAACTATTGATAAAGAATTCATACTTTACAGAATACTTCATCTGAATATATCCATTGGTATTGATAACCAGGAAGTTGTCAAATATCATCAAATTCAAGATTGGAAAGTTTCTCTTGATGAGTATCAGCTTGGACTTTCGTATCTTGAAAGGTTGAATTAGTGAGTTAATGACACACGTCAGTAATGGATCATCCCCTTCCTGACTACTCATTAGCTCCAGCTTTGCTCTGTCAAGATAATCAACGACCTTATCCAATGGAGTAGCAATTGGAATTATGACCAACTGACTCAGCATGACATTTTCACCGGCACCTTTCATTTCTCTACTATCTATATAGCAGGTGTAATGCTTGCCATCGTGGGGGAACATTAGGGCAAGCGAATTCTTGACTTTCTCATTTGTAGATCTTTTCACTACAGAGCAGAAATTACTTGCAAGATTAAACTTCTGGGCTTCAATTCTCTGATAAATACATCTATAGGTGCTCATTAGATTGTGTGTAAAATTGAAATCTCTATCTGCATTTGATAGGGTCAAGTACATATTTCCATTTTTAAAGATATTACATACTTTGGTATTTAGATTCTTCAAATCTGGGTTATTCTCAAAACAATGATTAACACTGTATTCAAGAGCTCTCTTTAGAATGTAGGCACAAGTCCTTCCCACTTTATTAGCCAGATGGTCTAATTTGGGGGCTTTACTCAGAGCAGCATCAAAAAATTTTATATACTCACCCTCTTCTACTGGTATGTACTTTACATTGCTGATTGTTTCCAATGTAGATTTTGCTTTTGCATTAATGAAGTCAATCCATTGCATACCTTCGCTAGTATCTACTATAGAATTGTCATATTTGGTCTCGAACTCTATTTTGCATTTCTCATAATTCTTCTCCAGTTTGCTTTTATTTCCTCTACTTTTTGATTTTGCTTCTTTAATTCCTCGTTCATTCTTCATGATCTTATCTGCTTCCTTGAAGTTGTTCAATGTATTACAATTACGTTCATAATTCAAATCTCTAATTTTATAGTCTATATTTGAATTAATTTCGTCAGTGTTCGATGGATCATATGTCATTTTCAATGTGAGTCTGTCATTTTTCATGTTGATATTGTATACTTTTGTGTTCTTCTTTCTATTGTTGTATACATGCCCAGATCCTAAATTATTTGATATGAAGTTGTAGATTAGTTCCAATCCGCCATCCAAATACAAACAACCAAATTGGCTATAGTTGTCCATCATGGGTCCTCTTATACTAAAGTCGATTAAGCTCCCAAACATGACGGGAAGCTTCAAATGTAGAATCTTGCATATCCCTTCTTTTTGAATTGCAATGCAGCAGTAGTACGAATCATTTTCTATGATGATCCTCTTGAAATCTTCGTATTTCTTGTAGCATGGACAATTATGAATGATGACATCTTGAAACTGCACATTGTATTCTTGTATACTCGTAAGCGCACACAGTTGGATCATTCTGGAATATAAATAATAATAATGTAAGAGACAAATGTTTAAGTTATATTTTTTTTAATTTTCTCTATAAATATTGAGTAAATGTTATATCAAAAAATATAAATAAGTTCGCTAAGTAAGAAGAGAAAGATGTTCACTAATCGAAGTGGTGGAAACTCATGTATGTTCAGTGGGATTAAAGCATGCTCCAGAGATTATTTTGGATTCACTGGAATTGTATGCAATAAGCATGCATCAGATATATTTGAAATTAAAACAATTATAAACCATTTATACGGAAGGAAAAACTTTACAGCCACATCCGTGTCAATCACTGCAGATTATCCAATTTGCGATACTTTGGCAATATTACCATTCCCCATAAAATTGAAACTAGATGCAGCAACAAATGGACCCTTTACTAATAATGGACGTAGATTGTGTATTGACAAAGATGGGATGTACAATACTATCTCCAACTTCTTAGTTTCAAAAGATATGAATCGCAAAGGATACGGATCAGAAGATGTGCGACGAATTTCTCAAATTCTAGTTACTTACATTTCCTCTGGTAATTTCCAAGCCCAAGAGAATATCCAAGGACTTACTTATTACGGTGATGCATCTACTACGAAATACGCTATGTTTTCTAGTTATAATACCAGTTCGTTAGAAGCGTATTGGTCAAAGCGAAAGACTGATGAAACATCAATTGGAATTGTTGATGATAATGGATATGTTATCAATTTTCCAATTGCCAAAATGCCACTCTTTTATCAAGCCATATTTGTAAACTTTGAATTCTCTCACCACACTTACTCAAATACTGCCAACGCTAATACAACCGGCCACTATCTAATTCCTAATGTCATTGCAGATACCAAAACATCAAGTGTCCATACATTCAACGTAACTCAGGATAACGAAATTTACAGATGTACCGATAATTCTAGTTATTCTACACCACTCATTTTACATGGAGTCGTTCGACATCTCACAAACAATCATTTTGAACCCTTCCAAAAGCCAGAAGTATTACCTGGAAGTTTTGCCAGTTTAGATAGACCTGGTTTTTGTAATTAAAAATTACAAGTTTTAATAATATCATAAGTGCTCTTTGCATTCGCCATCTCAGTTTCCAAATCATCATTGAAGATGTGTTTATTTAGAAATATTAAATATTCTTCAAAACACATCAAATCACAGGCAGCTAGAAATTCAGAAACATTATCTGCCTGATACACAGTTGTATAAATTCTAATTTTTAAGTCTTCTATGAGGGCATTATCTTCATAATTTGTAGATTTCATAAGTTTTACTCCAATTATAGTTTCATCTGGATAATTTATGTTTCGATCAATTAGATTGCGATACTTGTTAGTGAATTTGGGCCACATATTTCTGGAAATTAGGAATTTCTTATAATTTTTTAATATACATTGTATATTATCAATAGATTGAAATCTCAATGGAATATTGTGGATTGTAACTTTGTGAATGCATTCACATACATAACTTTCAAACTTGTCATGCTTCTGTCTCTTGGGCATACTCATGATTTCCCAGGATCAATATTGAATGACAAGGAATTAAAGTTGCTTAAATTCTTATGTATATATAATTTATAGTTTACGTCCAAGATTCCAAAGCTGTCGTCGTCGTCAGTCTTATTGTATATTAATCCTTCCAAATTTTCAGTTAATATCCAATAATAGAAAAGAAAGAAGTCAACTACGTTTGGAGGTTCCAATTTCTTATTGTAATCAACATATCTACTACCTATCAGTCCGTAGTTTAATGACCATACAATACAGTCTAAGTGTGTTTGAATGTTGAATTTTCTACAACTTATTAAGCTTTGTTTATCTTCCACGTTCCATCGAAACTTCATCTTGGACTGCAATAACATCTTCAATAAAAGTTTCATGATGAAAACTACATCATCAGCTTTATAAATTCCATTTATTTGTTCCACTTCAACTTCTTCGCTGATTATATTATTATATACAATAGAATCGGATTTTCTAATCGTATAAGCAATTTCTTTTTCTTCTACATTGAATCGTTTGCATCGTTGTTCTAATTCTCGAATCAAGTCTGAACACGAACCATTTTTATATTCTTGAATTATTGCCATCATCATAGTAGTAGTAAATGTAGATTTGGTGAAATCACAGCCTCTCAAAATACAAAGTAGCGAAAATAACATCTTAGGCATCTTCATTATCTTGGGCAGACTGTATAAGTCATAGGTCGTTGCCAAGTTTTTGCTGCACACAAATATATAATCATTGCAAGTCATATCTTCATAATCATATGCAATGTGAAAGATATCCGAATCGTCAGTCAGTATAATACTTGGTAAGCTCACGTCTCTGTGGATTACAATTTCATGCTCCGACTCTCCTATTGTCAAATTATAAATAATATAATTATGGCTGTTTAAAATCTTGCATAAGTGATATATAGATTCACATACGTTCAATTGTATGGATTTGGAAGCAATTCTCTTCTTTGACGTCTTCAACTTGGGTCTTGGTCGTTTTCCATCAAAAAATACAATCACGTTGGCCACATCTCGAATCTTTTTAATCTTACATACATTATTATAAATAATAGTCGCTGCACTCTCTGCTACTTTTCTAGAAGAATATGATTTAGAATCTTGATTCATGTTGAAGGTGGAACATCCCAGATATATATAAAAAGAACCGTCAACATAGACATTCACCTTAACCGGTTTGGCTACAAACTGGTCTAGGGCGGTCAATGAAGATTCGGGGATGAAGATTTCCCGAATTTTCCTAAAGTCTGATATTCCCATTCTTTATTTTGTAAAATATAATATTCTAAATAAGAACATACTATAATACCGTTTGGTTTGCTAGTATCTTTAGTCTTAATGTAGTTTGGGATGGCGAGTGCAATTTTGTCCAAGTTATCGTTAAAAACAATCAGAATATCTGGATTTTGTATCTTGTGTTTACTTGGCAAACAATCTACGAAGTAAATCATCCGATCAGACGATGTCAATTCATTTAATTTGGAGTTTATCATTTCTATCTGCTCTTTGTCAAGTCTGACACGAAGTGCTGGAGACAGACCTCCAATATTAAAATGGTCTTTCACATTAAAGACAATAAACTCGACATCTGCGTTTTGTGATTCCATAGCTATAGGACATTCTTTTATATATATTTATTATTCTTATTGCTGCTATTGAAAGATAACCTAATAAGCACAAAGCCTAGTGGACTTACATCATGGAACAAATCAAACGCAAACTAGAATCTGACGAAACCTTTAACGAGGGGTCAGAAAGTCGAAATGTGAAGTCCAAAATTGAAGCGGTAAATGACATTGGTGTAGATGATAACATGATCGACTCCATCTTCGATGATCTGCGGAACGGGGGGACGGCTCAAGATGATAATAGTGTGGAGGGTGACTACGCTGAAGACGAGATCCACTCTTTCATTACTGCATCAGAATTCAAGAATACCAGATTGAATGTTGTAACGCAACAAAGTGATCTACCATATTCAAACTTCAAACTGCCAATAGAAACTTTACACAAATTTCTTGATGATATGTCAAAGAAGAAGCTATTCGAACGATTAGCTAACAAGGAGGATACTAGAAAGTACAAAATTTTGACAATCATCATCTACAAAATTTATCAGGCTCAACTGACAAACCAAGAAGATCTAAATTTGATTGTTCTCATTCTTAATGCATTCCTAGTTAAGCAGAATACATTTAAGGATTCTAACTTTAGGAGTGTATTTAAAGAAATCATAGGAAAGCGGCAAGATCTTGTAGATAAAAGCAAGATCAATGAAAATCTAGCCGATTTGCTAGATGACGATGACGATGACGACATTGATACACAATCGGGTTCTGCTTCAGTAAAACTAAGAGCGGCTCACTTCGAAGGGGAATCGTTGCTGTACGATAATGTGCTTGCTCTGTTAGATTGTATAGAATTGCTACATAACGTATGCCCCATTAATCATATTGGATTTACAAGCCTAAAGAGTGAGACGAAGATTGCAAAGGCTGATCCAAATAAGACCAATAATGAAAAGAGTCCCAAACCAACACTCAAACTAACCCTGGTCAAGCCAATCTTGGCAGAGGTAATGGTACAGCCAGTGACCGATGATTTGAAAGTGATAAGCTTTTTGCCACATCACTCAGAAATCATTCAAAATTATGTTCAGAGTGTTCTATTCTTCAAGACTAGAAATAATGAACGTGCAAATATTCGCATATATCCAAATGTAAGCGTTGGAGAGCACAAAAGGATGAATGTAGTTAATATGTGTGAAGATGACAAGCCTATTGTAAAGATAGTAAAGGGAGAATTGGAAAAGAAGAAGAAGGTATTCATTCTTATAAATGAGGTATTTATCGTATATCATGATAAGAATGATAGCCTTGGCGCAGTGATGAAATGTTGGCCCTCCAAGATTCCGTTGAAGACCCCTCAGAACGACGATATTTCTGTAACGCTCATCGACTTCAACATCAACAATGAATTACTCAAGGGTGTATTGAACTAGTAGCCAATTAATGGTTTTTAATTCTAATTGGTATGGCATAAACGTCATTAAAGTCCATAGTTTAAGTAGTAATCGGTTTCATCATGGGTGGAAAGACCATTGTGCATATTGATGGTGTATCTGGTGTGGGTAAAACCACTGCCATAAAATACATTGAAAGTCTACATAAAGTTAATTGTATCTATAATGACTATTACGAGATTACCAAGAAAGCTCCAGAATTCTATTGCAAATACAATAACAAAGAGCTTGAAATTCTATACGTAGCCTTCCAGTTTCTGAATATAAATACATTTTCATACCCTCATAAACATACAATCGTAGACAGAAGCCCACTATCGTCATTGTGGTATGTCATTATATTTAACATCTTGGAAGAGTTCAAGCATTTGGAGACTACCGACTCGTTTATAGAAGAACTCAAGTCTAACGAAACTACTCCTATAAAGAGTGCAATCAATTTAAGCATCAAAAGCGCTCTATCTCCTTACATGGCATCTAGCAGTCGAAGGCATACATTTTCCGAGACACCATTGCAGAAATTAATGCATCATCTGATGGAAGAGCATACCACAATCATGATCACAACATCTAATATTGATGCGATTGCAACAGCAGTCATGGACCGAGGCAGCGACATTGAAAAGCAAGCCGCTGAAAGTCACTCATTTCCCATGGGATATAATTATCTAGTATGGTACGTGTATGTACAGAACCGAGTCTTCCAGACGATAAGGGACGACTTCTTGTCCCCCTTCCACTTCTACGAAGTGAGAGACGAAACCGAATTACTTACTCAGTATGGAAAGAATAAGACGATCATAGAATACTTACATAAGAGAGGTATCGAAAATGAAAAAGCTAAATTTAGTAATATATTTAAATATGGATACAATATAAAGAAGCTCAAAAAGTCTATTAAGTTGGGGTAATCTGTAGTATAATAGTCATTAATTTTTAATATGAACTCAAATGAAAAAATGACTAAAGCACAAGAACAAATTAATAAATTGCAAACCCAACAAACTAATGAATTACAAAACCAACAAACTAATGAATTACAAAACCAACAAACTACTGAATTGCAAAAACAACAAACGACTAAATCAAAAGACCAGAATCGAAAGAATCTAAAACCCACTCTAGGTAAATACTTTCTATTGATATTATCGACATTAATAATATTTATATTCGTATTTTACTTTGTTGTACTGAAGGTTAATCCTGCTGAATACACAAAATACTTGCTAACGTTAAACGATCAGTCCAAAAATGACACACTCATGGATTTAAATAATGCTAATACAATATCAAACCTCCCCGAAGTAATCCTGCAATCCGACGGTAATGATAATATATCAACTCTTACCGACTGCAAAAATAAGATAAAATACTTAGGAGAAGTTAACGATAGCAAAATGAAGCAATATAGAGATCTATGTAAAGTAACATGTGGTGGTTCAGGCGAATTGTTAGTCGTAGAGGGGGATTCCGATTATATATATAATTCTGAATTTGTAAAAGCTGGCGTATATTGCACCGTAAAGCCTACGCCCTGCAACTTCAACACGGGATATGCCATCGCAACGGTAAATAGTGTAACTTGCAGGAGTAAATACCCCCGTATGTTTGGAGGTGCCAATGCGAGCGATATCGTAGCATGCAATGATGAAAACCATCCCAGTACAGGAAGTGTTTTGTGGGATTATGCAAATAATGAAGTGGTCGATCCTCTCACAGTCAATATAACTCACGAAGATGAAAAACTGCCAGATGGCAGCTATAGATTTAGGTGTAAATTCAATGAAACTAAGATGCAAAATCCCTATATAGCACACCCAATCGATCGTTTTCATCCGATAGAAGATGTGTGCAACCATTCAATCTATCGAGCATCCTATTCTGTACATGCAGAAGTGGGAGAAAAGGACTGGTCCTGCGACTGTGGGAAATTTGAAGAGACTCGAGTGACTCACGTTAATCCAAATGATGATAAGAGTACTTGCACTTCTTGCTTTTTCGATAAAAAAGAAAACACTTATAAAATCCCATACCTATGCTATAAAGACTCGTCTCCATATACATTCGCCACAACTATGGTGCCATGTATTGAATATTCAGACATGGGTAACTTTTGCAATACAGTATCTTTTGAAGTTGTTTCTGGAGACAGTGAAAACAAATTCGAATTTACCAAACCTGAAACACAACACTTAAATGCTAATTTACTGAGTACAGATTTTGAATTGGTATAATAATTACCTTACTTTGACATGGCCTTCAATACTTCCACTGTATATCGTTCATAATCTTCTTCTGGTGTTACTACTATTTCACCCGTAGAGATGCCACCAACTTGAGGAAATCCAGTAATGACTCGACTATCTCGATCTTGATTAATCACAAATACTCGATGTCGAGCTTGGAATTGTATACTTTCTGGGCTGGCAGCAGTATTATTTAATTTTTGCGGATTTTCCGACAATACCATCTTTTCAAATTCTGTAATGGGCTCTAATGTTTTTGTCTTTTCCTTGATTGCAAACATTGGATTGGAACAAGATAATGCAGATATGGGATTAGGTGCCAATTTGCTATTTGCAGAAGTCAAGTTTGGTGATTGCATGAACAAGACGCATAGACTATACACAAAATAAAACATAACTGAATCGTGCTGATTTCTCATCATAAAAGTAAGATTGTAGGTCTTGTAGATGTAGTAGAATTTTATCATATTGCTGAATATGTCAGCATTAGTCAATTGCTTTATCTTGCTCATGCGAATCAAATCAGAACAGAATATAATTTCCTTAACTTCATCTGCATCATTGAGGAGTGTCAACAGCTTAAACAGATTGGCTTTCTTGTTGTAGTACAATTCCAATATGCCATTATTTTCTGATATTGTACCAATATCAATGAGATATGTATTAATGTTGCTATCAAGCAGCAGAGTCTTGAGGTTTTCTACTAGTGTTTTTGGGTCCAATGTTATCCGAAACCAAAATACTTGGAGTCTTTTATAGGTATCATCATTCAAGGGGGTACATCCATGTAGAGACGTGTCCTTGATACTTGGTTTTAGCTTGCGATTCTCCATTCCGAGGTTTTTCTTGATGTATTTATATAGCTCGGAATCTACATTTTCAATAGTAGAGACGGCAACCTTCTTCAATCGTTTCACATTTAAAATATCCTGAGCCTTATCAGCACAAGATACAAGGCTCAATATCATACCCATAGGATAGATATCTCCATTGTCTAGAGGATGCTGAGAGTTTAGCAGTTTTATAATCTGTTTATAAAAATGCAATGCAAACGGATCATGCAACTTTAGAAGATTGAGCTCTCTGATCTTTCGAAGAGTCAGTATTATGCGAACTAGCACTTTGATATCTACATCAAATGAGGTATTCAGGATCTGACTTATATTTTGAGTGTACTTTTTATGGGTAAAGTAGTCAAGCTCTTCATATAAATCATTAAATATCTTAATGGTGTTGTAGTTAGAAGTAAGTGCCATGATGATGATGATTATATCGGAGTGTATACAGAAAATACCTTTATTGGTGGTTTGCTCTTCTCTTTGCTTTCCTTCCTATCCGAATCGCTTGCCGACTCTGAGAGGCTCTTCAATTGGGCACTGGATGGTTTTAGAATTACTCTCCTTTCTTTTGGTTTTGCAATCAATGCTTCTTCTGGTAAGTATTCTATATCTATATTACTATATAGAGGTACTTCTATAGCAATGCCTCTTGTACCATCTTCATATGGTGTCTCTTCTGGAGTTGTACTATAAAAGTAATTAACCGTAAATACGTGCTTGTATTTATGTATCTTATATTTGAGGTTGTATAAAGTAATCTCTGATCTTACTTTTGTAAAAACATCTAGCTTTATAAATGTTACAATTACCTCAATGATGTCGCTGTTGAATTCCTTGCCCTCTACAAAATGGGTGTTGGAGAAGCTGAATACTAAGCTTGGAATGATCACTTGCCCAGATACCAGCATGCTGAATAAGCAAGCTCTTGATTGTCTGGTTTATATTGACGTATATCCGCTCTTATATAGCACTAAAAATTAATATTATCTTATCTTAAATGATGACAGAGCGTGAGTTCGGATTTCCCATTGGTGGTCGATAAGGAGGGACGGGCGAAGCAGTCACCGTGGGATAGGGTGCGACTGGTGCCGCTACTGGTACTGCTGGTGTTGTTGTACCGGGTGTGTTATCTGATATTTCAACCCCCTTCTTTTTTGGTATAAATTTTATAGCTAAAGCAATTGCAAATACTAATACTAATACAATGATAACAGATAAGAAGAAGTTACCCTGAAACGAACCGGATAGAGAATCACCACTAGCAGTAAATAGATCAACCCCTAGTGTGGTGGCAATGTCTGTAAGGGTGTCAATTACCGTAGAGTCTTCTATACACATATAAGTTAAATTCCCATCCAGTAATTCGGTAGTTGCATACTCCACGCTGTTTGTAGATGCTGTAGTATTGCAGGATACACAACCTTCGGTAATGCCGCTTACTGCACAGGGATCAAATAGAACATCCGTAATACTTGGATACTTTTCGTTGTAGTATTCTATTAACTTGCCGACATTGTCTTGCGTCTCTAAAGTAACATCAGGTGAATATGTAGAGGGATTTTCATTATCCGTACCTAAGATTATCCCAGCATCTTTCATCTCTGCGATAGATGCCTCGTCATTCTGCTGAAATATGTCATGTACCATTAAATATATGTTATACTTAGTTTTTTCAACGTTTTCAGAACTGCATGGAACTGCCCCATTAGACCCATACCCACAACTCCTAGATGGTAATTTGCAAGCTACCGTTTCTGTATTCTTGTATACTAAGAAACACCCATTTCTACTATTGTTAGCGTTGGCAATGTCTTCAAATACCTCTCCCGTAACAATGAGTGCGGTAAATAATCCAGTAGCAGTTCCTCCGATAGCAATTCCCGCTACAATTTTGGAATACATTGATTTTGCCTTTTCTTTACTCGGTGCACTTAACTTTGATTCCAATTCCGCCCCATCTTTTGCAGTCACATTGAGATCTTCGTGGTATTTTTTTGCGGTATCGATCTTCTTATTTAACTCCTGCACGTCGATATCAGGAGCTTCTGCTTTAATGGTTTTTCTAAGAGCAGCCTCGTCTGCAACTGGAATTGTATTGGAAATATTGGCATCGTCGAGTGCCGATTTAATTTCACCCTTTCTGAATTTGACCTCCAAATCTCTAAACCGAGCATCGTTTATATGAATTTCGTCATTTACTTTTGTAAATGGTAAGTTTTCAAATACACTATCTATACTAGGCACATCGCATTTTGCGGCCTTTAACTGGTTGACAGTGACATCAAAGTCTGGTTTTGATACAATTGGTTTGGATCCAACTTTTATATCGTTTAGCCATTTCATTTTTTATTCGAACTACTTATTTGTGGTTCAATGACTATGAAATATATTATTAATATGAATAATAAAAGTATTATGATTAGGGATAACATAATTAATAATTATAATATCCTATAAAAAGTATTAATATAATAAACTTATAATGAGTATAGTAGTATACGGAGTAATTGCACTAATTTTATTTCTACTAGTATTTTTGTATTATGTAATCCAAAGACCTAGATCTATTGATATAGAAGATGTGTATGGAAAATATTTAATATCAGCAACATCTCCCGATGTAGCATTTACATATAGAAAAAGGAGTGATGGAAAATATGAAAACTACTATATGAATTTCTCTGCAGAGGGAGGATTGTTAAATCTGGTAGTGTCGGACCATCCTGTAACTGGTACTGGAGAAGATTATATACCAAAAAACCACGGAACGATAACAGAGAGCGATAGTGGCTTTTCCATTGATGGCGTCACTGCCGAGTTCAAGTGTCCTGACAACTGGACTTGGAGCATTTCAAATAAAACTTGTAAATTAATGCCTTTGTGTACTCCAGATGACGAAGGGAAGATAAAAGGTATAGATTATTACCACTACAAACAACTCCAACCAGATATGACCAAATCCGAAGTATTTCATGATCGACTATATGCCGTTTGTAAAGAAAATGAAACTTACGAACTCAATACTTGCCCTGATAATATGATTTACAATCAGCTTGCTATACAGGATGCTACTACGAATCTACCGTGCACGTTGTACGATGTATGTAGCGATATGCAAGAATATGAAACACATCGAACACAAATAGATTCGACTGTACTAGGAATTAATGATTATTATATGTGTCTTAATGGAAAGAGTGTATTGAAATCTTGTAATGAAGGTCAGGCATTCAATGGTAGTTTAGGCGGATGCGTTCCTGTCAATATTTGTAGTGGGAAAGATGATGGACTAACGGTACCCATTGAAGGGGATGATATGTATTATACTTTATGCAGTGGAGAACAACCATACAAGATATACTGTTCTACGGGTATATATGAATTAGATGGGCCTGATAACTTAGCCTGTAATATTGATACTTCCGAAAGATATTTTGACTTCTTTTCCAATGACATAATTACAATTCCTACTGGTTTGTATGTATATAAAAACAATAAGAGAGAAGTAAGACACGCAAGAGAAGAAATTGTAAATAAACAAATGGACTTAGCCCCTACCGATCCAAGTCTGGTATTTTTCACTGAAACTAGAAATGCTACATTATATCAACCAATATCCTACCAACTTTATTTTTTATCTTATGTAAATAATGAAACCCTCGAAGATAGTGTAGAGATTGCTCTAGATTCTAATAATTACAAAGAATTTAATCCAAAATATGGAACATCTGCTTCCTATTTTAACAATCAACTATCTGTTATAGATTGGAATGTTTTTGAGGATATGCCAATATTCGATGTTGAAGACGCTGTCTATTATAAATACGATACCAAAATAAAGCATAAGACGGACGGTACATTTAACGAGCCCAGTATAAACTATTTTTACTTTAATACAGCCAAGGAGCTGTATGAGCCCAAAAGACCTAAAAAATTAGTCAAGGATGAACCATCGGGAATATTATGCTACGCCGAATTTGAACTGCTCAGAAAAGAAGTCTTTTCATTTATGGATGTAGATCTATACAAGGCGCTTTATGTGCTCAGACTTATAAAGATGCCAGACGGTGTATATATCATGTATTTTACAAATCCATTTGACAATGAATTGGTGGCAGTAGCTTTTAGTAGTAAAGTCATTATGGAAGAAGGAATTACCATAACAAGTACCAATAAATGCGTTTCTAAATTATACAACTACGACGAATTGAAAGTGGAGGATGTTTCAAAATTCTATGTTCAACTAACATCTATTCGCTGGGATGGCTCCGTACTATCAGACGATCAGTATGTTCTTCCAAATATCTTAGCGATGGTAAATTTCAGCAATAACAAAGTATTTAATAAAGAGTTTACAATACTTAGTCGACAAGAATTAAAAGAAAATACTAATCTAGTAGAGTTTAGTGATACTGTTGAATCTAAATATAATTCAATTGTAGAACATTCTGGTGACGTATCCTATTTCAATGCGATATTAAACTCTATTCAGGTCAATTTTCTTAAGTAATGGCCATGTTCGATCATACGTATTGCTATGCAAACAAAGAATCCTACAAGCTCCTCAATCCTAATGAGACTATGAAATCATTCAAAATAAGCACTTCTCGTGTATTTGCCTATATAAAGAAAATTATCCCTAGGCCAGAACTAAAAATTGCAGGGCGATACCTTCTCCAGTATCAATGCGAATTATACAATTTAGTGTACAATGTTATTCACAATTATAGCGTTGCAGAACCTCTAAAAGACCCAAATGCGTTTTTAACGACCTCCTATGACAAACTAATGGACGCTTTAAATATCAAGGAAAGGTACACTCCCACTGATATACAATTTACTAAAGATGTATGGGGTCCCATTTATTGGAACTTCCTGCACCTACTGTCAATACTATGCAATAAAGAAGAACAAAAAAAAACATTTGCATATATCATGATGAATTTTAATCTGGTACTTATGTGTTCGGCCTGTGCTTTTAATTTTAGAAGTAAGAAACCCTTTATGTTAACTATGAGTATGTTAATAACTGGAGACGTAATTACAAATTTGTATAACTTTCATAATCTAGTAAATAAGGCATTACATAAGCCATACTTTGACTATTCTGATTTTTTAGATACATATAAATTGAGGAAGGTAGAGTCGGAAGTGGTTGATACATCAATTTTATTCGTGTCTCTGATTACAAAATGACACATGACGAATATTATATAAAATATTTGCAAAGTATGTTTGGTAATGCTTCAATTTCATTCTTTGGTATAATTCTTTCAATCGTTACGCTAATTCTCTTATCTATTATAGTCTTATTAAATTCTACTACAGTATTCATGCTTCCTAATGTAACAACTGAAGGTACAACCGTCAAATTGCCTACTACAAAACATGTCATTGTTTAATTTTTATTTTTTTATGTAAGTTTGCCATTTTTTACAGTGAAGATATCCTGTGTTGTTACATGCCTTTACATTCTCAGGGGGTATTTCAATTTTGCCAGTGTACTTCTGCAATGCAGTCAATTGTGTGTTTGCCAAAGACTTGTTGATGGTGGTCAGGTAATTTGCAAATTTACGATACCTACAATCGTTCGTATCTGCAAATGACGTTACATTCTCTTTGGAGTTCAACTTGTCGTTGATACTCTCAAATAATTCAATAATTTCTGTATTGACCTTGTAGCCGTCAAATAATATGTACCGTTCTGAATTTCCGGCTTTAGAAGACATCAATTTACAAATCTCAATGCTGTCAAAGCAAAAACTCAAACTATACAATAGACAGGTACTGAACCTTGTAAACATATCAAAAAATTTGCACACAATAAATCCACCTTCCTTCACAATTTTTAGTCCCAACAACAACTGTGACACATATAAATTCTTGCTGATCACTTCTTGTTCGTTCTCCCGTCCGCTGAAGTCGATGCCACCATCTGCCAACATAAAATCTACGACTATGTTGCAAGCGAAGTCATCCCTGTCTGACTTGAGTGTTATATCTCCATAGGTGATGAATATATTCTTGAGTTTCAGAACCCTGACATCCATCTTCAAATAACTGCCTACATCGGGCATGGTGAACATATGCGAAGTAACCGGACTCTTGGGGTTGGTCTTCTTTATAAGGTAAGTAAATCCTCCTGGAGCACAGCATACATCAGCAAAGTTGCAAAACTTGGAATCTATGGCATTCTTGATTTTGCCATGAAATACATAATTTATATTTAGCAATTTTATACTTGCTCTATTCAAAAAGATGGGCATCTTTACATTCTTAAAGCAGTCAATCAAATAACCCTTACTCTTTGTATATTCTAGCTTGTCCTTTTCGGCGTTCAGCTTCTGGATTATCCATTTTATCTTCACTTCGTTCTCCAGGATGTCTTTCTTCGCGATATCAATCTTCGGTGTGATAAATTCGTCCGTCTTGTTGATTGGTAAATTGTAGATGGTCTCCTTCCTGATTACAATATCATTCGTCTTGACGGGATGTGCAAATTCGTAGCAGGCGCCGTTCATGCTAGAAGGCCGAATCCCACATTGGAGCAGCGTCTGGTCGCTGATCCTGTTATGGTAGGGAGTGTATCGTATCTTGCTCCGATCAGTCATGATGTCCGACTAAAAAATAAAATTAGATGTTGTGCATTAATATATTGGAACTTATCATCTTATCTGCAACCTACGCCTGTTTATGTGGGCTGCTTATCGTTATCTCGAGTGGGCATTTCCTTGATAGCGGCAAGGGCCTTGATGAACGAATATTTGTTTGCTTTGTTAAACTCTTGCATTGGGTATTTTATCACGTAACCCAACTTCTCTTGATTGGTCTGTTCGATTGCGTAAGCAAAGATAAGATAGTAGGTGCTTACAATATTGCTGTAAAACTTGTACAGGTTAATTTCTTCGATGGGGGTGTCGTCCATTTCTATATCTAAAGCAAGGTGAGTGTTAGATATATCTCCAAAAATCCTGTAGAAGCAGTACACCTTAGAATCAAACTTATAATCTGGCTTTTCTAGAGAAATTCGATCTATCAACTTGGTTACTACGGTGTTCATTTTGTAACTTTCTCTAGTGCGAATGCTTACAAGTCTCAATATTGCATTTCTATTATCATAAAGGAGCTTATATGTATCCATATACATATCAAATAATATGTCATATACACCACTAAAGTTTAAGGACTCTCTATTTTTTATAAACTGCACATAAAATCTATCCATCATTGTCTTCCATAAATTAGGACCATTTTTATTGATCCCCCTGGAGAATATCATGTCATTACATGTTGCAATGTATGTTTTCTTACCTAAGACGAACATGTCCTTATATACCTTATCATTGAGTACGACATTAGCATTCAGTCTGTTCACTCCACTTATAATGCGATTTGCAGAGTTCTTGACGATAGCATTAGATATGGAGAAAAAGACAGAATCCGTATCACTGTAAATCATATTTGCATTAATCATATTTCCGATACGAGAAGCCTCGACAATGAAGTGCCTGCCAAGCATAGTCACAATTGCTGCAAGGTTCTTGGCTTTTATGGTACCATATGATGCTCCAAGTAGGCCATATATGGAATTATTTAGAAGTTTCATATTGCGATAATGAGAATTCAGTCTAGTAAATTCCAACTTGAGGTCTTCTATATACAATTCTAAAGACTTTATCGCATCTTCAAATTTATTAAAATCTTTCTTTTCTAAAAGTCGGATGTGCTTAGTTACCATATACACAGCCTCTTCCGTATGTTTATCTTTTGGAATTTTAAAATCTTCGATGGAATATACTTTGTTTATAATCATGTCATCTTCATCATCATCATCATAGTCATCATATGATATCTCTTCTTCATTGTCGTCATTATTGTCATCATCATCAGAATAAGATATCTCTTCTTCTTCATCATCATTATATTTATTGCTGCCCATCCTATTCTTTAGTTTGTATTCACTGAGTAGTGTCTGACATGCATCAATATGGCTGGAAATCTCCTTCTTGCTTGATTTTGCTATATTCCTAAGCGTATTTCTCTGTTCAATAATCTTCGATAGTATACCTCGATGGGTTTTGTGTAATACTACAACCTTATCCATATCATTGTATTTATCTAAATCTTCAAATTTTATGGTTGGGCAATTATCTACCATACAATGGACGTAAGCTGCAGAGGCTATGGCATTAATAATGTTTTCGCAGGTAGTTGAGGGTGGTTTTATGTTCTGATTTATGGCCTTGTGGGTGCAGAACTTCATAATCTTGAAAGATTCATCAAAGTTGGTACATCCTCTTGCAATTAGCTTCAAATCTTTAATTCGTAATAAAGATGCAGTTTCGTGAGATAGATTCATACCACTAATGAGTTCAGGATAGTACGCTCTAGCATCCATAGCATGCACTTCGTGATAGCATCCTCGATTCTTTCGTTCATTAAATCCACCATGAAATGCTTTATTTGCGTCTGATGAAATATTTTCAATATTCAGCGTGTACATCATTTGCGAATTCATTGTCAAGCTAGAATTGGTGTGATGAGCAAAGATGGTATTCTGTTGAAGTCCTTCATATATCATGTTGGTTGACAGGTACTCATTTAATTTTGATAATCCCAATCGAACAAGAGGTAGGAAAAATACCCTTGAAGCGTAGGTTATAAAGTGTTCGTACTGAAGTTTGTCCCATAGGGCCAATACTACGAGACAATCCATTTCGTTATATTTGGCCATAATATCGAGAGATATTGACCAGGGATTAGGCTGACGGCATAATACATTGTCGTATTTTCCGTTATTCAGATGACCAGATTCAATCATAAATTGGTAAATATATCTGAGATTTCTAGCATTAAAGTCTACCTTCTGCGTGTCATCATCTTCTAATAGGGCCTTGGCTACATTCTTAAGTGAAAAGCTAGATAACTCTTGAGCAAAATACTTAACCAGTACTTGATTCAGGTCCACATGAATCATGTTCATTCCGTAAGACAGTATACCATTCACATAGTAAAACTTGCTAACCTGAGGCATGCCTAAATATATGGCTCGAGTTAATAAGAATGGCATATCATAATTCCTGCTATTGTATCCGAGACAAATGTAGGCTTCGTCTATGGATTCAAACAGTTCAAATAATTTAGCAAGTAGATCCCACTCTGTGTTGTATACCAGAGTGGTCCTAGTTTCCATCTTATAGTAATCCTTTGCTGATATTTTATCTATTATAGACTTGGCAGCGTCCAATTGATGATCAAAAGTTAATGGAATGTTAAACAGCGTTATGATCTCCGTACCTTTTATGAACGTAACTGACATAATGTGGTCTGCAAAGAAATTGCCAGTTGGAATTCGATGGTCGTAATTGGATACAGTCTCTATATCATATACTGTGGTAAATAGGTTAAAATTGGATTCTATATTTTCAAGATACTGTAATCGTTCGTTGATGTACTTGCCATATATATAATCCATACCTTTGACATGGAACTCCATCATCATGAAAGTGCTTAGATTCCACTGACCTAGAACTGCTATGTGTTGTAAGAACCCTGTACTGTTAGAAATTGAATAATGGAGTGACTTACTCTCATTAAAGGATGTCGTATGTAGTTTGAAAAGCTTCCACTTTGGTTGGTATCGTCCGGATTTCATGATGTCATCTAATACGGTGACATGATTGTTCATATACTCAGTATTTTGTTTTACGTAGGTAATATCAGATATGGTGAAATTCACCAATAATTCCTTTAGAGTCTGTTGGTTCAAAGCCCACACATAGAGACCCGATGATAAGTTAGCTACCTTGAACTTTTCTAATTTTCGAGTCATCTTGTTTATGCCCACTCCAAAATAATCATCGCCATCTACCTGCCAATCTGTTATGTACAGATAGTTACTTTTGGGCGTATCAGGCACTTGAGATAACCACTCTTTCCAATTGGAGTTGACGTAACGGACGCTCATTGTGAAACTGGACTTTATACTGATAACTAGAATACTGATAATACCCTTAACGCCGCGGATATAAAAGCCAGACCACGCAAGTGAATGCACGCAGTCAACATGAGGAGTCTTCTGATACTGTTACTTTTGCTGATACTCACAGCAGCGGAGGATGGTACCCATCTTGAAGATGGTAAGTATGTGTGGAGAGAGAGTTATGTACGTACATACATATTTATATATAATGTACATTTGCATGTATCTAATATATTTTTTAATATTTCAGACTGTATCATGATGAAGAGTTATACTGGAATCCAGATTAGTACATTTAAACAAACCACCCATCTCATGGTTGCTGGAAATGGAGATAGTAACTTGATAATAAATGATGATAATGGAAATCAATTGTGGGAGAGTTCTAGTAAATGGGAGTGGATTGATGTCTATTGCCGTGCTGCCTTTCCCATCACGAAATGTCAGACGGAGCCATTTGCCAATGACCAGAAAGTACGCTCAGATTCTATTTTGAATGTTCTCATGATAAAAAATGCAATTGTATTGCATAACTGCCATCATAGGACTCCTACTGAGAGAAATAAAGAAGGTAGTATAACATTCCCTAGGAGTGGCAATGCTAAGAGAGATTACTTTTCCTTTATATCTTATGAACCCTTCATTGTAGAAATAAAAATGTTTAATGAGGCATTAAATTTATGTTGGAAGGATGGACAACTCACAATTGTAAAAGCTAGTTGTGATAATTGCGAAAAATTACCTTCGCATCGCAGTCATCGACTAATAGTAGACTATGTATGGTACAATTTTAAGGATGAGCAGGGTAATATCTTGTGGAATATACATGAGATTAATAATAGTGCTTCCAGCGAGTTAAATCTTCGAGCTAGGCGGGTTGCATGGATAACCCAACACTTGGATGGATTCCCTCAAGAAAGTGAGTCTGTCATTACAAACTCAATGAACACTTCAAGTGATGCTACTACAACTCCAACACTTGTATTTATTGTAGTGTTGAGCACTCTGGCATTGGCTGCCTATTGGTAATAAATGATATACCTATATTCGTTGTACTTAATTCTATTGATGTTACCTCCCATTACTTAGTATAGCTTTGATGATCTACTCCATCAAAAAAAATGAATTCACTAAGTACAGAGTTTGAAGACATCGACTTGTCTGATAATGACAAGCTAAATGTCGTGCTGTTATATGATAGCACAGGCAGCATGAGTTACATCTTTCATACAGTTCAAGAAATAGCTGAAACTATATTATCTATAGGAAGTCTATGTAAGAACCTAAATCTATCCGTAGTGAGTTTCAAGGACTTTGATATCTATGATAATGGCATCAAGGAGTTATACAATATTAAAACAGTTGAAGATATTCACACATTTATCAAGAATGATCGGGCCTACGGAGGCGGCTGCAACCAAGCTGAGGCGGGTATGTCTGCACTCGTCAGGGCAATGAATAATCTCACCGACGGCACAGGTTATCTATTTTATATGATAACGGATGATAATATTAGGTTTGCCAAAGCAAACTACGTCCCAAAGGTAGAGTTAAAAGATGAAATCAACAACAACCTAGAAAAGGTAGACACCAAGTTATACATCCTAGAAAACCTGATTGAACGGCTGGCACAGATAAATGGAAAGCTAAGCATCTTTGGTATGTATGAACTACAAAGCTACGCTACAATGGAAACGGAAGCTAAGCGATATGAAGTGGCTAGGCCTCTAGTTGAAATATTTATTGCTTCGATAAATGATGTATCACAAATCAAGACTGTTATCGAAGAAGATGTAGTAATCAATCTTTCCCAGATAGACCAAGCAAAGACAGTGGCCTTATTCGGGACAGAATTGAGGTCTGTGAATGACGTTGCTCAAAAACTCAATGAAATGAATCTATCCAAGGAATATAGCAACATGACTAAAACTTCACTGTATGCTCGAACTACTACGACCACTGACAACCTGTATGCTCTAATAAGTGGTAAACGAGTAAATAATTTTCTCCACTTCCCGATTTACACCAAGCCAATGACCAATATTGTCGAAGATGTAGACGTCATGATAAACACCATAAAAGATAATGACCTCTTACCCCAACTTTCAAACCTACCTTCTTTGGGTAAGTATGTAAGAGAGGTAATTGACATATATGGTAACGACACCCAAAAGATATGGTATGCCAATAGGATTGGAAGTATTACCAATAAACCTACATTGCTGAAGCAAAAAGTGGACATCATAAGAAAAAGAGCAAATAATTATGTAACAATAGTTGAAGACAACATCCACTTCAGCAAAGGATACTTTACGCTGAATAGGGAAGTAAAAGACTGGACCAAAGACATGACACCTGCAGTCTTCTTGGGTATGTTGGATAGTTCTATACACGACTGGATGTTGAAAGAGTTCCTGCCAGCCATAAAATATGTGGAAAATAGGAAAGACGAACCACTCACTGACATATACGACAATTCAGGTAGGCTGAAATTCATCCCATCGACTTACCAGATAGAAGGGAAATTCAAAGCACTTCAGCTACTATCGCTGTTGGCATCCAATTTGATATTCACTAATGAAACCTCCATATCATTAATGATGGTATCTGTGCTCATAATAAGATGCGAAGATTTACAGTGCAAGGAATTATTGGATCTGGCCACAGAAAATCTAGCACTCATGTCTACACGAATAGATATTTACAACTCCAAGCTACACTCTGCCAATATCCAGAGGTTGCTGCTACACGACAGGGTTAGACCTCATCTAGATAATACACTCCTAAATAGAGTAGTAAAATCATTCCAGATTAACAGCTTTCTGTTTATGGCCAAGAGAAATGATACATTTACAATGAAAGAAGTCCTATTGGAGCTTGATCCGGTGAATAGTAAACAACTATGCACGATTTGTAAAGAGATGAAGGGTATAAATCACATCCTAAAAGGAGAGTATATTTGCAACTATTGTGCCATCATTGTCAATGACTCCATAAACCCAGTAGCAATAAACTTGCGCACCATCTTCAAATTTGAAATTACTGGAAAGATTGGACCAATCGTAGAAAGTCCGGCAAAAATAACGGTAAAGCAACAATTAGATGCAAATAAAGCCTGCTACCAAAACAGCGACGTTAAGCTAACGTGCTACAAATGCAACTCCAAGTACTACGTGTGGAGAATCTTCAATTTGTCATCAGAAATGAAGGTTCATAAGTGTCCAAAATGCAGACTATTTGAAAACCTGAGCGATAAGACCTTGGCTCTCTTTGGTAAGTACCTCGATAACCAAGATAAATTCAACCCACGCCATCACCTGGTAAATTTGGAGTTTATCAAATTCCACGAAAACATAATGAAATGCACTGACAAGCCTAGAGATAATGTCATATCTAACCTCGAACAGCTACTGGCTGGTACGGTATCATGTGTGCCGCAGAACAAAGATAAGCAGGATGTGGTGTATAATTGGAAAAACAAGACACTCAAGACCATTATCAACGATAAAGTAATGAGAGAACTGATAGTAGACCAGCTGCACCAGGATATCGACGTGTCTAAATTCTGGACTGTGGAAAATCCCATCTATCCCACGACATATGATATTATATCCGATGAAGAGCGCATATACAGCAAAGAGGAGATTGACGATATTACAACCAACGGTACCTTCATAACCACTAATAAGGGTAAATGTATAATATCATCATTTCCAGAAAATATTCTCACGCTGAACATTTGCAAGATATGCTACACGTTGGATAATTCTACCTTGATCTGGCACTGCGCCTTTCCAATCTGCAAAACTTGCAGTGATCAAATAAAATGCTGTCCAATTTGCAAGAATGATATTGCACAAACTCCCAAATTGACAAATTACTACAGTAGAAGTAGAAGTAGCAGCATGAGCTCTACGTCTTCAGACAAATCTTGCCTTTGTTGCAGCTAAAACTATACTTTATTACAATAGTAAATAGATTTAATGTATAGGCATGAACACCACCAATCTTGATAGAGTAAATCTAAAACTCGAAGAGTTGGCTGAAACCATGAATGATTATATTAAAGAATCTAAAGCTACAAATAATAGAGTTTATGATTCTATTAATATTAAAATTGTTCCTACTTTAGATAAAAATAATGATTTATGTCTTAATCCCGTGGAAGTAGAAGAGCCTGAAGCAACAACTATTAACATGGATGAAGTAATTAAACCTAAAACGACTCCTACTGTCGAATCAAATGAAATGCAGCAAGATGATGATGATGTTAGTTGTTCTGTATATATAGATAAAGGGAGTGAAGCTAATACTGATTCTGATTCTGACAATGAATCTGATTATTCCATTAGTGAATATAAAGATACTTCATTAAATATTGGGAATGTAATTAATGAGATTAAAGATTTCGGCAGTGCACTATATCATACATTTGTTCATGCTTTTAATTGGTTTTAGTAGTTTAAAAATTACAATTTATGTGATTTTAAAAATTAAATAAATATAACATAATAATATAAAATAAATATGAAATAGTTTAATGTTCTAATATCTTTATGTAATAATAATATATATAAATAAAATAATTAATTTTTAAATATTCTGATTGATATAGTTGTTAACTTATTCATTTGTATGATGCGTCTTCAGGTTTGGATGTCCGTCTTCTGGGAAGTGGTAGGGTCCAACCATGTGTCTAAACTTGGAAATTTGGGTAGACCTGGGGGCTAGACGCACACCAAGATTGGAGTTCCAGTTGGCAGCACTATTGTTCTGCATCCATTCTGACCTAGATACAAGCAACACTTCTTGTTCCATAGAAAAGGCAACTCTGTAATTCTTGGGTTGACCGTTGGCATCGAGAACGAAGGGGACGCCAATGAGGAGACTTCCAAGAGTAGATGATGTTGGTGTGCGGGAAGAAGTATTGCTAATGAAATTTCCTCTTTCGTCATTTGATGGCATCTCATAAGTGTCTGTTGTGTTGTTTCCAATTCCAGATTCCATAGGCAATAGATGATACTTTCCATTCTCTAACTCTGGCATAATGAACCAAGTTCCGTTCATATCGTTGAATTCTAATTCAATTGGATTATCCCCTGGAGTCCAAAGCATGTTGTGTGGATTTAGATTTAGTCTGTCTTCAGTTGACTTGGTTACTAGTTTACCCATCATCATATCTTTAGTTGTGACAGCATCTGATGTATCATCTTGTATAGAAGTATTTTCTGAGAAAATCTTGCACAGTGCACCGTTAGCATTGGCACCCAAATGAGATTCTACTGGAATAATATAGCTACTAACTTCATTGACATTCCTACTGCTAGATATAGCAACTCCTGTATGGTCAAGCTCTGTGTCTTCTAGAATTTGCAGATTACTAAGTTTAAGTTTCATAGATGCAATCATACATTCACTATTTTTCAATGCCATACTACCCTTAGAATGTTCAACATTAGGATTTGTGTTGTCACCTACCCAAAATTCCAATACTTCCAGAGGAAGTGTGACTGCACTGTTGTATTTGGGTACGCCAAAATCACTCTGACCCGAAAAGCCCATTAGTTTAGAAGAAGTGAGATTTGTTCGCTTGTAAATTGTGTGAGTATTAAAGTGTTTATTTGTCTGAAAGCTGTTAAATTTATAATGCATTTTGTTGTCACTCATTTTATTTGCAAGCTGTTTTGCCATTCGAGGACCTACACGAGGACGGGACAGTCCTTTGAAATGATTTTCAAGTGGGTCAATAGACTTAGGGAGTTCAAATTCCTGATCAGTGATCTTTCTTTTTTTGTTGCCTGAATACTTATCTTTGAAATATTCTTCAAGTGGAGTATCCTTGTAATTTTTCTTCAGGTCTGCAGCTTCGTTCAACATCTTCGATGCTCCAGCCACAGCACCAGCCGCAGCAAGTGTGAGCACCATCTTCTGATCTCCACTAAGGTCGTCCATATTTTCCATCATCATGTTATCGTCGAACAT